CCCCAATACTTTATCGAATGTCTTAAACTCACACTTAGGCTTTTCTATTTCCAAAGTTTTAAGATCGAGTTTGCCATCCAAACGCTTCTCTATGGTGTTAATGTAGGTCTGAGCAATATCCTTATCTTCAAGGGAATATCTTTCAGTTGTGCATAAGAATTCTTCGTAATATACGATTTTATTCTTATTTTCACTGTTAAGGTAATGCTTACAATAAAAACTTGTATAAGTATCATCGTACCATTTGTCAAAGATAACCTCTGTGCCACCATCATTACTTATCAGTATATCACCTTTTTCCCATTGGAACTTAGACCAATCACGCATTTCCTTAGATGGGAAGATAATACATTCTCCGCCATCATACATATTACCAAATTTAATTAAGGTACATTCTCCAGATTGTGTTAAACCAAATTTTGAAGTACAGAAGTTTATTTTAAAAATTTCATCTGTTATGGCTTCAAGAGTACATTTTCCATGAACAGTAGAATACAATTTAGTATCTTTTGGTTTATTTTTTAAAATAGTTGTTATGTTTATTTTTATTTCCATGTTATTTATTCTTTATTAATACTTTTATTAATTTCTATAATAAAGTCACTCTAGTTATATTTTTTTACAATCTCCCAATTTGGGTCTTGTATATTTTTTAATGCAAGAAGATATCCCTTTTTAAATTGTTCTGATGTAATTTTTACCCAGCCTGTAATATCATATATATAAGAAGAATCTCTACCGATATAATCTTCATCTGTACATATATAATATATATAGCTATTACTTATTCCAACAATTTTTATTAAAGTATTAAAATTAATATCAAAATAGCAATTTCCAACAACAAAATTAGAAAGTATTTCTTTCTTTTCTAATATCCTAATTTTATTATAGATATCATCCCCTTCCTTCTTTAATTGTTTATATTTAACTCTTAATTCTTTTAATGTTTCCATAAAGATATAATTTATTCATTATACATATAAGATATACTATCTAACAACGCACTATTATGAAATCCCTCATAAAATATACTATCAATATTACATCTTATATTAATATAATCATTCATTATTTCAGATTTATCTTTATCCCATATATTATTGTTATCAAATATAATATCTGCTACTCTAATAGCTTCTTTATATTCTTCTAATTTATAATATTCAAATTGTAATTCATTAATAAATTCTCTTTGTTTACTAATTATTTGTGATTGATGATACAAACAAATAGTACTAAATATAAGAAGAGAGACTAATATAGCCTCTCCTATTATATGATATAAAAAATGTTTCATAATTAATTCTTATAAATGGTATTTAGAATAGCTCTAAAATTAGGATTATCTATCACTGATTGAGCATCTTTTTTATTTTTAAAATAGATTTTATTATAAATAGATGCCCAATTATAATCTACTATATAGGTATTATTGTTATACACAATAAAATATTTATATTCCTTTGAATCACTCCAGTTTGGCTTCCAATCTCCATTGTAATATTTAGCAATATTCATTAATTGTGCTATAGCTTTAAGTGCCTTTGTATCACTACTATGTATATAAACATTAGTATTAGTTATGGAATTAAAGGAATTAATTATCTTACTATAAGTGATACACTTAGATTTAAACTTAATTATTCCTTCAGCTAAACTACTATTCTCTGTATCTATCTCCATTCCTTCAGGAATATCAATAGTTAATTGGTTATTTTTTATTTCCATATTATTATTTATTAATTTAAAAATTACACTTGTTTTATCATGTCTAAATATATAGGAACAATGCCCTAAAAGGGATTTATATTTACTACAACCACTGGTTTTAAATGTACATCCTATACATCCTATACCAAAGTCAACTTTTACTACTTGATACCTTTTATCTCCATAAGTAAATATTTCACCTATTTTTCTTTCCATAATTCTTTAATATTAAAATCTTCATTCTTATTAATGTGTTTAAATTCACCTGTATAAATAAGCCTATTAGATACTACTTCATTATGAGAATTAACCATATATAAACTATCTCTTGGAATAATAAATTTTCCTATATAAACATGATTACATAAAACATTTACAATAATAAAAGGAATGCGACTTCCATTAGAGAAAAAAAAGTATACAGCCAATTAATGATGCATAACAACCTTCTAAAGATAATACACTATGTAAACCTATGTTAATAGAGTTTTTATTAAATGTTACAGTTTGATTAGCAAGTGCTTTTCTTTTATAACAATAATCAGTCATAAAGTATGGTGTAAACATTTGTACATCTGCATATATTCCTACTTTATAAACTGTAATATCTCTTTTTGCTATTAATAATTTACTTTCTTTTGTCCTAATAAAACACATAAGCTTAATATTTAAAATACTTAAATATAAAAAGGAGTATACTAACTAGATAGTTAATACACTCCTACAAAACATATGGCATAAAGCCTCTCAGAGATTTTGGAGAAGTAATACGAATTGAACGTACTTCAGCTACTTAGATAATAATCATGTTTCGCCTTATCACCTGTCCTACATACTCCGGATTATGTAGGTAACTTCTCGTTTAATAATTATTATATCTTTATAACTTTACCCACTTACCTGTGTAAATAATGTTAGAAGAAACAATTTCACCTCTATTATTTATATAGTATTCAGAACCTTTAGGAACTATAAAAGTACATAAATATAGATGAGAGTATAGTCTTAAGTCATCTACAAAACCTTTGATAGCATCTCCTAAATATATATCTCTAAGATAAGGATTTTGACAAAATTCTATAGCTACTTCTTTATAAGAATGGTAACCATCTTCTATTTTAATCATTCCACAATTATCTCCTACAGGCTTTAAAGGAATTATTGGATTATTTCTTTTAATTCTATAGATATATTTCTGATATAAACTAATAAAGGTGTTACCAAGTACTAAGCCTATTTTATAGACATAAAAGTCTCTTTTAGCTACCTGTTTATTATCTTTTCTACCTATCCAACACATAATTAACTAATTTATTTTGTTCTACTAAAAGTACTTAATGCTAATGCTTTAAGTGCATTATTATTGCTGCTATGCCAATCAGCAGTTTGTTGTATAGTTATTTTTATATTTCTTGTTTCTATAATTATTTAATTTTAATAGACCAATCAGGTCTGTTATACATATTCCTATAATGATTTGCAGATTTATAATCATTAAAAGGTTTAATGATATTACCTGTATTATCTAATAATAAAACTTGTTTCATATTATTTCTTTACTATTTTGTTAATAAGTATAGGAGCAGTAGTATCAATACTATAAGTATCCTTTTTAGGAATACTATAGTATCTAATATGATTTGTTCCTCTATCAGAATAAGAATATATATGATTACATGAATCTACTTTATACTTACATGTATTACCTGGGTAATATACTGTATATTCTAAGTAATATACTTCCTTATAAGATTTTTTAATATTTGTATAGCAATATGTAATAATTCCTAAACAAAATAATCCTATTGTAGTTAGTATTATATTTACTTTTATAGGATTATACTTATTACATTTTATATTATTTATAATAATCATAATAAATATAATAGCAATAACTACATTTATTGTTAATACTAATTCATAAATATTACTATTATTCATTTTATTTCTGTTTTAAATAATTAATAATCAAATGTATCATATCTTACCAAGCATCTGTATATAATGGTTCAATAGTTATATACTTGAAGTAATCACTTCCCCAACCTTTCTTATTACATCTCATAGAAGCTTCAGCTCTATGACAATCTTTATTAATTTCTTTATGAATTAATTGTGCAAGGAATCTATCATTATTTGTTTCTAGAGTCATTTGCTCTAACTTTTTCATACAACCTTCCCAAGTACTTGTTATAATAAGAGGTTGAATATTATTAGTAGATACTACTGTGATAATGTAAAGGTCTTCTCCTTTAGTGTTTTTTATTTGACTATACATAATTTATACTATTTAATAATTTGACTTAAATTGTTGGGTCCTGTAAGGGAGAATAAATAAAGGCTAATATTTACTAACCTAACTAGAGTTATTTATCTCCTTATAGGACTAACAATCATTCTTACAAACAATATTTAATTAAATTTTACTTTTAATTTCTTTAAAAAGACAATAGCTATTAATTCCACCTGCAAGAAGCAAGAAGAATAATACTATGAATATTTGTGTTCCTTTATATAAGAATAGATAGAAACACATTGCAATAGCAATTATATAAATAAATTGCATAAATGCAAAAAAGGCTAATGTACTACATTTTTTCATAATTAATAATATTAAAACCTACATAGTAATAAATACTATAGTATCTATTAACTATGTAGGAAAAATTATAACATAACAACTTAGCACTTTAATATCTAAATAATTTCTTTTTAGCTTTATTCTTATGTGAATAGTAAGTGCTCTTTTCCTTACTTTCACAAAAGACTAATTCAATTTCTTTTGTAATTTTAGTTACATGATTTTTACGAACAATAGTTCTTTCACTCTTGTAGTAGCAAGTAGCTACTTTTTCATTGATAGTTGTACTCATAATGTTACTTTTTTAATGTTACTTTAAACCAAATACACTTACCTTTCAGTAAATGTTTATGCAAAGCAAAAGCTTTGCATTCCTTATAACCTTCCTCTATAGTTTTAGAGGCATTAATAGACCTAGCTAAATAATAGTTAGGTTTAAACATTCGATAGAATGTTATTAAATACGTCTTTTTCATTTTTCTGTTAATATTTTAATAATCCAAATACCTATAAATATCCAACCTACTACAATATATTGTTCATCAGTTAGCATATTTAATACTGCTAAAATACCAATAGGTATTATAATATAAAGTAATTTTTTCATTTCTTAAATATTAAAATATCATATAACCTAAAATTATAGATACTATAATAGTACCTATTAATTCTGTATAGAAATAAAATGTATAAAAATCTTTTTTATTCATAATAATTAATATTAATAAGTAGATAGTACTAGAGTACTACCTACTTTGTTATCTTTTTAGTAGAGTAAGTCTACTATAATTTTAAAAGCTTTATCATCTTTTGTTTTGCCTTCAGCTTTCATTAATTTAAGCACTTGCTCTAATTTGTCCTTTAACTCAATAGAGAGATTAATAGACATCTTTTGTATATCTTTTAATGCCTGATGTGTTGTAACATTAGGTTTAACTTTACTAAAAGATATATCAGGTATTTTATCACTATGCTCTAAAGCATAAGCAACTGCTTCTATTGAGGATAGTGTATGAGTTGTTTTCATATTTATATATTTTTATTATTTAATACTTCCAACCATCTCTAGTATAGATAGCTGTTGTGTTATCATCATAATTATACTCATAATCTTTAAAGGCTGTGATTTCTTCATCTTCAATTCTTGATGATGATGATGTAACATTATCTCTAAAATTAAAGAAGAAAGCTTGTATAACTTTTAAAGGTAAGATGCCTTCAAAGTAAATAGCACATTCTTTGTTAGGATCAACATAAAGTTTATTAAACTTATATTTGTTGTTATCTACAAGAGTAGTTAAGAGAATAGCATCATGTAATTTATTATTCTCTACTTTCTTTAATTCTCTTATAATTGCCATAATTGTTATGTTTTATTATTTTAACTATTTATTTTATTGATATTTCATACTAAATAAAACAACAATAGTTGTAATGAGAAAGTATAAAATGTTATCATCTTATTTGTTGTTAACAAAAAGACTAGAGAGTAGATTATAGTGATTTTATAGGGGATTTGTTTTAACCCCCTCACACATTAATCCTTTAAACCTAAAACCTTAATAATCAATAGATTACAAAGTTCTATTAAAGTATTTATTTAAGTCCTATAAGAAAGAAAAAAGACTGTAAAACTGTAAAACAAAAGAATATTATTTCTTCCTTACAGGACCTAAAAACTTTAAAACACACATGATATTCTCTCTAATGATATTTGATATTAACACTAGAGATAATAAAAAAGGGAGCAAGGCTCCCTTCCCCTTAGAAGCTGACAATGCTGTTAGAGTTCTCACCCTGCTCATGCATTATCAACATATGTTCTCCATTATCACTTCTGATCACTTCTGATACTACTGGAGTACCATATTCTTTGCCATTAAGCATCTTATCTGATAGCTTTTCAGCTACCATGCCTGTAGTTTGACCACAAGCAAAGAAACACATGGTAGCACCACTTTTATGTGTCTTCTCCTTACTAGGATAGACATCAATTCTTGCACCATTACATGCTGCCTTCATTTCCTCAAGGCTTACTGTCTCAATAAAGTTACTGTTACTCTGGTTGTTTGATTTGAAATTTGCAAAATTTATCATTGTCTTAATGTTTAAATGTTGTAGGGGGGACTATCCCAACCCTATAGTCTAGGGGGTGAGGTTGGGTGGATTATACCACGCTTATGTAACTATAATAAAAATTTAAAAAATTAAAATTAAAAAAATAAAATACCACGCTTATGACAATATAGTCAATTTCAAAAAAAATAAAATTTTAAAAATTAAAAATTAAACTACTTATATAAGAATATAAGAAGTAATTTACTCTAACTATCTAATAATCAATAGAGGTATGTATATTTAAATATACCAAAAAATGTTAAAGTGTATATTTAAATATACACATATATATTTTAATAGATATAAAAAATAAACAAAGTGTATATAAATAAATAATTATTTTGTTTATTTTCTTGCATATTAAAAATAATTTTTGTATCTTTGCAGAAAATAAAAAGATTAATAATATGAAGAAATTAGATGAATATCCAATAGCAGATATATTTCCTTATCAGGAATCTTTATCTAGTCAATTAAATGATAATACTAGAAGTAGAACTATTTATAAAGGTAAAGACACAGAATTTATTAATAGTACAGAATTCTGTGAAGTAAACTTTAAGAAAATAGTAGATAGAACACAATTTATAAAAGTATTTAAAGATAGCTTAAAAACAATCTTAGCTTTAAGTACTACTGCGCAAAAAGTACTATGGTATATTATAGATAATGTACCTAAAGAAAAACCTTTTGTATATTTAGACTATAAAGAATGTATGGATAATGTAGGATTTAAAACTAGAAAATCTGTATATGATGGAGTAATAGAATTACTTGAAAAAGGTATATTAACAAGAAGTTCTAATTCTAAGAAATACTGGGTTAATCCTCTAGTTATCTTTAATGGTAATAGAATTACTTTTATAAATGATTACATATTAACACAAGGAACTGAAATTGATAATTAAAATTATGAGTTGGAATGAATTAAGTTTAAAAGATAAAGCTGATTATATTAAAGAATCAGTTAATAATGGTATATATAACCTATCTGATATAAGAAACAGATATAATATGTATGCTAATGGTGGTTATAAACCATCAGAAAGTATTAAGAAAAGAATAACTAATTGGGAAGGTAGTTCAATGAGAACTAATAGGTCATTTCAAGCAGAAGCTAATGACTTTAATAGGGTAATACCATCAAGTATTAGGTCTAAATTATCTCAACAACAGCTTGATGCCTTATATTCTTATGGCTATAATGTAGGTATGGGTAATCTTAAGAAAAGAGTATTACCTACCTTAACTAATTATGTTCAAGGTAAAGCGTCAAATGAAGATGTACAAAAATCTATGTGGGCTTCAAAAGATAATGAATTAAGAGGTCTTACTACTAGAAGAAACATTGAAAGAAGTTTATTTGGTGGTAAATACCAAACTGTATTCACTGGTACAGGAGGAACACCACATAATTATGGTTATACTGCTACTACTAATAGAAGTAGTAGTAATCCTTATCAAATACAGAATGAAGAATGGCAAGGTAAAAACTATTTAGGTGCATATAAAGGACTTCAATTATCAATGAATGATATTATGGGTAAAACTAAAGAGACAGATATTGATGATTTATTCTCTACTGGTACAGGACCAATAATATCTATGGATAATTTATTATCTATTGGTAATAATACGGTTGCTCCTGTACAGCCAGATTATAGTTATGCTAAATCATTACTATCAGATTTTGATTCAGATTTAAATAGTAATATATTTGCTGAAGGAGGTAATAAAGATAACAATAGAACAGCAATGCCTGCTCATCCTGCTACAAATCCATATAAAAGAAGAAGTTGGGAAACTGATGAAGAATATAAAGAAAGAATACAAGATTTAGATAATAAATCACAAGAGGTAGCATTAAATGATTCTACAGCAATAAATAAATATAAAGAGTGGGAAGCTAATATACAAAAGCAACAGAAAACAAATGAAGAAAAGTCAAAAGCTATTACAATAGAAAAGAATACTAAGAGAGCAAAAACTCTAGAAAAAGAATTTAATTCTTTAAGAAATATACCATCTCAAATGTCTCCTAATGATACTATACAAGTAATAAATAAAAATATACCAGAAGCTTATAAACAGCAGTATATTAATAATATAAATATGTATAAACCAGTACTAGATACTATAGATTTAGGTATTAATCTATATAGTTTATATAATCCTACAGTACCAGTATTAAGTGCAGGACTTTTAACAAATGGATTACAATTTGGACAATCTATAGTAGATGATGATTTAGGAGCAACTGATTACAGTGCTTTAGCTTTTGATACTTTAGGACTTTTAGGAGCCACAAATAAATTACCTACTAGATTAAGAATAGGTAAAAATAGATTTTGGGATATAGATAAAACAGCAGATTATTTAGGAGCAGGTCAAAATATTTTAGACTCTGCTGGTGATGTATATGATTTAAGCAAAACTGGTTATCATTTATATAATAATACAGGTAGTAATAATTTATATATGTCTCCTTTTAAAAAGAGTTTTGATGAAGGAGGTAATTTAAATTTTATAGATGCAGATAATAGAAGAAGTAACATATTACTTCATACAGAAGATGGTAATTTATATGATAGTACAGGTAATAACTATACTCAAAGTTATTTAGATGAAGAACATATACCTATAATTAAAGGTACTATGCCTAGAAATACAAGACAATATTATGACCCTAATACTACATTAGAATTTATTAATGCTGCTATAGCTCCTATAAGTAATTTTAGTCCTAGTAATATTGTAGGTTCTATAAGAGAAGCTAGAGATTATAATACATTTATGAATAGCTTTATGAATCAAGATAATACTGGTTTCTTTACTAGAGAATATGCTAAAGAACATCCTTATATAAGTACATTAGGTAATATAGGTGGAGATATATTAACTGGAGTAGCTTTAAATAAAGGATATAATACTCTTAAAAATAATATAAATAGTAGAATTAATAAGAGATTATTTAATGAAGCTATGAATAATATGGCTAACATTTCTGATAATAGATTAGATAGAATATATAATAGATTATATAATACTGGAGACTATGAAGATTTACAGCAATTAAGAGACAAACATTTTGAAGTTAAAGCTAGTAACCCTTTAATGAATAGAGATAGACCTACACAATTATATCATACAGTAGGTGATGAATATGACTCAAGCTTTAATGTATTTAATCCTAATATTGAAGGTTCTAATTCTGCTATATATACTACAGACAATTTAGCTATGAGTAAATCTTATTCATCTAAGCCTACTTATGATAGAGTTAAAAAATTATATTCTAATGCTTCTAAGAGTTATGATATAGAAGGGTATTATCAACCTTGGAATGAAATACCTTATAATGGCAATATATGGAGTACTAGAACATTAGAAAAGGCAGTTAGAAATCATCCTCAATATGGTATAGATAGATTAATTATACATAATATAAAAGATTGGGGAGGTAAAGCTATGCCTAAAGGAACATTCTTAATGGATGGTAATATAAAGTCTTCAGGTACTGTTATAGAAAATTTTAATCCTAATGATTTAAAATATTCTTCTGCTGTTACTTATGATGATTTAGGTAATATAATTCCTTTATCTAAGAGAGATAATTTTAGTATTAAAGATTTAAGATATAGTCTTATCCCACTGGGTACAGGAGTCACATTACTTAATTCAAAAGTTAAATAATCTTAATAAATTTGGTAGTTTAAAATATTTATATTATCTTTGCATCCGTAAAATAATAGATGTTTGAAATGATGAAGTTAATTATGAATTATATAAGGAATCTGATATTGTTTATATGGCAATTACCTCAACACTTATTAGCTATACTATATATAGGATATTTAGTAATGATGTGTAAAGATTTAGGTGTAGATTCCAGATATAAACAAGCTATAGTAATTCCTTGTGTTATGAGAGGAGCAGTTACTTTAGGTTGTTATGTATTTGTAGGACTTAATTCAGAATATAGGAAAACTGTTAAACATGAATTAGGACATACAATTCAAAGTAAGATATTAGGTCCTTTATACTTAATTGTAATAGGTATTCCTAGTATTACTTATTGTGGTTTAAGAAGGATATTTCCTTCATTAAGAAAGAAAAATTACTATGACTTTTACACTGAAAAATGGGCAAATAATCTTAGTGAAAAGCATATAAAGTAATCTTTTGATTACACATTATAATATTAAGAGTGATGACCTTAGTATTATTAACCTGCATAAATAAATGGCGATATTCTCCCTTGCAGGTTTTATTGGGAGAATATTGGAATATAGTGTAATGGTAACACGAGAGATTTTGGTTCTCTAATTTTCAGTTCGAATCTGGGTATTCCAACTATGATGGCTCTGTAACTCAGTGAATAGAGTAACAGCCTTCTAAGCTGTGAGTCATAGGTTTGAATCCTATCAGAGTCACAAAGTGGTTAGAGAAGCCTTTATATATTTTAAATTTAAAATTATAAAACTATCAAATCTGTAAAGATAAGATAGTTTAGTCAAAATCTACCATAATAAATTAACTATAAGCAGTAAATCTGTGAAGACTAGCTGCTTAATTTGGGGATAGTGGTGTAATTGGTAACATACTTCCTTTGCAAGGAAGTGTTTAGAGTTCGAGTCTCTCTGTCTCCACATGAAAAGTATTGTAGATGCATATATGAATACAACGTAACTCCTAGGTTTTAGTTTATCTATGTAAGTTTAGTCCTAGTGGATGTCGTAGAATCCTTAGTAACAAGGGAGGCTAGAGTTATCTCCCTTACATCGTGGGTTGTAGCAGTGATAGCTTACTTGGCTCATAACCAAGTGGTCGTTGGTTTGAATCCAACACCCACAACTATTAACTTTTAGATTTAATATATTAAACTAAGGTTTTCAACTCTACTTTCCCTTAATAAAGTAGAGTGCTATTATTGGGATATAGCTCAAAGGCAGAGCATTTGACTGTTAATCAAAAGGTTGAGGTATCGTAATCCTCTATCCCAGCTATAAATAGGAGTATAGTTCAGTCGGTTAGAGCATTTGGCTTATATCCAAATTGTCGGGGGTTCAAGTCCCTCTGCTCCTACTATTTCTCTCTTTAGCTCAGTTGGTAGAGTACGAAACTTTTAATTTTGGGGTCATGGGTTCAAGTCCCATAGGAGAGACTATGAATTATTTATTAAAACTTATACAGAATAATACAGGAGTAAGTTCTAAGAATTTCTTTCTAGTATCTGTAACTATTGTAGGTATATTATTACTTATAGTACCTATAATAGTATTATTAGTAGAAGTATTTAATGAACATACAATACATACAGATTTAAGTGGTATGGCACAATATATTACAGCAGTAGCAGCTATATTTACATCTGTAGGTATTACTAAAGCATGGTCAGAAAAATATGAAAAGAAATAAGCTTCTCTATATCAATGATAGATTGTCACCCTTGTAAGGTGAAGGTTATAGGTTTGAGTCCTATGAGAAGCTCAATATAAACTTTAAATTTGTATTATTATGAAAGTGATTACATTTGTAAAAAGCATGATTAAAGCTTATTTTAAAGCTTATGCAGATGCTATGGAACCATTCTATAAACATGGTATTTCTCCTATGTGTCCTGCGTAATTAATTGATGTTTAAAGTGTTATGAGCAATATGGCTCATACACTATGGTTAAGGAGGTCAATACCTCCTTTTTTTAATGACTGTTAATTAAGTGTTAAAGTATGTAATTTCCTTGCATAATATAAATATTTGTATTATCTTTGCAGCAGTTAAATAAAACAATGCTCCTATGGTGGAATTGGCAGACACAGCAGATTTAAGCTCTGCTACTTATTAAGTGTGTGAGTTCGAGTCTCACTAGGAGTACTAATATAAAAATATAAATATTATGGCAATAAAAAGTGATTTACAATGGCAGGCAGAAGATGATGCTAGAATAATGGCTAGGTATCAGGAAATTATGTCTGATAAAGCTAGATTAAAGAGAGCAACAACTGCTGCAAGAAAAGAAGCAGCTAACTTAACTAAAAGAGCAAATGCAATGAGTGCTGCTGCTAAAGGAGGAAGGAGAAAATAATATGGCAGGAATGTTGAAAACAATAAATAGTTGTTCAGGTACAACTAGTAAAGAGTTACGTGATAATATTAATAAGAAAGATATTACTAAGGACCAAATAGTTGATATAGTATATGCTATAAATAGGTTCTATTGTTTCTATTATGAATAGATTAATATGGAGAAGTTTAATAATGAACATAAAGAAGAATACAATAAGGAACCTGTATATTATTGCAAGAAATGTCTATCTTTAAAAATAGGATATGTAGCAGTATTAGAGGGTTCAGAATATTGTGAAGATTGTAATTCTACTAATATAGGAAAAGCTCCTATTGAAGAGTGGGATAAAATGTTTTTTAATAAATATGGTTATCATTATTTAGAAGAATTTAAAGATAAATAAATATGGAAGAGAATAGAGAAAAAAAGAAGCTCACTTATGAGCAGTTAAATGAAGTTGCTAACCAGTTAGCACAAGAGAATATGAAGCTTAAACAGAAGTGTCAAGAGCTTTATATGGCAGATACAATTAAGAGATTAGAATTCTTGTTTAAGGTAGTAGAATCAACATATCCTTTTAATGCAGAATTTAGAGATACTTGTGCTAAAGAGATTATAGAACTTATGACTCCTGTACAGGAGAATAAAGAAGATAAAGAATCAGAATAAAATGGATAGACCAAATAGTGCATTAAAAGTTCCTTATAAGAACTTAATGGGATTTTTCACACTATGGTTAAAGTTCTTAAGACCTTTTCATACTTTGTCAGATAGAGAGTTAGAAGTAGCTGCTTGTATGCTTAAAAACAGATATGAACTTAGTAAGAAAATATCTGATGAAAAGATACTAAATGATGTCTTATTCAGTAAAGAGAATAAAGATAAAATGATGAAAGAGTTACACATTACTAATCAATATTATCAAGTAATACTTGGTAAATTGAGAAAAGTAAAATTTATAAAGGATAATAAAATCTACTCAAGATTTATTCCAGAATATGAAGAAGGTAAGGTGTTTACTTTATTACTTGTATTTGATGAAGAAAAGATAAAAGATGAATTATAAAGATTCAGTTATAAAAGTAGCAAAAGAACTTAATTTAAGTGAAGAATTCGTAGATAAAGTATATAAAGCTTATTGGATAACTATAAGAGACTATATGTCTTCTCTTCCTCTTAAAGAAAATCTTACAGAGGAAGAGTTCAATAGGCTTAGACCTAATATTAATATACCTTCTATAGGTAAGTTCTATGTTACTTATGATAGGTATAAGAATAAAAAGAAACAATTTAATATAATCAAAGAATTGAAGAGTAGAAATGAAGATAATTAAAGCAAAGAAAATTAAACCTACATTTGACCATGTAGTAACTTCTTTAAATCTTTATGAAGAGGATTTATATGAGAATGGTATTATTACTCATAGTAAAGGAGAACCAATGATGGAACAAACTGTAATAGCAGCAGGTCCTAATACTCCATTTAAAGAAGGTATGATAGTACATATCAACCCTATTAAATATGCTAAGATGAAACATAAAAAAGGTTCACTTAATGATGGTGTTATTGAAGATAATGCAGTTATTGATTATGTTCTACCTATCATTCCTATGGGAGATAAACTAGTACTATTCTTACAGTCAAATGATATTGATTATATTATTGAAGAGTGGGATGATGTTGAAGTAGAAAAACCTAAGAAACAGACTCTTATTCTTCCTGGCAAAAAAAGTATTATTGTCTAATTAAATAGTCCTAGTCAAAAGCTAGGACTTTAATTTTTATAGAGATATGAAGTTATTAAAATATGAAGGATATAATCTTACTTTTGAACCTGAAATATTAGCTCTTAAAGTATTTAAGAAGTTACATACTAGAGACCATTCAAAAGATAAATCGAGATTTATTCAAGAGTTGGCTTTTATATATTTTTATTCAGACCCTAGGTCTGATTATCAATATTTAACTGATGAGAATGAAAGACTTAAAGCTATAGTAGAAGGAGAAGGTTTACCTGATGATTGGAAGATAGATAAAATATTACAGGATGCTATAGATTACTATAGTTCTTTTAAGCCTACTTCTGCATTATTACTTGAAGATACTAGAGCAGCAGTAGATAAGTTGAGACAGTTATTAAGAAATATAGATTTAACAGAAGTTGATGATAAAGGTAAACCTATATATACTCTTAATACTATTACTGCTACAATTAAACAAGTTCCTTCATTAGTTAAGGATCTAGATGAAGCAGAAAAGACTATAGCTAGAGAAATTATGCAAGATGAATCTATTAGAGGTTCACAAGAAAAATCAATGTTTGAAGATGAATAATATGAATATAGAAGATTTTAATAATAAACAGTTTGATATATTTGGTACTACTTTTACTATTAAACTAGTAGATACATTAGATGCAGATGATAATCTACTTCATTATGGACTTACTAAAGGTAATATAAGAGAGGTAAGAATAAGTAGAGAAGTAATAAAAGCTAAGCAACCTGATTCAGAGTTATATTTAACATTAGTTCATGAGATTGTACATGTTATATTGGATACAGGACAATGGCTTGAAGAATCAGGGAACGAAGCATTAGTTGAATGGTTAGCTAGATGTATTATATCATTATTAAAACAAGATATATTATGCAAATAGAAGATATAACAAGTGCTTTAAATAAGTATTTAGAAGATAAAAGAAAGCTTGAAAAGTTAGATATAAAAGGACATTTTGTAGTTAAAAGAAATATCAAAACTATGAAGCCTCCTATTTATAAGAAATTTATTATCAAGCTTTATTATGTTACTCCTGTACAGGATAAAGAGATATTTACAATAATGAACACAGATAAATGTCCCCGTGGTTCTGAAGGTGCTTATTGGGAAAACTTAAGTAAAGAATATCTTTTATATGTGTTTAATTTAATGAGAACTGAAGCTTTTACTAAATTAATATATGGCAATATTGATTGAAACTAATGAATATCAAACTCCTATAACTGAAGAATTACTTTCTCAATATCCAGAGGAAGTAATTCAACAGTTTACAGAGATTGTTAATATAGTTCCTTTTATTAAGAATCTTATTAATCCTAATAGACCTAAGATAGAAGATTTACCTAGAGATAAAGAAGGTAGAGCTATTGTAGATATAACTAATCCTCCTATATATAAAGATGCAGATTATTTTAGACAAGCAGCATTATTTTATTTAAAGAATGATTGCTATACCAAATTAAGACCTAATAGTAATCCTAACAGTGAATATAGGAAGTATTGGAGAGAAGAATTAAGAAGATGTAGAGAAGGACTTATAAGACAATCTGATGGTATGTATGTTACTGGTTTTCTTTACTGGTTTCTTAATTATTGCCCAATGATGGTAAACTTCTATAAAGAAGGACAAAAGAAAGCTATAAGAAAGGAATCTTTTGGTTTCTTCTTTGAAGGTATATGGTGGAGAAGTATTTATCTTTATAATGCTAGAGAGCAAGGACATCATGCAATAGAATTAGCAAAAAGAGGTTGTGCCAAGAGCTATTTTTTAGCTACAATAATGTCACATAATCTTATTGTAGGAGAATCAGAAGCTACACATAAAAGATGTATTACAGTACTTACTGCTGCACAAAAAGAGTATCTTAAAGATGATAAGGATGGTACTTTAAATAAGTTTATACCAGAGCTTTCATTTGTTATAGATAATACTCCTTTTCCTAATCTTTTATTAAAGAATTCACCTAATGAAATGTCTTGGCAAATGGGTTATAAGAAACCTAATGGTGCTATAGGTGGTTCTATGAATCAGGTATTAGGTGTATCTGCTAAGGATGATAGTGATAAACTTAGAGGTAAGAGAGGTTGGATATTATATGAAGAGATGGGTACTTTTGATGGCTTATTGGAACTATATGATGTAACTAGAAAATCAGTAGAAGATGGTGATTATACTTTCTCTTGTATGTACCTCGTGGGCACCGCAAACAATAAAGAATCTTCCTTTTTATCTGCTAAAAAATTATTATATGCACCTGAATCTTATAATATACAAAGTGTACCTAATGTATATGATAAAAAAGGTAGTGGTAAAGATGTCTTTGGTTTCTTCTTTCCTGCATATATTAATAGAGCAGGATGTTATAACAAAGATGGTATATCTGATGTAATTAAAGCCCTATTACAAGTATTAATGGCTAGATATAAAGCTAAATATGGTGCAGACCCTACATCAGTACTTAGAGTTATAGCAGAGGACCCTATTACACCAGCAGAGGCTATTATTAAGGTAAAAGATGCATATTTCCCTGTAGCTTCTTTACAGGAAAGAGCAGATACTCTTGATAAGAATCCTAGTTTATATGATGATATATATGTAGGAGAACTATATACTACTGGTACAGGAGAAATAGAATTTAGACCAACAGATGATATTCCTATTAGAACTTATCCAGTAGATAATGATACTAAAGGTGCTTTAGAGATATATTCTATGCCTAAGAAAGATAGAGAAGGCAAAGTATTTAATGATAGATATATTATAGGAGTGGACCCATATGACAATGATCAAGCAGAATCTCATTCTTTATATAGTATCTTTGTTTTAGATACATTTGTAGATAACTTAGCTGCTGAATATACTGGTAGAACAAACTTTGCAGATGAAGCACATGATATGGTACTTAAACTATGTATTTTCTATAATGCTAAAGCTTTATATGAAAGTAATAAGAAGGGTTTATATTCTTATATGGAAAAGACTAGAAATACATTTAGATTAGCTGATACTCCAGAATATTTAAGAGATAAACAATTAGTTAAATATTCTTCTTTTGGCTCTAATGCTAAAGGTGTTAATGTTAGTGCTAATATTAATAACTTTGCAAATAGACTTATTAAGGATTGGTTATTAATGAAAGTACCTATAGAAGTTAAACAGGAAGATGGACATATAGAAATACAGGAAGTACCTAAATTATACACATTAAAGACTAGAGCCTTAATTGAAGAGGCAATTCAATTTAATCCAGATATAAATGTGGATAGAATTAGAGCTTTAGGTATATTAATGCTCTATAGAGAGCAATATATTATTAGATATGGTACAGGAAGAACAGAATCTAGTTCAGAAATACTAAGTAAAGATTATGCAGGTAATGATGAATTCTTTACTAAGAATTTTGATGCTAGACATATAGGTAAACAGTAAATTTAGTAAAAATAGATTAAAATAATAAGAAATCCACTTATATATAGGTATAAGTGGATTTTTTTATATATCTTTGCAAGCAAATTAAATTAATAATAATATGAGTGAAATAAATAGTTTTCCAAGACAGGCTTTACCATTTTCTAGAAAGACTAAAAAGTGGAGAAAGCAATGCCTAGATTTTTTTGATTCTAAATCATTCACTCATTATTCTCTATGCAGAAAGAGTGTTCTTCATAAGAAGATTAACTATGATTTATTATTAGGTAAATTACATATGAATGATTTGCAATTAATATTAAATCCAGATGATATTAAAGCAGATTATATACCTAATAAAATACAACATTATAGTATTCTTCTTCCTAAACTTAATGTTCTTCAAGGAGAAGAATCAAAAAGAGTATTTGATTATAGAGTTATAGTAACTAATCCTACTGCTATTTCTGAAATAGAAGAGAATAAGAAAAAAGAATTAAATCAGAGATTACAGGAATGGATAACTGATAATTCTATGAGTGATGAAGAAGCTAGTCAGGAATTAGATAAAATTAATGATTACTTTACATATAATTGGCAGGATGCAAGAGAACAAAGAGGAAATTTAATCCTTAATCATTATGTCAAGCAATATGATATGAAAGTAATGTTTAATGAGGGATTCAGAGATGCAATGACTGTAGGTGAAGAAATTTATCAATGTAGTATTGAAGGGGGAGAACCTGTAGTAAGAAGATTAAATCCTTTAAAAGTAAGAATACTCAAATCAGGATATAGTAATAGAATAGAAGATGCAGATATTATTATTCTTGAAGATTATTGGAGTCCTGGAAGAATAATAGATACATTCCATGATGTATTAAAGAAAAAAGATATTGATTATATTGAGAATCTTAAAGTAGGCATTGATGAAGGTAAAACAGATGAAATGAGTAATGTTGACCCTAGATATACTATGATACCTGCTGATTTCTTAGATGAAAATATTGAAGTTAATAATGCAGAAGTAAGCCAAGAAGGTTTCTTTAGTTCTATCACAGATGGATATACAGAAAGCCTTATGCCTTATGATATGGCAGGTAATATTAAAGTACTTAGGGTATATTGGAAATCTAAAAGAAAAATTAAGAAAGTAAAATCTTATGATGAAGATGGTGAACCTCAATATAATTTCTATTCAGAAGATTATGTAATTAATGAAAACTTAGGTGAAGAAGAAGAAACTTATTATATTAATCAGGCATGGGAAGGTACTAAGATAGGTGAGAATATCTATGTTAATATGAGACCTTGTGTTGTACAATATAATAGTTTAATGAATCCTTCAAAATGTCATTTTGGTATTATAGGTTCTTTATATAATCTTAATGATAATAAACCTTTCAGTTTAGTTGATATGATGAAACCATATAACTATTTATATGATGTTATTCATGATAGATTAAATAAATTAATTGCTAGAAACTGGGGTACTTTAGTTAGCTTTGATTTCTCTAAGAAACCTAAGAATTGGGGAATGGATAAATGGATGTATTTTGCTAAGACTTTAGGATTATATGTTCAAGATTCTTTTAATGAAGGTAATGTAGGTGCTGCTACAGGAAAGCTTGCAGGAGCTATGAATAATGCTTCAAATGGAGTTATATCTGCAAGTGATGCTAATCAGATACAATCTTATGTAGAATTACTTACCTTTATTAAAAATGAAATGTCAGAAGTAGCAGGTATTTCTCCTCAAAGAGAAGGTCAAGTTAGTAATAGAGAAACTGTAGGTGGAGTTGAAAGAGCAACATTACAATCTTCACATATTACTGAATGGTTATTTGTTACTCATGAAAACTTAAAGAAAAGAGTTCTTGAAGCTTTTATTGAAACAGCTAAAATAGCTATGAAAGGTAATAAGAAGAAATTCCAATATATATTACCTGATGGTGCTTTAAAGATGATAGAAATAGATGGTGATGAATTTGCTGAATGTGATTATGGCTTAGTTGTAGATAATAGTGAATCTTCTCAGAAGTTGAATCAACAGATAGAAACATTAGCACAAGCAGCTTTACAGAATCAGGCATTATCATTCTCTACTATTATGCAATTATTTGGTACTGCTTCTCTTGCTGAAAAGATTAATATGGTTAAGAAAGATGAGAATGCCAAATTACAGCAATTACAACAATCTCAACAACAGGAAGCACAACAAGCTCAAGCTGCTTTACAACAGAAAGCTGAGAGTGAACAACTTCAAAGAGAACAGGAATATAAGATAAATCAAGAGAATAATGAAACTAAGATATTAGTTGCTCAGATTAATGCAGCTTCTAAAGAAACTCCTATAGAGGAACCTAATAATTCTATGGAACAAGCTAAACTTGATGAAAATAAGAGACAATTTGATACAAATCTTAATTTTTTAAAAGAAAAACTTGATAAAGAATTATCAATTAAAAGACAACAAATTCATAAACAAGTAAATAATAAACAATGAAAATAATAAATCAACTTGTAGTACAGTCTGATATGCCTAATGATAATAATGTTGTTTGGGTATATGGTAATACTGCTAAATATTATAATAATGGTACTTGGACTACTTTAGGAGAATCTAATGAAGATAGGAAAGAACTTGAAGAAAAGGTAGATTCATTAGATAAAGAAATGGGAGAAGTTAAAAAAGACCTATCTATACTTGGTTCAAAACAAGATGTAGTAGAATTAGAAATAGGAGATAGTAATGAAATTAAAACTAATAATTTAAAGAAACTTCAATCTATTCAAACTAATGACCATACTTTCTTTACAGATATTAATTATGGATATGGTACTGCTTCTTGGCTTCCTGCTACAGGAGGTACAGCACTTATTATAACAAGTGAAGGTCATGCAGTTAAATATACTATAAGTAAAGATGGAGAGGTTATTAAGGGAGAAGAATTTACTTTAAAGGATTTTACTAGTGAATTAAACAATAAAGTAGATAAAGTTGAAGGTAAACAATTATCTAGTAATGATTATACTACAGCAGAAAAGAATAAATTAGCTAATCTGCAAAATTACACATTACCAACTGCTACTAAGAATATTTTAGGTGGAGTTAAAGCTATTACTAATATAGCAGACTTAAATGCAGATACTGCTACTATTGGTCAAGTAGCTGGAGTAGTAAATAATTTACTAGGGCAACTTAGAACTAGTGGTTTAATACAAGCATAATATGTATACAGAAGATAAAAAACTAGATGCCTTTATTTCTTCCAAGATAGCTAAACTAGAATATTCTAAAAGTGAACAAGCACCAAGAGATACTTCTTTACTATGGATATATCATAATAATATAAAAGTATATAATAAGTGTATATCTGCTTGGAGAAATATAGGTATATATGATATAGACCATATTGACTTCAGTGGTCTTAGGATAACAGATTTTAATGAACAATTTAGAAAAGTATAAGTATGTTTTTTACAAGAGAGGATATTTTAAAAATACAACAAGCTCTATTTAAAGTTAGTGTAAAAGACAGTGAGTTACCTAATGCAGAGCCTGTTACTCCTAATGATATTATATCCATAGTACAAAATGGTAAAAATAAGAAAATTAAAATTGTAGATTTTCTTGAACAAATATCTTTAGGAGATAAAGATATAATTAATATTAGTAATAAGTATGATGAACATTATATTTCTTTATCAGAAGCTATTAATTTAGTACCTGAATTACAAAGAAAAAATGGTTTATTTATTACTTTTCAAGATGTAAATGGTAACTGGCAATTTTATCAATTTAGAGGAACTCTAGAAGAGTTTTCTGAGAAAGATAAATGGTTTAATTTAGACTTTGAAGAGTATTTAAAGGAAACACTTATTCCTATTACTAATATTGAAATAGATAATTTAAGTAAAATTTTTAATTAATTTAGATATGAAATTTTTAGATTTAAATGGTTTAACTCATTTTTGGGATAAAATTAAGAATTGGTCTAATTCTAATTTTTTTAGCAAAAGAGGTGGTGAAATTAATCCTACAAGTGGTTTACAGTATATAATTAATGGTGAACAACTAGATGTATCAAAAAGTGGTAATGAAAATGAAACTATATCCGTTTTCAATGTAGATGAAAATGGAATGAGTGCTATGAGTATCATGAAGACTGGAGGTACTGCAACCCAAGTGTTGATGGCAGATGGAAGTGTGAAAACTTTGAATGCTAGCAATGGTATTGCAGGACTTGATGCAAGAGGCTATGTTCCATTAGCCCAATTAGGTAATCTTGATACTACAGTTGCAGAAGTAGTAACTACTCTTCCTACAACTAATATTAAGAAGCATATTTACCTTGTTAAAGATGCTAGTGGTGTTACACAGAATCAATATGAGGAATATATTTATACTGGTGATACCAGTGCAACTTATGATGCTTCAAAATGGGAAAAACTCGGAGATTTCCGTGCTACAGTAGACCTTGCAGGTTATGCTAAGACAGCAGACGTAAATACAGCCCTATCAAATAAAGTTGACAAGGTAAGCGGAAAGGGGCTTTCAACAAATGATTTCACGGCAGCATACAAGTCCAAACTTGATAGTATTGCACCCAATGCAAACAATTATTCTCTCCCTCTTGCAGCCAACAGTACACGAGGAGGTATCCAAGTAGGCTATGCAGCCAACGGAAGAAACTATCCAGTGCAACTGGCTGGTGAGAAAGCTTATGTTAACGTTCCATGGACTGACACAACATATGATTTAACTCCTTATGCTAAGAAGAATGATGCAGTGGGTAGCATGGAAGTTCTAGCTACCTCAACTGATATTCAGTTTGTACTTAAAAGTATAGATTACATTGAAATAGACTGGCCTAGTATAAGTACAGTTACAAGTACGGTAGCTGGTGTTATGAAACCAGCAGATAAAAATAAACTTGATGGAATAGCTAATGGTGCTACAGCAGATTCTGCAATAACTACAACAGAGATAGATGCATTATTTACTTAATAATAATTTTAAAAATTAATTAATATGAAGTTTTTAGATTTAAATGGACTAAACTATTTTTTAACAAAAATAAAAGCAAGTTTTAGCACAGCTATTGTTAAAAGTTCTCAAAATCAAAACATTCCATTTGTTGCAAATCATCAAATTGTTAACGTGGATACAGCAGGTAATATCAACGTATATAATTGGTTTCAAAAGGCATCGAAAGGAGGTATCCTGGAGTTAGTCGCTACAGGATTAATGATTGGAACTCGCACTTATTGCAAGGACAGTGACGATACTAGTTACCTGTATAAAATCAACGGAACATCAAATGGTCCAATTTTTGAGAACCTTAAATCTTTTATGGCAGGAAACTATACATACTTAATTAAGATAGATAATGATAAACTTTTGGTTGCAAAAACCTAAAATAATTTTAAAATTTTAAAATACACTATTATGAGAAAAAGTACTGGTAGAGCAAAACCGGTAACTCCTAAAGCAGGAGTTACTAAAACCTCAAGAAGATATGCTTGTGGTGGTAAACTTAAGAAAAAGAAGTAATGGATAAATTACTTTATAAAATAACAGTAATAGTATTAAAGATACTTCCAATGCTATTAGCTTTTATTACACTATTAAATTCTATATTATCTTACTTTAATATAGATTTAGTAATACTAAGTTATATAGGAGGAGTATATTTAATTCCTATACTGTTTATTTATATAACTTCTTATACTTTTAAATTCTGTGAGTATCATAGAATGTTCCTACATTATATAGTAGTTACTTGGATTATAAATATAATAGATTTATACATAGGAATACCTATTAATGATTTAGAATATTTATGCCTACAAATAATAATAGCAGGGATAAGTTTATTTTTAATATTATACTTTTATTTAAAAAGAAAATAATATGAAACATTATATAAGTAAAAGTCAATGTAAATTATGTATTTTATTATTAAAATATGTACCTATAATATGTGTAGTATTAATGTTACTATATATTATATTTTCTTTATTGGGTTTTAACTTATGTATAAGTGAGATGTCTATACTTACTTTATGTAGCATAATGGTACTAGTTTGGACTCACTGTTTCAAGTTTTGTTTACTTCATAAACTTTATACTATATATGTATTAATAGGATTATGGCTTATGTCTATTCATAGATTTATAGGTTTAAGAGATTTATTGGAATTCTTTAGAATAAGTATGTTATATTTAGGTTTTATATTATTAATAGTTACAAGTATTAAATTAAGAATTACATATGTTGAAGGAATTAAGAGACTTATTGATGAAAATAGTAAATGATATAGATTCAGGTAATTCTAATATTGATGAATCTCAAACTATTGAAATTGCTAGTGCTATAGGTGAATTAGTATCTAGATATAATAAACCTAAAATACCTAATAAACTTACTAGATTAGAAGCTTGTAGACATTTAAGAGTAAGTGAAACTAAATTTAATATGCTTAGAAGAAAAGGTTTAATTAGTGAAGGTACTAAGAAAGCAGGTGATGTTAGAAAATGGTCTATAGAAGAATTAGATAAATATATTAACGAGAATTGCTAATATAACAAGGATGTTGACAAATCTGAAAAGATTTTGTTAGCATCCTTTTTCTTTGTATCTTTGTAGCAGTTTAAATGTTTAACCTTTAAAATTTAATACTATGGAAATACATGATGAAAACAAAAAAGAGTATGCTTCTAAGAGTTTAGCTGGTACTGCATTAGGTTTTGGTATAGCAGGCACTGCTTTATCTTTACTTAATGGTAATGGTTTAGGTAATTTATTTGGTACTAAGAGTACAGTATCTATGCCAGAAAATGTTAATATCAATGGTGGTATTAATACTAATGCTGGTCCTACAGTCTATGATGCTATTACTAAGGAATGGCAAGATGATTTAAATCTTACCAATGAAATGTGGGCATTGAAGTTAAATACTATGGAGAATGCTAAGAATGCTAGAGAAATTGATGTAGCTGAGAAATTCAGCTCCTATAAGGGACAGATAGAGGCTGATTTTAGACTCTACAAAGGTTATAGAGATAGTGATGATAATATCTTAGCTAAGTTAAATGAAGCTGCATTTGGTTTGTATAAGTATAATAGAGATTCTAAAGATGCAGTAGAAAAGAGAATTTCTGATATTGAAACCAAGTTAGCAGTTAATGCAGAAGCTGATAAGTGGAGAGATAAGGTATTATCTATGCAGATTAATGGTGTTAATGCTAATGCTGAGAATCTTGTAGCTCTCGAAAGAGAGAGAAGACAATGTGCAGATAATAAGATTGTAAACTATGTAAATAGTACATTCTACCCTGTATCTATTGCAGATGTTACTACAGGTACTACTACAACTAAGGCTAGTACTTATAACCCATTATGTGGTTGTACTTGTATCAGATAAATATAAATAAGTAGGTAGTTTATACTACCTACTTTTAACCTTTAAAATAATTAATTATGAATCCAGTAAATCAATTTATATTAGGTAGTAATCCTTATCTTGATGATTTAGATACACAGATAGCTAAATCTAAAGAGTATCAGCAAAGATTAATGCAGTTAAAGCAGAATGAAGGTACTCCTTTATGGGATAAGATAGATTCTGAAATTAATACTCTTACTCCTATACAGCAGAGTAAGATGTTACAGAATAAAGAGTATGCAGAAGTAAATACTAAATTACAAGGTTTAGTATGGAGTGAATTAGTTAAACTTGTAAAATCAAAAGTAGAAACTAATAATAAAGAATTACTCAGCAAGCAACTAGAGTTAATAGGTAAGTTAAAAGCTAAGATAGTTGAAGAGGATACTAGAGAATTAGATTTATTTAATGAGTTTAAAGAATATAGTAAAACTCATCCTAATGCAACATATAATGAATTTTTAAAGAGTAAATAATATGAAAAAAGAAAAGGTTATAACTGTATTAAAGCAGTATATTAATAATCAATTAGATACAATTAATACTCCTATAATAAGCTTCTTTAAACCTATAATAAAAAGAATAATAGATAATAATATAAATAAAGTAAACAGTTTCTTAGATTTAATTAAAGATGATAATGATGAAATAGATGTAATAGGTTTATTAGAAGAAATGACTACTAGCTTAGTAGATAGTAATGAGTTTGACTATAGTATATTCCATATAGGTAATGGTAAAGTTACTATGTCTTTATTTAATCAGAAAATATCACTTACTACCAGTGATATTGATTTACTAAAATCAATGTTTAATAATTAATACTATGGAAAAACTACTTGATATACTATATAGAAGAGGTCTTATTTCAGCATCAGATAAAGAAGATTTAATGAGAGAGGTTAATATTGAAGAACCTGTTTCTCCTTATAGGACCAAAGTTATTGATAAAGTAAAATCTATGTATCATTATAATGATGGTAGAAAATATGAAGGTGAAAAATATGATTTAGCTACAGCTAAAGACATATATAATAAGTATAAAAGTTCTATAGATACTAAGTATACTTGTGATGATGTTTATGTAGCAATTAATGCACAATATCATGATTATTCTACACTATTTCATAAGTGGTTTAATGATATAGATGATAAGATAATTAAATCAGCTATGGTATTCTGGTTTATGGATGAAGATTATACTGGAAATAAAGTAAAAGATTATTTTAAGCTTTAATAATTAAATCTCTTATGTTCTTGCATAAGAGATTTTTTTGTATTATCTTTGCACATTATTAAAGACTTAAAATATGAGAAAGATTTTATTTTTATTATTCATGACTTTACTATTAGGCTCCTGTAAAGTGAAGGAGAAAATAGTAGAAGTTCCTATACCTCAGATAAAAACTGAAATTAAATATATAGATAAAGTTAAGTATGATTCTATTTATTTAAAGGATAGTGTTTATATTATACAGAAAGGAGATACTATATATAATAATAAAGTAGCTTACAGATATAAATATAAATACTTGAAAGATACTATAATAGTTAATGAGACTGATACTATAATTAAATTACAGAAAGTAACAGAAATTAAAGTAAAAAATCAATTAAATGTAGTACAGAAAATATTAATGTATATAGGTTTATTCTCTTTATTAATGTTCATAATTATTATATATAAGCATTTTAAGAAATGATAGACTTACTTATTAATGGGGGAATAGCTATTGTTACAAGTATAGTTACTTGGATATTAGCTAGAAGGAAATATAATGTAGAAGTAGATGGTAATGAATTAAATAATATACAAAAACAGTTAGACATATATAAAGAGATAGTTGAAGATACTAGAAAGCAATTAAATCTTATTATAGAGTTAAGAGAAAATGATAGAACTACTATACATAAATTGCAGGCTACAGTAGACTCTTTATATCCTTTAGCTTGTCAAATTAAGATATGTGATAAGAGGTCTAGATTAACAGAAAAACAACTTAATAAATTATCAGAAAATGGAGATACTAATAAAAAGGATAGCTAAGAAATCTACATATACTATAGGTAAACTTTATGTTGATAATGAATATTTCTGTGACACATTAGAAGATAAAGATAGAGGTCTTAAAGATACTATGTCAGTAGAAGAAATACTTAAGATTAAAGTTAAGCATGAAACTGCTATACCTACTGGTAATTATAATGTAGATATAACTTATAGTCCTAGATTTAAAAAGCAATTACCTATAGTACTTAATGTTAAAGGTTTTGATGGTATAAGATTTCATAGTGGTAATACAGACAAAGATTCTTCTGGCTGTGTTTTACTCGGAGAAAATAAAGTAATAGGTAAGGTAATTAATAGTAGAGTTACTTGTGAGAAGTTCATCTCTCTCCTTACAGGAGCTAAAAATAAAAAGGAAAAAATTACCTTAAAAATAAAATAATAATTAAAATTATATAGAACTTATAATTATTTTTGTTATAAGTTTTTATATATGTTAAATATATATTATCTTTGCAGAGAAATTTAACTAATGGAGAAAAATAATATGGAAGAATTAGATTTGGATAATATTTTAAGTGGTGATGAAATTGCCACTTTATTTGAGGAACCTCCTAAGAAAGAACCTAAAGAGGAACCTAAAGAAGAAAAGAAAGAAGAAACTACTGATTTTGATGAAGACAATCCGTTTGGAACTTCACAAAAAGAGAGCGTAGGTAGTGAAGATGAAGATATACAAGGAAAGGGAGATACTGACGATAAGGGTATCAGTTCTTCTCCTAAAAACAAAAACTTCTACTCTTCCATTACTGATGCACTTGTTGTAGATGGTATCTTCCCTGACCTTGATAAAGAAACAATCCAAAATGTAAAGACACCTGAAGATTTTCAGAAGATTATTGAAGAACAGATTAATGCTAGATTTACAGAAAAAGAAAAGAGAATTAATGAAGCTCTTAACAATAAAGTAGAACCTAGTGTAGTTCAGCAATATGAAAGTACTATTGATTATCTTAATAATATTAATGATGATTCCTTAAGTGCTGAAGATGAAGAAGGTGAAAACCTTAGAAGACAACTTATTTATAATGATTATCTTAATAGAGGTTTTAGTAAAACTAGAGCTGAAAAGATGGTTAATGATGCCATTGAAAATGGTACAGATATAGATGATGCTAAGGATGCTTTACAAGGAGTTAAGGATTTCTATAATAACAAGTATAAGGAGATACTTGATAGTGCAAAGGAAAATGAGAAGAAGCTTGCAGAAGAAAGAACTAAACAATCTGAAAACCTTAAGAAATCTATCATGGAAGACAAGAATCTTTATGGTGATGTAGATATAGATAAAGCTACTAGAGCTAAAATCTATGACTTTATTACTAAGCCAGTACATAAAGATTCTAATGGTAATTATATGACTGCTTTACAGAAGTATCAGTCCGAGAATACCATTGAAGCTATGAAGAACTTTGCTATTTGCTATACATTAACAAATGGCTTTAAAGATTGGAGTAAGTTAGGAAGTAAGCAAGCTAAAAAAGAGGTAAAGAAAGGTTTAGCTAACCTTGAAAAAGTAATTAATTCTACATCTAGAAATAATGATGGCTCTCTTGGGTTTGTAAGTTTTGATGAGAGTTCTTACTTAGGTCAAGGTATGCAGCTAGACATTTAATATATGATTATTAATGTTTAAATTTATATAAATATGTCTGGAAAATTAAGTAGATTTCAGATGCGACCATTCACAACTTGGAATGGTGTAATGAAAGAAAACTCTCTTGCAGCTATGGGTCTTTTAGCTCCACAGAAGTTATCAAGCTTCATGGTGCAACTCTTAGCTTTTAAAAATGGTAAAACTCTTGATACATTCTTATCACAGTTTCCAACTTTAGAATTAGAAAACGACCAAGAAATTACTTGGGATGTTATTGGTAGTGACCGTAGAAATGTAGCCCTTGTTAGAGCTTTAGATGAGAATAAAACTCCTATTACAGCAGAAGGTGCTAATGTTGGTGCTAATGGTGCTCCTTTTTATCTTGAGTTTAATGAGGCTTATTTCTTCCTTGGTGAAGTAATCTTTGGTGAGCTTAATGAACTTTATCAGATTAGAATTATTGCTGAACCTGTAGAGTCTGGTAGTAATTATCTTTATAAGGTACAGACTTATGGTCACAATAATGGTGGTATTCCTAGAGAAAGACTTCAAACTGGTGAAAGATTCTCAACTGAGTATGCTCCAGTAAGTAGAGAATTCTCAAGAGGTGTTGGTGGTATAAATGGTTCTCTTCCAACTAGTATGAGAAATGAGTGGACTACTATTAGAATTAAGCATAAAGTGCCTGGCAATAGACTTGATCAAAAGCTTGCTGTAGGTGTTCCTGTAATTCAGAAGACTGAAAGTGGTTATACTCATACTACAGTTAATAAGTGGATTCACTTAGAAGACTTGAAGCTCGAAGAGAAGTTCCAAATGTATAAGAACAATGCTATGATGTTTGGTACCTCTACTAGACTTAATGATGGTACTTATAATAACTATGATTTTGGTGGTGCAGTTATTAAGGCAGGTAGTGGTTTAAGAGAACAAATGGAAGCAGGTAATGTGATTTATTATAATCACTTTAGTATTAAACTTCTTGTTGATGCCCTTGGTTCTATTAGTGCAGGTAAACTTGGCTTTAATAATAGAATGTTTATCCTTAAAACTGGTGAAGCTGGTGCTATTCAGTTCCATGAGGAAGTACTTAAAGATGGTAGTGGTTGGCAGCAAATTGTACTTGATAATAGTTCAGTAAATGCTGTAGCTAAGACTACTTCTCAAATGCATACTAATGCACTTAAAGCTGGTTTCCAATTCACTGAATTCCTTGCACCTAATGGTATTCATATTAAGGTAGAAGTAGATGATAGCTATGATGATACTGTAAGAAATAAAATCAAGATGCCTGGCTCTACTTATGTAGCAGAGTCTTATAGATATGACATCTTTGATATTGGTAATGTTGAGGAACCAAACATTCAGAAGATTAGAATTAAGGGTAGACCAGAGACTAGAAGCTATATTCCTGGTATAAGAAATCCATTTACAGGACAATATTCAGTTGATTATGCTTCTACTGATGAAGATAGTACAGAGGTACACAAGATGGATACCTTTGGTGTTATTATCAAAGACCCTACAAGGGTAATGTCACTTATCCCTGATATTTTATCAGCATAAGTATAAATAAAAAGGAAGGATTTAAGGATAACATTCTTATCCTTCCTTTTATTTTTAAATTAAAAAGAGAAGAATAAATATGGAAGAAATTTTAGATGATTTGGAATTACCAACAAAGGTAATCCCTGTAGAAAATAAAGAAAAGAAAGTAACTAAACAAAAGAAAGTTAAAAGGGTGATTGAAGAAGATAATGATGAATTAGTATCTTGTCTTAGAAATGAGAAAATTATTGTAAGATATATTCCTAAGATGGGAGGTCTTTGGGCTAATACTACTAATCCTAGACATGTATTATCTGGTGGTATGGCAGATACTTCTTTTAAAACTTATGTAGTACCTAAACTTGCATCTAGTGGTGTTTATGTTAATGTACTTACTAATAAGGAAAAGGAATTCCTTGAGAGTTATATGGGTCTTGAAGATGGTGATTTAAGTATATACAATAGACATAATAACTTCTGGGATAGTGGTAATCCTCAAGGTATTAATAAAGTAACTCTTTATAAGAGAGATAATTACTTTGACCTTAGTATTGTAGATGATTATATCAAATATAAGATTCTATTGGCTAATAAGAATTTTATCTGTCCTTCCTTAAAGGAACTAGAAGATAGACCTAAAGCTACTTATCAGTTTGTAATTATTGAAGAAGGTGCAGAAGCTAAGAAACTTAGTGGTAATGTATCAGCTACAATGCAGTGCTATAAAGAATTTGGTAAGATGGAAGATGATAATGATACTATGAGAGTAGTCATTGAACTTCTTACTATGAGACCACTTGATGTAAATACTAAGAGTGAGTTCTTGAAGAATAAGATTAATGAACTTATTCAAGCTAATCCTAAGACATTCTTAAATATAGTTACTGATGAATATTTAAGTTCTAAGGTTCTTATTAAGAAGTCTATTGAAGCAGGTAATATTTATCTTAAAGGTAATTATCATTATCTTACAGAAAATAATATTCCTCTTTGTAGTAATAATGAAGAACCTACATTAAATAATGCAGCTAGATTCCTTAATCTTCCTAAGAATCAAACTACTAAGTTGATGCTTGAAGGAAAGTTAAAGGAAGATTAATATATAATAGTCATATATTTTATATGACTAATTTTAATTAAATATAAAACAATATGACTAATTTAGAGTTTTCAAATCAATTTGAAGTACTTTATAATAATATAACTTCAAACCAAGCTCCAGGTCTTGATAACTATGAAAAAAGTGTATTTTTAACTAAGGCTCAAGATGAAATAATTAAGTCTTATTTTGACCCTAGAACAAATAAGCCTCAAGAAGGTTTTGATGGTTCAGAAAAGAGACAGATAGATTTCTCTATGATTCTTAGAACTAAGACTTACGAAAGTTCTAACTTCACAGCAGCTACATTTGATATTCATCCTAATACTAAGAAAATATCATTAGATACAGATATTATGATGTTTATCAATGAGTTTGCTGATGTTACCAGACCTAATAATACTGGTACAGGAACAGTGAGACTTACGGTTATTCCTTTAAATTATAAAGAGTATAGCAGACTTATGTATAAGCCTTTCAAGAGACCTTTGTTATATCAAGCTTGGAGAATCCTTGATAATAGTAATAAAAAGAATTCTGTAGAGATTATTGTTGGTCCAGATGATGTTTTAACTAAGTACTCTATCAGATATATTAAGAAACCTACACCTATAGTTTTAGGTAATATTGAAGGACTTTCCATTGAAGGTAAGAGTACTAATACTGAATGTGAATTAGACCCTATTCTCCATCAGGAAATTCTTCAAAGAGCAGTGGAACTTGCTAAAATAGCAATGGAAGGTACTGCTGCTTCTCATATTCAAGGAGGTAATCAGAGTGGTACAGATAAAGGTTATAATATTCAACAAGCTAATAGATAATGAATGTACAAGAATTAAGTAATCTATTTGATACTTTATTACAACCATATATAACTAAAGACAACTTTGATAAACAGAATACTCTAGCTTTTGATGAATATGAAAAATCTATATTTCTGACTAAAGCTCAAGAACAGATAGTTCTAGAGCTTTATCAGGAATTAGAACAATCAGAAGAAGTTAGAAAATACTTAAGTAATCTTATTAAAACAGATAACTATGCTCCTGTAGGAGAGCAGGATGAAACTCTAATAAATAACAATTTCAAATCATATAAAGTAGAAATAAGTAATGATATATTATTTATGATATATGAACAATGTACTTTAAGTAATGAGAATAACTGTATTAATAATAAGATAGTATCAGTAGTTCCTACTATACATGATGATTTAGATAAAGTACTAAAGAATCCTTTTAAATCTCCTAATAGTAGAAAGGTAATTAGATTAGATTTTGATAATAAAATAGAACTTATATCAAAGTATAATATATCTAATTATAAGGTAAGGTATTTAAAGAAGCCTAATCCTATTATACTAGTAGCATTAGAAGATAATTTAAGTATCAATAATGGTGATACAAAAGTATCAAATGGTGAAACTAATCCTATATTACATGAAAGGATAGTTCAAAGAGCAGTACAATTAGCTGTTCAAAGTAAAGTAAAAAGTAATAACGCATAATTAATTATGCATATGTTTAATTAAATATTTAATAATATGTTTATTGGTTCAGATAATCAATTTAGAAACTTATATGTAATGAAGACATATAAGGCTAGTGAATCTGCTCTTGAAGCAGTAGGTGATACAACTCTTAAAGTAGATACTGCTAAGAATTCTATGTATCTTGTTTATAAAGATACAGAAGATAATCTTACCAGTGATATTATTGACCTTAAGAATCTCCTTTATGTTAAGTCTACTAAGGCTGCTGATATGGCTAGAAAACTTAATTCTCAGTCAATAACTCTTAATGAAGACCCTATTAGTGGTCAAGATTATGTACTTAATGTTGAGGTAAGAAACTTTGTAGCTCTTGGTGATGATTCTACTCATATTAAGTTTGGTGCAGTTCATGCAGTAAAAGGTATGACTAAATCAGATTTCTATAAGGCTATGGCTCTTAATCTTGCGAAGAACTTCAGTAGAGAAGTTTCTCCTATTCTTAATGTGTCTCTTAATAAATATAATAGTACTGGTACTACAAATACTAAGGTAGCAGTACTTGTTAATGGTAAGATGCAAAATCTTGCTGCTCTTACATCTACAGAAACTTATACTAGTATTATTATTGATGAGGTTGAACAGCCTTGGAGAAGAGGTGTAGCTCAAGTAGAACCTGTTAATTTCAATACTACTTGTGGTACAGTTCTTGTTGATGGTAATGATGTAATCTGGGGTACTGTAGAAAAAGAGGAAGGTGACCCTATTAACAATGGTAAGCAAATTGCAGATATGGAGTGGTTCTATCATGGTACTAGAGGTGATATTTATAGAGAAGCTACATATCCTGATAACTTTGACTTTAAGCCACTTGTTGATGAGACTAAGGCTTATAGTACATTAGATATTCATTTTGCTTATGTTGGTCCAGGTGTAGAGGTAGCTAAATCTGAGAGAACTATTACAGTAGTTTGTGCAGATGCAGCAGAACTTAACAAGCTTATTACAGCAATTAAAACTGCTACAGGTGTGGATGCTGGTGCAGTATCATAATATATAGGGTAGGAGTTTATTCCTACCCTTTATTGTTTCATTTAATTATTTATAATATGATAAGATTTAATGAACTTAAAATTGAAGATAACTACATAATTATTGATGTACAAATTGAAGAAGATGAATACTTTAAAGATATGTATATTGATAGTATAGTTATTGATACTCAAGATACATTCATAGCTAATGGTCCTAGTAATAAGGCTATATATACTAAGACATTTAATTCTGAAGAAGATACTTCTTATGAAAATAATCCTTGTATTACTACAAAAATGGAAGAGAATGTTTTCTTCTCAAACAATAATAGAGTTAGAATATATATAAGTGCTAAAGAATTAAACGTAGATATACATAAAACTATGTTCTTTGTATATGCTATAGCAGGAGGAACACCAGCAGCAGATACTCCATGTAGATGGGATGAAAATAAAGCTTTACATACATTAGTAGATGTACAATTACTTTATAATACTATGATACAATATGTAAAGGAATTAGGAAGAGAATGTAGTACACCTGATAACTTTATTAATGCCATTCTTCAATTTAATGCTATAGATTTAGCTTTAAAAACTAATCAATATCCTTTAGCTATAGAATTATGGAAGAGATTTTATAGTGATGTAGAATCTAATGCAGTATTACCTAATTGTGGATGTAATGGAAGACTTTAATTTAATTACAGTAGATACTTTAAATAAGTACTTTGACATATTATCTAAGGCAGGATATGTTAAGAATAAAGAAGTAAATAAAGTAATTATTCTTACATTCCTATCTAGATTATTGAATGACTTCTCTGAATATATAACAGAAGAAGATTATAATGATATTATTAAATCTGTTTATTGTCTTAGTGATTGCTTAATAAGATTACCTAGATATAAGATATATAAAGATGGTCTTATTCACCATAAATATTATGATGGTCTTGAATTAAGAATTACAGAAGATGAATTAAATAGGTTTACTGAAAACAATAAAACTAGAATACTATAACAATATTAATTAAAATCTTGGTGTATAAGATATTATTTTGTATCTTTGCATCAAGATTTTTATTTTATAATATTATGAAAGTTAAAGAAATTGTATACATTATATTAGATAGAATAAAAGGTACTTCAGATGATTTCAGTTATACTGAGGAACATATATTATTCTTAATTAATAAATACAGAAGTTATATGTTGAAACAGACATATAAAGATGTAAAGAAAGAAATTCCATATAGTAATTATCAGACTATATGTTTAGACTTAGAAACAGAGAATAAAGGTTTATGTCAAGGTATTATTCTTAGAAGTAAACAAGAAATACCTAACATTATTAATATTAGTAAACCCATCTTACATACAGAATATGAGAATACTAAAATTGTCTTTACTAATAGAGACAGATTTAGATTTGTTGGCAGTAATAAGTTCCTGAGAAATATTCTCTACTCCTGTATAGGAGAAAATAATAAGCTATTAATGAAGTCAAATAATCCTCAATACCTTCATTTAAAGAGTATTAAGTTAGAAGGAGTATTTGAAGACTTTGAAAAAGCATTTGAATTATCTTGTGATAGTAATAAACAATGTGATATATTAGATGCAGAGTTTCCATTTGAAGATAGTTTAGTACCTCAGATGTGTGATAGTATTTATAATGTATTGACTAATAGTGTTTACAAACCTAAAGATGATAGTAATGATGCTAATGATACATTAGCTAATTTAGCTAATTATCTTAGAAATAATATGAAATCAGACTTTCAAAAACAGATAGATGGATAATTTTAGAAGAAAAATATTGAAGGTAGATGATGGAGGACATCTACATAAAATAAGAAATAGTATAGGTATATATGACATATACAAAATACTTAGGAAGAATAAATGGTTAAACATAGGAAGACCTTTAACTGAGCATGAATTCTATACTATTATAAGACAAGTTAATAATAGCATTGCAGATAATATTAAGAAAGGTAATACTATAGAACTGCCTAGTTTTATGGGTACTTTTGAGACTATTAAATATAAGTCTAGTATTAAATTTGAGAATGGTAAACTAAAAACTAATTTACCTATAGATTGGAATAGAACCTTAGAATTATGGGAGAATGATAAAGAAGCTTTTAGAGATAAAACTGTGTTAAGATATGAGTTAGATTATATCTATAAATTAAAGTATAATCCTTATAAAGCTAAATTTAATAATAAGACTATATTTCAGTTTAAGTTTATAAGAGATATTAAACAAGGTATATCAAAAGAAATACAAAAAGGTAATATTGATGCAATATTAAAATATAAGTAATATGGTAAATGAAATAAATTATATAAGCATAAATGAATTAGCTTCAAGAGTATTAGACAACACTTTACTTAGTGATGTTAATATTGAACAGATTATCAGGCATGTATTAGATTTTATGGCTAAATTTGGAGTTAATAATATATATAAAGATAAAGAGACTATTCTTACTGTACAGGAGTATAGGGCTTTACTTCCTTGTGATTTAATTAGAATAATGCAGTTAAAAGACTGTAAAAGTGGTTTATGCTTTAGACAAATGACTTCAAGTTATATTCCAACAGATAATGATAGAGATTATGAATTAACTTTTAAAACACAAGGCAGAGTATTATATACTTCTATTAAGGAATGTGAAGTTAGATTAGCTTATAAAGCTATACCTGTAGATGATGATGGATTTCCATTACTTATAGATAATCCTCTTTATCTTAAAACCTTAGAGTTATATATTAAGAAAGAAGTATATGGAGATTTATTTGCACAAGGTAAATTAAATCAAAATGTACTTACTCATATTGAACAACAATATGCTTGGAATGTAGGACAATTACAAAGTGAATTTAATATTCCTAGTGTTCAGGAAATGGAATCTATAAAGAATATGTGGACTTCATTATTACAATATAATAATCATTTTGTAAGAGATTTTAAATATGGAAATTCTAATCATAATAAAATAGTTTAATTATGCAGAAGAAATATTTTAATTTTCAACCTAAAGGTATGAATACTAATATGTCTTTTAAATTTCAATCTAATGAATATGCTACTTATATGAAAAACATTAGATTAACGGAGGATAATAATGGTGTTTTATCTTTACAATTTGAAAAAGGAAATACAAAATTACTTGATATTTCTGGCACTCCTATAGGAGTATGTATACTAAATAAATATCTAATTATCTTTACACATAGTACTCGTTTAAAAGGTACTGAGATTTCTTCAACTACTGATAATATATATAGAATAGAAATAAAGGAAGACACTTTAAATAAAGAATTATTGTTTAGTGGAAATCTTAATTTTGATACTAATCATCCTATAGAAACTCTAGGAGTATATGAAAATGAAAATATACAGAAAGTATATTTTATAGATGGTAAAAATCAAGCTAGAGTAATAAATATAGTATATACTTATAGGGATAGAATTGATGAATATGAAAGAAAAAATATCTCTATTAATTTAATAGATAAATCTTTAGATTTTATTGCAGAATTACAATTACAGGAGCATATTGTTATAAGTAAAATATTAGGTAATGGAAGTTTTCCACAGGGTACCATTCAATATGTATTTTCTTATTATAATAAAAATGGCAGACAATCAAATTTATTCTATCAATCTCCACTACAATATTTATCTTATGCATCAGGTGTATCTCCTGAAGATAAAGTAAATTGTAGTTTTAAATTAAAAATATATAATCCTGATAAGCAATTTGATTATCTTAGAATTTATTCTATTATAAGAACTTCTCAAGATGCTACTCCTACTGTAAAGAGAGTAGTAGATTTATCTATTTCAGATACTAATAAAAATAAAACTAGTTTATCTAAAGTTAGTACTCTTAATACAGGTAGTAATTTAGATGATTTTGGTAAAACTATGGAGGTTACTAATATTGCAAAGTTTGAGCAGATTGATAATTATAATAATGGTCTTTATGTTCAAGGAGCTGTTTGCTATGGTAAATATCTCTTTCAGGCTTATATTGGTGGTAAATTTATTGATATCATTGATTTAGAGACTAACCAAAAACAAGCTTTACTTACTATTAATATAGATGTTAATACACGAGCATATCATGGTAATGTATTATCTTTTGGTAAAGATATTGCTCCTGGTAGTAACTTTCCTTACTTGTATTACTCTTGTGAAAATAACAGTAATCCTCAAATATTAGTAATAAAGATAACTAGTTCTAATACAGATAGCAATCAATGGACTGGGGAATTAGTACAGACAATATATTTACCAGAAAGTAATGGTGGAAATTCTCAGAATGGAAGTACAGATATATCAACAACTTTTAAACATTATTATCAAAATGGTTGTATAGATACAGAAAATAATTGTATTTGGGTATCTGGATATACTATGGAAAGTTTTAATAGTAATATAGGGGCTTATGATAATAATAAACTTATTTATAGGAAGTATGAATTACCTTCTGTTTCTGAAAAGAAAGTTTATTTTTCTTATAATAATGTTCTAGATTCTTTTATCTTACCTTTTAAAAAAGGTACTCAGGGTATGGTTATCAGAAATAATAAACTATATCAATGTTTTGGATATGATAAGGGAGATGTATATGATGAATTTTTAGATTGCATTAACTTAAGTACTAAGCAGATATTCCATAGTTATCAATTTCCTAAAACACAATTAGCAGGTTTAGGTGAAGAGTTAGAAAGTCCTTATATCTATAAGAATAATTTGTATTTATCAGCAACTGTTAATAGTTGGAGATATTATACCTTATGGAGTATATCATTTAATGGTGGAGGTGATATAATTGTACCACCAGAACCACCTATTCCAGAAGAAAAAGCAGATATATCATTTATAGATAATGGTTCTATAGGAGATATTATAGACCCTACAGAATTACTATATTTAGGAGGTAATACTATATGTCCTAATACTTTTGAACAGAAAGATGGTACTTTATTTATTGGTAATTATACAATTAATAATAATGATATATCTGAAGAAACTGCTATTAAAATAAGAAATCTTTTAAGCAGTAAATTAGGATTTAAATATAAAGCAACTAGTATATTTTATAAAGGAAAAAATGATTATTATAATTATGAAGGACAATTAGGTGAAAGTGATGTAGCAGGATTTAAATATATGGAATGGTATGGCGTAGCTATACAGTTTCAGAATAAGAATGGGAGATTTAGTTCTCCTATATATTTAGGTTCTACAAGAAATTATTTTCCTTCTAGGATAGTAGATTACAATCTTTCAGAAGTAGTTGGTGTAAATAGAGGAGAATTAAATTTAGATATTAATATAACAGAATTAGCAAAAATTGTTGATACTAATATATGGGTCAAAGCTAGGCTTTTAATAGTTAATCCTACTAATAATTTAAAAACTGTTTTATGCCAAGGTATTATATCTTCTACTGTATTTAATTATAGAGATAGGTATAATAATGCTCCTTTTACTATGTCTTCTTGGAGAATGAATTCTTTAGGAAAACATTTAAAACCATTATTTGCTAATTCTATTTCATGGGGTGAAGTTCAGAATATAGAATTTTCTAAATCTCCTATTATAGGAGGTAATTCTACAACTAGAATTATTATTAAATGTATTATGCGATTATCACATTATAGAACTATTGTAGTTTCTGAAGATACTAGGGTATTATATGATAATACTTCTCCAACTATTATCAAAGCAAAAGAAAACTTAAAGAAATGGAATGCAAATATAGATATAACTAAAATTCCTGATGATAGTTGGAAAAATAATGCTAATATAATACAAGAAATAAAAATTAATGATGTAGATACTATTGTGAATGATTTTGGAGAATGCTTTGCTTATGATGAGTCTTTAGTAACATTCAATTCTCCAGATATTGAAAATCAATATAATAATATAAATAAAAAGGCTAAATTAAGAATAATAGGTATTTTAAAATCTAATCCTTTATTTTCTAATTATCTGATTCAAGGAAGTGATTTAAATGATTCTTTAAAAGGAAATGTTCCAACTAAGAATATTAAAGATTTTACTTCTGCTTTATTATGGAGAGATATGGATTCCAGTTGGGATAATTTAGGTGATTATGATGCTAATAAAGATTGGTTATTTGCTACTTATTTATGGCATAGAGAAACCAGTTATTCAGATAATGGTATAGAAAAAAAGAATAGTAATGGAAATTCTAGAAAAGTATGGTCTAAACCTGTCAAGAAAATAATTTCTAATACTAGAGAATGTACTACTTCTTATCTTAGAGATAGTTTAAGCTATATAAATGATATAGAAGAAATAAATAAATTTAATTATTATGAATTATCTATAGATGATATTAAGGTTATTACTACAAATAGGGATGTTATTTATAAATTAAATAGTAACATGGGGGATAGTTATACAGAAACATTATCTTATACTTCTGATACTAATAAATTATTTCCTACTAACAATGAATATCCTATATATGGACAACAGTATTATGCTTATAAGGAAGATTCTATAAGTGACTATATAATATATAATACTATTATAGTAGATGGTAAAGCAGTTACTTCAAAAGACCCTATAAGAATTAAATATAAAGAAACACCTCATGCTATTATATCTTTTGGTTCTAAAAATAATAGTACTATTAAACTTCCTAGAATGAGTATTAAGCATAAATCTGAAATAGATAGAGTAGGAGAAGATGCTGTAGTTAGAAAATTATTTTGGAATACAGAAAATAATTCTTATACAAAGGATTTTATATGGACTAAGTATATTAATGAATATGCTAATTATATGAACCCTACAGATATAGGAACTAATTATTTCTTCTATAATGCAAATCCTAGTATAAATGATTATTATTATTTAGCTGATTTATGTGTACAGGACCCAGATACTTCTCCTTATGAATTAAGTAATGGTAATAAAGATATTATATCCCAATACTCTTTTATACCAGCAGGAGAAGCTATTGAACTTATAGGAGATACTATATCATTAAGAGGTAATCATGGAGATACTTATTATCAAAGATGGGATTGTTTAAAAACTTTTCCTTATAGCACTGATGATAAGAACCAGTATATAGATATTACTTCTTTCTTTGTAGAATCTAGAATAAATCTTGATGGTAGATATGATAAACAAAGAGGATTAAAATATAACCTTGGAGTACTTAATACTAACTTTAATCTTATAAATAAGTCTTATACACAAAGAAATAATTTCTTTAATTATAGACAAATAGAAGATGAAGGAGTTAATAATTTCCCTAATCAAATAACTATATCTAAAACTAAAGTATTAGGAGAAGATATAGATTCATGGACTAATATTACATTAGCAAGTGTATTTGATTTAGATGGAGATAAAGGTAAACTTAATGCAATAAGAAAGATTAATAATGACCTTTATTGTTTTCAAGATAATGGTATATCAAGATTACTTTATAACTCTAGAGTTCAAGTTAATACTTCGGATGGTGTACCTATTGAAATAGCTAATAGTGCTAAATTGCAAGATAAGCAATATTTATCTGACTCTATAGGATGTCAAAATAAATGGGCTATTAAATCTACATCTTCAGGCATTTATTTTATAGATAATTATAATGGTGGTTTATACAAATTAACTTCTAATGGTATAGAAAGTATTAGTAATAATAAAATGAAAAATTACTTTTCCTCTCTTCCTATAGGAGAATGGTCTCCTAATAATATTACTGCTAAAATAGATTATGATGATATTACAAAAGATTTGTACATTATAACTAAAGATAGTAGTCTTGCTTATAATGAATTTTTGGGAGAATTTACATCTTTTTATAGTTATAATCCATTATATATAGTTAATCTACAAGATAAAAGTTTGCAATTACAAACTGAAAGAATACAAGATAGTGCATTATCTGAGGATATTACTAATATTTGGGAATCCTATAAAGGTAATTATGGTTCTTTTTATGGTAGTGATAAAGCAGAAGCCAATGTAGAATTTATAGCTAATGGTGATTTTGATTCTGATAAAGTCTTTGAAACAGTAGAACTTACTACTAGTGATATTGCTAAGATTAATAATTGGAAATCAGATTATTATCCATTTGATACTCTAGAAGTAAGTAATGAATATCAGAGAGGTAAGAATGAGGCTTCTTCTATTAATGTAAAAAAGAAATTTAGAACTTGGAGATGGCAGATACCTAGAAACAGTAAAAAGAATGAAGATGGTATTATAACTAATAGAGATAGAATTAGAAATATGTGGGCTAAGATAAAGCTCAGTAAAAAATATAATTCTCCTTTATCTATTTATGATATTAATGTGGCTTACTATAGTTAAATTATAGCAGGATATTAAGTATTTACTTAGTATTCTGCTATTTTTTATTAATTTTATTTGTAGTATTAAATAATTTGTGTATCTTTGCAAAATAAAATAATTAACTATGAGAAAGAAAGATAAGTTATATACAATAAAACAATCTATTAATTTATATCCTAATGGAGGTGATATAGAAAAGAATACTACTTTACTAGATTCTTTAACTAATGGTAATGGTTTTAGTTTAAAGAATATCTTTAGTGGTCAAAACTTAACAGATATAGCTAAAGGTGGTATTGGGGCTTTAGGCTCTATAGTAGGACAAGTAGGTGGAAATCTTATTGATGGAGGTTTATCCTCTGGAGCAGGTAATACTATTAGTAGTATTGGCAGTACAGTTGGTAGTGCAATATCTACTGTTAATCCTTTAGTAGGAGGCATGGTTTCTGTTGGTTCAGGATTAATAGGAGGTTTAACAAATAGAATGTTTGGCTCTAAGTTAAACCAAGAGAATATTAATCAAGTAAAAGGTAATATATCTTCTACTGCTAATACATCTTTTGGTGGTAGTGCGGATGACTTAATGAGTCAATTATCTGGTGCTTCTATGTTAGGAAATATTAATAGAAGTGATATAGGTAAAGATGGTTGGTTTAGTCATAAAGCTAAGAATCTTACTAATAAATTAAGAGCACAGGCAGAAGCAGCTAATACTAGATTATATAATAATTTTAACCAAGCTGCTGATGTTACTAATGAAAATCAATTTCTTCAAAGTATGTATAATGTAGAAGCCTTTGGTGGTCCTTTATTTAAAGAAGGTGGAATTATGATTAAAAAAGAAAATAGAGGTAAATTTACTGAAAGTGCAAATAGAGCTAATATGGGTGTACAAGAGTATGCTAGACATATATTAGCCAATAAGGAAGATTATTCTCCAACATTAATTAAGAGAGCTAATTTTGCTAGGAATGCAGCTAAATGGAATGCTTTTGGTGGAGATTTAAATACTTATGGTGGTACTTATAATGGTGGTCTAGAATATATAGATAATGGTGGTACACATGAGCAGAATCCTTTCAATGGTGTACCTATGGGTACTGATAGAAATGGTACTCCTAATTTAGTGGAAGAAGGAGAAACTATATGGAATGATTATGTATTCAGTAATAGACTTAAAGTACCTGAAACATTAACAGATAAATATAAATTAAGTAAAGATATAACCTTTGCAGAAGCTAGTAAGAAATTAGGTAAGGAAATAGAAGAAACTCCTAATGACCCTATTAGTAAAAGAACATTTAATTCATTTATGCAAGATTTACAACAATCACAGGAAGAAGTTAAAGCTAAAAAGGAATTAGCTAAGGCTAAGAGACAATTTAATAAGTTAAGTCCACAAGAACAATTAGGAATACTTAATGGTACTCCTGTACAAGAAGATAATACTATGCTGTCTAATCCTAATGAAATAGTTTCTAATGAACCTCAACAATTTGATGATGGTGGTTGGATGTTTGATAATATGTGGGAAGGAGCACCTGAATATCAGAATAGTTATTTAAAAGGTAATATTCCTTATTATCAAGGTAAAGTAAGTAGCAAGGGTTATAGTGTTAAAGACATAGAAGGTACTGATAACTATAAGAACTTTACTAAATATGCTTTAACATTACCTGATAATCATAATTATTGGCAGACATTAAGTAATAAAACAGGTAAAGATGTTACTTATTTGAAGAACAATTATGAGAGACTTAGAAATGATGGTAAATTAGGTTGGGTACATAGAACTCCTAAGTTTAATAATATTAGTACTCAAGCTGATACTCCATTTACTATATATCAACCTTTAGATACACTTGGCAATCAGAAACCATTTAATATGTTATCACCTTATGGTATGGGATATAGTGCAAATGATATAGTACCTTTTAGTGATAGGGTGGATGCTAATGGTAATACTGTTATAGATTTAAAGAATAAAGAATTTATATCAACAGATACTAAAAAGAAAACTAATAATAAAGAAGATAATGGCTTATTACCTACTTGGATGAGATATGCTCCCATTGTAGGTTCTGCTATAGGAGCAGCAAGTTCTTTATTGAGTAAACCTGATGAAAGTAGTGCTGATGCAATATTAACTGCTGCAAGAGAAGCTGGTCAATATACACCAATATCCTTTAATCCTATTGGAGATTATATACAATATAATCCATTTGATAGAGACTATTATATTAATAAATTAAATGCTGAAAGTGGTGCAGCTAGAAGAGCAATAATTAATCAAGCTAGTGGCAATAGAGGTAATGCTATGGCAGGTATATTAGCAGCAGATTATAATGCTCAGAATCAATTAGGAGCATTAGCTAGACAAGCTGAAGAGTATAACTTAGCACAAAGACAGAAAGTAGCAGAGTTTAATAGAGGTACTAATATGTTCAATACTGAAGGTATGTTTAAAGCTGATACTGCTAATCAAGCTGCTAAGATGCAAGCTAGAAGTACCTTATTACAAGGTACTATGCAGGCAGAAAGACTTAGACAAGCTGCTAGACAACAACTTGCAGTAGAGAGAAGTGCTAATCTTACTAATCTGTTTAATAATATTGGTAATATTGGTAGAGAGAATATGAACTTTAATATATTAAATACTAGTGCTGCATTCCCTTGGGCTATGACAAATAAGGGAGAATCTAAGTATAAATCAAGAAAGAGAGGTAAAGAATGAAATATACAGGTTATATTTATATAATAGAAAATATTATAAACAATCTTAAATATGTAGGAAAAACTGATAATTTAAGAAGAAGATGGAATGAACATATTAGATTAAATCATAGTAGTTGTACTGCTTTAGTAAGAGCTATGAAAAAATATGGAATAACTAATTTTAAAATGTATCCTATTTTTACAATAAAAGCTACAACTGTTGATAATTTTAATTGTATGTTAAACACGTTAGAATCTTTCTATATTAAAAAATACAATACATATAAACATGGATATAATTGTACTACTGGTGGAGAAGGCTCTTTTGGTCACATTGTTTCAGAAGAAACAAAATTGAAGATAAGTAAAAAACAGAAAGGTAGAAAATTATCAGAAGAGCATCGTAAGAAATGTAGTTTAGGAATGAAAGGAAAACACCATACTAAAGAAACATGTGAAAAAATAAGACAAGCTCTTTTAAATAGAGATAAAGAGATTATACATAGAATATCTTTAAAGCTTAAAGGAAGAAAATTAGATAAACAATCTATTATAAATAAAACATTAAAAAGATTTAAACCTGTATTACAGTATGATTTAAATGGAAATTTTATAAAAGAATATAAAGGTGTTAAGAATATAATTGGTATTTCTGATATTTCTATAATAAATTGTTGTAATGGACATACAAAAACAGCTAATGGTTATATATGGAAATATAAAACTTCAGATAATTATCCTATAAAAATTAATCCTATAAAAGAATGTCATAGTAGAAATAGAAAAATTGCACAATATGATATTAATAATAATTTAATAAAAATATACAGATCAAAAAAAGAAATAGTTAATACTTTAAAAATTAAAGAAAGTGCTTTAAAAATGTGTTTATGTGGTAAAAATAAAACTTCTGGTGGCTTTATTTGGAAATATATTATAGAAAGGAGGGAACTTGATGAAAAATTATAGTTTAATTGTCAACTCTACATTTAATCCATACTCCTTACAGGAGCTACTTCCTATATATCAAGCTAATGCTCAAGCACAATATCAAGCAGAAGAAGCTTTCTCACAATTACAGATGAAAGCAGACCAATGGGAAAAGTTAGCTAATAATGCACAAGATGCTGATGTTTATAGTAAGTATAAATCATATTCAAATCAATTAAAGGAAGCTGCTAATGATGTACTTAATAATGGTATTAATGCTGCTAGTAGAAGAAACTTAATGAATATGAGAGCACAATATGCTAGTAACATAATACCTATTGAAGAGGCTTATAATAAGAGACAACAACAAGCTCAAGTATTATGGCAAGCTAGATTACAAGACCCTACATTAATTGCTCAAGACCCTAGTGAATTAGGTCTTAGTTATTATATGAAGAATCCTAGTTATACACCACAGAGTTATAGTGGTAAATTATTAACTGCACAATCAGCACAAGCTGCACAGAATTTAGCTAAAACTTTAAGTAGCTATGGTAAGGGAGAACCTATTGATAGTTATACTAATACATTTATACAGAAACATGGTTTAACTAGAAATGATATACAAAAGTATCTTAATGGAGAAACTACTGCTACTAATAAAGTATTAGGTGCTATTTATCAACAGGTTTATGATTCTAGTCAAATAGGTAACTGGGCTAATGAAAATCAAAGAAGACAAGCAGCTAACTTTATTAAACAAGGTATGTGGTCTGCTATAGGTCAAGATACTGTTCAAGCTATGGAGAACTTTGAAGCTAGAGAGAATTATAAATTGCAGCAACAATTAGCTTTAGCACAAGCTCAACAACAGCAAAATCAATTATCTGCTATAAATGAAGTACCTATTTATACTCCTGAAGAGCAGAAGGAAGCTGATAAAATGAAAGAGAAATATAAGCAATATTTCTATACTAAGAATGGTAGAACTTATTTAAGTCAGAAAGGTAGAGAAGCCTATGAAAGTAAAACTAGAATAAAAGCTACTGATTTAGCAAGATATCAGCATGAAGGTAAAGGTAAATATGGTTATGGGCAATTTACAATAAGAGACAATATAAGTGGTAAGTCTACTGTAGTATCTATACAGAAGGATAAAGAAGGGTACTACTATAACAATCTCAATAGTGAATTCTCAGAATTATTAAATTCATTAGGAGCACAGAAATACTTAGGTAAAGGACATAACTGGCAACCTGGAAATGTAGGTAACTTATGGAATAAATACATAAATACTGGTGTTAGAGGTGATGCTAAACAATATATGGAATATGATTATGCTTTAAGTCCTACACAACAAACAGCTTATAAAAATCAAATAGCTGCTGCTAATATTGGTAGAGATAAAATCTATGCTGCTAAATTTGATAGAAAAACAGGTACTTGGAAGAAAGATAAAGATATTGATTTAGCAGATTTCTTAAATGAAGATAATAAATGGACAGTTACTAATGCTAGATTTGGGGCACAAGGAAGAACCTATATAGCAAAGAATAAAGATGGAGAAGTAATAAGATTTGTAATGCCTATAGGAATTAATCCTAATGTTGAAAAGAATATTGATAAGAGAGCTGAAGATGCAATAAATATAAGTAAAACACTTCAGAGTGGTAAATTAAATGGTAAACCTTTAACTGATGTACAGAAGGCTCAATTAAGACAAGCTTATAATAATGCTATACAACAAGCTTACTTATTCCAATCTCAATTAGGAGTATTAAATAATACATCAACACAGGATTTTGCTGCACAGGCATATGAATAAATTTATATAATTATGGTACAAATAAAGAAACAGAAACCAGTAGATATAAGAAAGAGTGGATTGCAGAATTGGAGACAATTACAGCAACAGAATAATGCTATTCAAAGTGGATATGACCCTGAAGTAGCTCAATATTTACAGAAATTAGATATAAAGAGACCTTTAAGACATATGATGAATCCAGAAGAGGCTGCACCTCATGTAGTGCAGTCTCCTCTTTATAATACTAATACTAAATTAGGGGAATCAATGTTCGATGAGGATGTTTATTCCCCTGAGCAATTTCAAGATGCAGCAGATGTAAGAGCAGAAAATCAACCTTGGTATTCTCAATTAGGTGCTGGTATTGCTAAAGGTGCAGTACTCACAGGTACTACTTTTCTTGATGGCACTATGGGTTTATTATATGGTGGTGCTAAAGCTATAGGAGATGGAGATGTAAGTAAATTATGGGATAATGATTTCTCAAAAGCTATGCAATCTATAAATGATTGGTCTGAAAGAGAATTACCTAACTATTATACTTCACAGGAGCAAGATGCTAGTATATGGGATAAATTATTTACAGCTAACTTTTGGGGTGATAGTCTTATTAAGAACTTAGGATTTACTGTAGGTGCATTCTATAGTGGTGGTTTAGAAGCAGGAGCTATAAGAGGTTTAGGTAGATTAGCTATGACTGGAGCAAAGAATTTAGGTGCTACTATAAGTACTATAAAGAATATTGCTCAGACTTCACAAGCTACTGCTTCAATTTTAGGTTCCTTTACCAGTGCTGTTAATGAAGGTAGAATAGAAGCATTAAATAATAGTAGAGAATATTATAAAGCAGTATCATCTGATTTACTTAATCAACATAATGAAAGATTAAAGTCAATACAAGATAATTATTATGGTACTGAAATGTATAATAATCTTGTAGCACAGGAAAATGATAATTATAATAAAGCTATGACTAAATTATCTGAGGATAGAGTTCATATGGGTAATGTGGATTTAGCTTTAAATATTCCTATACTTACTATATCAAACTTAATACAGTTTGGTAAGATGTATGGTAGAGGATTTAAAACTGCAAGAAGAGCACAACAAATAGAAGAAAATATTGGTGGTAGAGGAATAACAGGTACTTTAGGTAAATATGCACCTAAAACCACTAAGAGTGAAATATATACTGCTGCATTAAAAAATCCTATATCAGAAGGTATGGAAGAAGTTAATCAGCAGTTAGCAAGTAATATATCTGCTGATTATTATAAGACTGATGTAGATAATTATTATAAAGCACTTACTGACCCTAATAATAGACAGGAGGCTAATTCTTGGTTAAAGGCTTCTATGCAAGCTTTTACTGAAACTATGGGAGACCAATCTACTTGGGAACAGTTCTTAGTAGGTGCTATGACAGGTGCTATGGGTATGCCTAGATTTAGGTCATTTACTAAAGAAGGTAAATTCCAAAGTCCTATTACTATTGAAGGTGGTATTTTAGGAGAATATAGAGATGTTACTCAAAGAATTGCTAGAGAACAAGCTATAGCAGATAAACTTAATGAAAGAGTAAATTCACCTGAATTTAAAGCTTATTATGATGGTTATGTAAGACATCAAGGTTTCCAGAAAGCAATGAATAATGCTACACAAAATAATGATGAATTTGAATTTAAGAATGCAGAGAATTCACAATTAATATCAGATATAACTATGTTTGATAGTGTAGGTAAACTTGATGATTTAGTTGAAATGATTAATCAAGGTCTAGGTGATACTTCCAATGAAAACATAGAATCTATTATTAAAAATACAGGTAGACAAGTATCTAAGGATGAACAGGTAAATCAACTTACAGAACAGTTAAATGCTAATCAACAGGCACAAGCAAATACTAATGATGCTAGTGAACTTGTTAGATTAAAGCAGGAAGAAGTAGATATTCAGCATAAAATAAATACTGCAAAAGATTATTATATAAGTCCTTATACTGATGAGAATGGTAATAAGTTGTCTGATGAAGAAATAACTAATCAGATGAATAAAGCTAAGACTGAATTCTTAGATAAGATTAATGAATATAAACAGACTAAGAATGATTTAATTGAAGCTTCAAATAATACATTAAGTGATGAACAGTTAAATGAGCTTATCTATTTAAAAAGTAGTCTTAATGACTGGAAAGAAAGAGGTTCTTCTATCAGAGATAACAATAAGAGTACTATATCAAAGATTATTAAGCAGCTTACTGATGTAAGAACTGTACTTAATGATAATAATACTAAACTTACATCTGAGAAAGATGCTAAGGAATATAATAGTAATAAGAGAAAGCTTAATGATATAGAAAATACTCTAAAAGTATTAGAGTTATTCAATAATAGTGAAAATCCAGATTTACTTATATCAGATAAGAGTCTTAATGTAAAATCCCTTAAAGATATAGCAAAGAATTCTTTAGGTATTGATGCTGATGAATATAATAGATTTAGTAAAGATTTAAATGATTTAATTAAGATAGGTAAAGCTAGAAAATCATATAAGGAAAAGCTTATTGAATATATACTTAATCCTGGTAAAATAGATGAAGCTCATGCTAATATAGATAATCAGAATCAAAGAAAACAGAAAGACTTAGATGTAAGAAGAATACTTGATAAGGTTAGCAATGCTACTACTTATAAAGATATTGATGATATATTTAAAGAAGAGAATATTGAAGATGCAAGTATATTAACTAATAATAATACTGAATTAGGTAGTACTTATGCTAAGTCTAAAAGCTTTATGAATAGTGTTAATAATGCTATTGATAAACTTGATATTGATGATGAAGATAAAGCACAATTAAGGACTTATGCACAAGAGAAATATAATAATAGTACTTCTTATGAAGAGTTAACTAATCCTGATTATCAGATAACAGATAATGAAGATTTATTGACCAATGATTATTATACTCAGCAGTTGAATAATGCTATGGTTGCTGCTATTAAAGATATGTCTGATAAACAGTCTATTCCAGATGATAAGAAAGTAGAGCATTCAAAGTTTACTATTGATACTAATGGTGAAAAGACTGGAGCTGATGATAATTCTACTGCTCCTGTACAGGAGAAACAGGATATATTATCACCATTAAGAACTGCAACAGAAAATATTAATAGACCTAATGCAAAGAATTTCTGGGATAAAGCTAATAAGATTATAGATAATTATAATAGTAATAAAGCTACATATGAAGAAGTTAGAAAAGCTATTGAAGATTTATATAACTTATATGCTAAAGAAGTAGATGCTAAGACTAGAGATACTCTTTATGAAGAAGTAAATAAAGTGCTTAATAGTATTCAACCTGATAGACCAGTATTAACTGAAAGACAAGAGAATACTAATAACTTGACTGAGTTAAAAACTGATGTAGAAAATGTAGAAAAATCAGCAGAAAAGTATTATTATAAACCTGCTATTTCTGAATATGCAGCTAATACATTTACTAATTTTGATATAGCTAATCCTAATTATAAGGATATTTATCAATATTTAGTTAGTAAAGGTGCATTTGATTATGTTAATAAGGGTAACTTAAAAGTAGGTGATGAACTCACTTTAAAGCATGAGAAGATAGGTAATTATGATGAAGTAGTAATGTATCATAATGACCAAGTGGTAGGTATACTACCATCTACAGCTACAGCTATAAAAGGTAATTATGTAGGTCTTAAAAATGTTAGAGAAAGAGTAATAAAAGGAGAAGAAATAAAACTTAATGTTTCTAAGATTATGTTAGGTCAGTTTAAATATACTGAAGACCAGACAAGACCTATTAAAGACCTTATGAATGGTACTCCTATACAGTTAGGTATAGTTAGTAACAGAGAGTTAATAACCAATAAGGATTTGACTACTGAGAAACCTTATAATAGAAGTCAAGCTGATGGTAAGGTATATTTATTATTAAAGAATAGTAGAGGTACTTATTCTCCTAAACCTATTAGAGTAAAACATTTCAATGAAGAAGAATTTGATTTAAATAAATTAAAGGATACTAATAATTCTAGAGCAAGAGAAATACATAGAATTATTGATGAATTAAGTAAAACTACTAATCCTGATAAGTGTACTGAATTATTCATAGATTTATGTCAGCAATTATATTTACCTAATAGCTTTCATATGAATATATTCAGCTATAAAGGTACTATATTCCTATCTCTTAAAGGTGGTCCTCAAGGTACAAAGAATATTAACTTAGAAAATAACACTGGTAGTTTTACATTAAATGTAGATGGTTCTATTGGAGGTAGTGCTGCTACTCAGACAGACCCTATTCATGTTTATAATGAAATACTTAAATATTTATATTCATTAAATACTCCTTTTAATATTGATAAGAATGAGATTAATAAGGGAGATTACAATGAAAAATTAGTTAATGATGATATACTTTATACTCACTTAGTAGATACTCAAATGACTAATAGTTGGTTTACTACCAATTATTATGATGAAGAAGGTAATCAGAAAGATGCTATTAATCCTAAAGGTACATTCTCTCCTACAGGAAATAAGGAAGGTACTAAAGTAACATTAGGTAAGAATACTTACTTTGTAAGAGATGGTAAAATCTATGATAGTAGTGAAAGTGTTGTAGTACCTAAAAGAACTAATTTAATATTTGATTTAGCTGCTGCTTATGAGCTTAATGGTAATGCAGTAAATGGTCCTTATATCTATAATGGTATTACTAAAGTTAATGGTCATTATATGGATGTAACTCATAAATCTTATGCTACTGAAAAGCAGGAGCAGATGTATGAGGATAATATGAATAATAGACCTACTGTTATAGATAAAATGAATCATACTTTAAATAGATTAAAGGAAGACCAAGCTAAAGTTAAGAGATTAGATAATGGAAGACCTGATAATACTATTGAAGGTAGAGAAGGACATATATATCAAATACTTGAAGATGATGGTCAATATCATGAGTATGAAGGTGTACATAATGTAATAGGTGAATCTTGGAAGAGAGATGAGAATCAAACTCCTAATACTTTAGCTTTACAATATGGTCAGGAATTTGATGATTTAATGAGACAATCTTTTGAAGGAGACATTGATGCTATACAGAAGCCAGATAATATGTCTAATGAAGTATTTGAAAGATTTAAATCAAGAGCTAAATCATTGAAGGAATACTTTGATAATAATGGTGAAATTCCTATTGCTAATGGTATAGTTGTATTTAATAAGATTGGTGATAAGAGAATTGCTGGAGAGTTAGACTTGTTGACTTATAATAAATATACAGGAGAATTTAGATTCTATGATTTCAAGACATCTAAGTATAGATTCTATACTGATGAAGGTAAGCTTGATACTCATTATACTACTGTATGGCATAATAGACAAATAAGAAGTACTCAAGAGCAATATACTAGACAATTAAGTGCTTATAATGACTTATTTACTAGTAGATATGGTACACCTGTAGTTAATATGGCTTTAATACCTTTAATTATCAATTATAATGATAAAGGTATTACTGCATTTAATGCAGAACCAACAGTCAATATTACCTATCAACCTAGTGAATTTATGCAAGGTACTACTGTAAGTACTCCTAAAGTAGATAACAATACTATTCCTGTAAGTAATGTTAAAACATTAGAATTAAGTCCTACTAAGAAAGTTAAAGTAGATATAAGTACTTTACCTGTAGTAACTACTATTAATGGTAGTGAAATTAAAGCTTATATAGAAGAAGTTAAATCTACTAATAATTCTACCAAGAAAATTACTACTTTCTATTCCCCTTATATGGTATTTCCTAATGGTGAAGTTACTTATATGAATGGTAGAAGAGAATTACTTACTGATAAACAATTAGAAGAAAGTAAAAGTACTTGGGCTAGTACTATACAGGCTAATAAAGCTGCATTTATTCAAGCAGGTATAGTTAATGCTAAACCTCAAGAAGAAATTAAACCAGAAATTAAACCAGAAGTTAAAATTAATTATGATACTAATAATGTATTTATAGGTGGTGAATTTGGTACTGGCACTATTAATATTACTGATGGTTGGAGAGGTGTTAGTGAAGACCCTAGAGTTTGGAGTAAAGATAAAACAGTTCCTGTATTTAGTGAAGTTAAGATGAAAGATGGTAGTGTAGTAACTATTATATCTTATAGAAATGCAGAGAAGTTTGGTAATAATAGAGGTACTAATGGTATTATTATTAATGTAAAAGGTACTCTTACAGATTCAAATAAAGAATATATAAAGAATACTTTAATTAATACTGATTTTAGTAATAGTAAAGAAGAAGTAACTAAACAAGTATTAGATATATTAAATAATTCTAATACTAAAACTGTAATTTCAGCTACTCCTATTAATGTTGTAGATAATACTAAGTCTAATGCTACTCCTACAGGACCACAGAGTGCTGAGGAAGATTTATTAAAAGCAATGAGTTTACTCAATACTTATAATAAGGAAGCTCCTGATGGTACATTGGGTAAAGAAGAAATAAAGCCTAGAACAGATGTAGAAGAACAAACTGGTAGAAATGTAGATGGTAATATTGTAGTAGATAATCCTGAAGCATTAAAGAAGTGGAATGAATTAAGTAAGGATACTAGAGACTTACTTAAACTTATGAATATGAATGAAACAGATTGGAACAATATGTTACTAAAGCAAAGAGAATCAGAACTTAATTGTTTAAGCTAAAATAAAAAAGGGAGAAGGTGTAAACCTCCTCCCTTATTTTTTATTTATACCATCTTGCTGGTTCATCTGGATTTAATGAATTAACAATCTGTTTTCTGAATGGTAATAAATCTAAACCAATCTTTTCTGCTTCTGTATATCCTTTATATATACCACTATTAACAGTAGTTGTATATACAGATGGGTCAACTAAATTTAATATCTTTCTTAATTTAGTTATATAAGATATTGATGCAAATGGAGATTTAAAGAACTTCAATCCCTCATCAATCATTGAAGGACTAGGTAATAATACTCCCATATCAGTTCTTAATCTAAGTAAAGCATAACTTGACATTCTTGCAAACCAAGGTTTATGTTTACCATCATCGCCTCCTGCTACACCTAATGCAGCAATAATAGCATATAATGACCAATAGAAACCTAATTCAGTAAGACCTTTCTTTATATTACCCTTCTCAATATCAGATAAATGTTTCCATTGTCTGATAATATCAAACTCTGATTGTTTAAGGTCTTTCATAGATTGATATATAAATCTACCCATAGTCATATAATAACCTTCAGTATAGTCCTGTAAATCATAATTATATTTACCTCTACCAAATCTATTAAGATATAAAGGTCTCATCCAGTTTCTATAGAACATTATAAGTCTTCCTGCTGCTCTTTGTTGTAAAGCATTTTTATCTTCATCATTGTAGATACCATAATTCATATTCTGAACTGCTCTATTTTGATTACTGAATTTAATAATATCGGCTCTAGTAAAAGCACTACCATCCATCTTGGTAATACCTGGTTTTATCTGTAACTTAGCACCTAATTTAGGTTTATCTTTATTAATAGGAACTACTTCTAAAGCATCCCATAAATCAATAGAATTACCATTTTTATCCTTTAATTTATATCTTAATGCTAAAGCAATAGCAGCTCTATGTTGTACAAAATGGTCTCCTGCACTGGTAGTAAACCAAAGAGCATTACTATTAAATAATCTTGAAGCCCAAGTCTTTCTATTCCATTGTACATCTCTTACACTTGACTTATAATTCTGAGGAACATTAAATAATTCACTGAATAAAGCTAGTTTATTAGTCTTTATTCTATTACCAAATTCTCCTAAGAATGCAGGTAATTCCTTAGCATATATAGCTTCTGCTTTAGTTAACTCTGAATGATTAAAGAATTTACCACTAGTAGCTTCAATTCTATCAATAGTTAAGTTCTGTAATAAGTTAGCAGTACCAGTAAGAACACTTAAAGCTGTAGTACCTAATGATGTCATTCTATTCAAGAAATCTGCACCTTTAGCTACATCTACTTTACCTAAAGAACCTTCATCTTTATGAGTAATACCATAGACTTGCATTTCCATAAATGTATTTAATTTCTGCATAAAGTATGTAGAATCTCCTTTCTTAGTAAGTACATTATGTATCTGTCTTCCTAATACATTAAAATGTTCAGTCTTAGTCTTATTACCTTCTGTCTGATTAACTCTTCTTTCTGCTAATACAAGTCTTCCTACTTCAAGAGTATCAATAACTTCATTCATTCTATTAAAGTCATTTACCATAGCCATATAAGCTATCATAGATGATGTAGTATCAAGAGATAAGTCATTCATATCCTGCAAATCCTTAGTATAATATACTGGTAACCTCATTACCTGATTACCTTCAAAATCCATTACTACAGATTTATCAAGATACTCAACATCATCTTCTCTTCTTACAAGAGAATCTTTCATATTCTCCCAGAAGTATTTACCTTGACTAGATAATGAAGAACCAGTAAATCTCTGTAAGAAATCTCTTCTTATCTGGGGAGCTTTACCTACAGATACACTAGAAGAATTAGGTAATACACCATCAAGTTTAGACTTTAATTCCATCATATAACTATGATATTCTTTCTGTGCTTCTGTAAGTTTATTCCAAGCAGGATTAGCATACTTTTCTATAAGAGGTCTTCTATTACCAAATTTATCTTTATAGGTATTTTCCTTATACCATTCATTGATTTCATTATCTCTTGCAATCTTTTCAAAGCCTTCAGGATTATCTCCATATTTCTCTTTTAACTTTTTAAAGAATGTATTCTTAGTATTCTTATATTTACTCCACCAAATCTTTTGTACAAAATAACCTGTAAGATTACCATCTTCATCTCTTTCATACATAAAGGAAGTATCAGTTACTCCTCTATCTTCAAGTTCTTTGGCTTTAGCTTGAATTTCTTTAGCCATTTCAATAGTATCAAGTCTAGCTTCCCCTTTTTGCTTCTTTACAACTTGGTCATAAATCTGTAACATAGGGTCAGAAGAATCTGCCATTGAATCTAACCATCTATCAGCTAAGGTAATATCTCTATCCATAGAAGTTACTAATTCTTCTGCTGTATAAGTTTTCTTATATCTATCTCTACCAATAGTTATAGCTAAACCGTCACCAACAAATGGTCTTATAAATTCAGTAAACTTATCTTTAGCTATCTCATAGAAATCTGATGATAAGTCCTTTATTATAATATCATTCTGATTAAGAATATCCTTAATATTTTCTTTAATGCTATCATCTCCTTCTCTAGAAGCTTCATTCATCTGTTTTCTAATGTCATTCATAATGACACCATATGAATTAAGATAGTTTCTTACATTTCTAAGAGCTTTAAATTCTTCTTCTTTTGATAATTCACCACTACCAATTTTAGCCATTCTCTTTTCAAGATTACCAAGAACACTAAGACTATTATCCATATATTCAAGAATACCTTGTATCTCCTGATGATTTTGTAAATCAGCTTGTAATTTATTAATAAACACTTGTTGAGCAGCACCAAAATCTTTCTTATCACCATATACTTTCAATCTCTTTAGCTCTTGTTCAAGAATTCTTTCAAGTATCTTAGCTGATTTATTAACATTACTTGTAAGATTATATAACTTAGTATTATGTTCTTTAGTACTAATATTCATAGTATATCTGTTATTTACTATATCATTAGCTAAATCATATACTTGAACTTTAACTTCATTAATTATTTTATCAATATCATCAGTATTCTTATCTTTGAATTTATCTTTTACTTGATTAAGATACCTATCAAATAATCTTTTATTAGGATTAAATACTTCCTTATCATTAAGTACATCAGCCATAATCTTACCTAATGCTTCTACAGCCATTAAGTCAAGATTATTATTGTACTTATTCATATAATCTTGATATGTATCACCAAAGATTCTCTCAAGTATATTCTCATCACTAAGTACATTAGTCATTCTAGCTTTTAATGAAGTGTCTACTGCTTCTATTGCAAAGTGTGCAAACTCTTCTGGTAATACATCTTGACCTCTTTGACCTTTAGCTACTCTAATTAAAGTTTTTAAACCATTAGCAGTAGTTATTGCACAATCAAAATCTGTTATACCATTAATTCCTTGTTTTTCTTCAAGTTCACTTAATGCACCGACTCCTATACCCCAGTCAGATAATAGTCCTTCTAATCTCCTATTTAACTTACTATTGAATTCAATCTTATGAGCTATATCTTCTTTATTTTCTCTTATAGGTCTTATAGATAACTTTACTTTATCATCTACATTAGTTACTGTTGCAAAGAACTTACTTCTATAAGGACTATTTCTATTAAATGACACAGCTTGTTCCTCTAGATTCATTACATTAGTATAATTTCTAGCTACAGGACTATTATGCTGATTTAAATTTTTTAGCTGGCTAAGCTCATCTTTAAGACCATCCAAGCCAACTTTATACATTAGGTCTTCCATTAATGGATTACCTTCATTATCATATCTAACATTTGGAAATGTTTTATTAAACTCTGGAGATTTAACTCTCTGCCAGTAATATAATGCTTGTTTAGTATTTCCAAAATAACTTTTTAATTGTGTAAATAAAGAGGGGATATTCCCCTCTTTATTTGTTGGTATAAATGTACATTTACTCATATTATAATCTTGCTATTACATTATCACAGAATTTATTTCCTTGTTCATCCTCTGTTATAGGAGGAAGTTGCTCTAGTTTATCAATAGGTTGTGATTCAGTATAACCATTTTCAGCAGCTTTCTGTTTAATTACAGCAAGTAAACTTGCTTGTGCAGATTGCTGTTGTTCCATAACAAAATTAGCCATATCTTGATTATCTGTAATATCTGTATTATCAACATAATCATTAAGATTAGCTTTATATGCTTGTGGTTTAGGTACTACTGATTCCATATCTTCACTAGCATTACTATCATACTCTACATATTGATTCTTTACTCCTAAAGGTTGTATTCTTTGATAAGAAGCTATTAAATCTTTAGCTTCATTTACTCTTTCAAAGTATAAATCAGCCCCCTTATAATTAATATGAACATAAGGTAAATATTCAGGAGCATTTTTATCATCAAATGGTTTAGCAATTTTTTTATCATCCATAGATGAATTGAAATCAACTTTAACATCAAAATTTTCTGTTTCAAGATTAACTTCACTTACATAAGATGCCCCAGTAATGTCTGGTACTAATGTTCTATCATCTAAATGATTTCTAAAATATTGACCTATAAAAGTAGTTACATCAGCTTTCTCAAAGTACATATCTTCAAGAGTTTCTATATAATTACCAGTATTCTCTTTTACTGCTACAGGAGCTAAATGACTAAATCCATTAGGACTAAAACCTAAACCTTTATAATTGCAGTAAAGAAATAACTTAATAGCCATATCCCTACATTCATCATTAATATTCATAAGTGTTTCCCAACTTCTAATATAGTCTTGCTTCTGTATATCAGTAATTCTACCTACATTACTAAAGGTAAGAGATGGTGCTGGATTATATTTAGTAAACTTATTATATTTTACTCTGTTTATAATAGGTAACTGAGATAACTCTGGATGAGCTTTTTTGAAAGCATTAAACTCAGCAGGGAATTTAGTGATATAATATTTTCTTTCAGATATAGGATTACCTTCCTCATCTTTATAATTATATTCACTAGTTTCTGCTAGCATATAACTGATAAAATCATTATATATACTATTTCTCTGCTTTTCATTTAAATTACCATATCTAGTCATATCTTTTATAGTACTTATAATACTAGTATAAGTATTATTATAGTATGGAAAATACTTATTGAATAACTTCTCAGTAGATTCTACACCATAGGTAAAGAATGCCTGTAATATAGGTAATGGACTATTAATAATACCTTCTTCATTTAAATTAAATGAAAGTAATCCTAATATTCCTGTAAGAGAGTAATTAGCATCTTTTATAGGAGCCATCAATAATTTTTCAACTTTCTCAATATTAATTATATCTGAAGAGATATAAGGTCCTGCTCCACCATTTTGAGTATCAGCTCTAGTAGCATTAGTAAATTCATTCAAATCACCTGCTAATTTATTAAGTCTTGCAAACATAAAGCCTACTTTTAATTGATTAGCATAGAATTCATGACCTTCACTAGTATTAGCTGTATCTGCATCTTTTCTTGCTATAATATTACTTGCTAAGTCTTCATCTTTAAAATTATAATCTTCTATTTTAGTATAGTAATTATTAACATTAGTACCATTATTATAGTTCTTATATTTATTAATAGTATTAATAATAGCTTCTGCTAATGATACTCTATTATTCTGTACTTCTTTTACTATATCTCTTACAATAGGTTGATTAATTATAAGTGACATAGTATTAATTCCTACACCCATTCTTAATAATGCAAATGCACTAGAAGCAGTAATTTCATTGAAGTTCATATCACCTGCAATAGGGTCTTTTGCATTATCTACAAAGGCTGCCAAGAAACTAGCAATATTTCTGGTAATAAACTCATTATCTGCATTCTTAATATCATGTAAAGAGTTATATTTATGACCATTAAATGTCAACTGATATTCACCTTTAATACCAAGTTTAGTCTGCTGCATTAATGCATGAGAAGCATTATTAGTAGCAGCCATAGGGATAAGTGATGCACCAGACATATTTCTTTGATGAAGAGTAACCCAAGTAGTAGGTACTAATGGATTAAGTTTTTCCTTATATTTATCTGCTAAATTATCAAGTTCATCAAGACTAAGTTTCTCAAGTCCTTTTAAACCTCCTAATTTAGTAAGAGTTTCTTTATCAACATTATATAAGATAGTATTAATTCTAGCAGCCTTTTTTGGTTTATCAAAACCACCAGGTTCTAGAATACTCTTAGCAGTATCTTTATGTGATAATACACTCCACATAAGGTCAATCATCAAAGAATCTCTTTGTTTCTTACTATTAGCCTTTGCATTATTATAAATACTTAACTTGTCATTTCCTTCTATTTTATCAAAGTCATAATCATATGTACTAAAAGAACTATTTATTAAGTACTTGGATTTGTTCTTATTAAACCATTCAGAGAATCTTGTTTGAGCAGTTTCAGATAAATTATATCTCTTGACATTACTAGATTTTAACCATCCTTTAAACTCTTCAGTAATATCTTCCATTTCCCAAAGTTCAAGATTTTCACCTTTATAATATCTATTAATATAATCCTGTAAACCTTCTCCAAAATTTCTATCAATTTCTTCAAGAATATCTTTACTTGATTCTAACTGATAAAAATCATCCCAAGCTTTCTTAATGTTATAGTTATTCTTAGTAAATAAACTATGAAACATTATATAGACTTTATCAACATCATAGTCACTTCCTGCTAAAGAAGTAATCTCTTTAGGTAGTATAATTACACTACCTACTTGTCTAGGTAAGAATCCCTTTATTCTAATATGTTGCATAGAATATTTATCCTCAGTAGGAACTCTATAACCTATTACTTCTCTATACTTTTCTGGTACTATATAATTACCTTTACTATCCTTTTTATTAATATCAAGTTCATGAGTATTAGGGTCTAATAAAGTATTATATAATTCTTCTGTTGGACAAGGAAGATAAGCTTCAAAATATTTAATAGAGCCATCTTCATTATAAACAATTTGAGGTTGTTTACTTTCATCAAGACCAAAAGGAGAAGCTTGAATTAATGCTCCACCATTAATCTTCTGCTTAGTAACCCTATTCTTTAATATACTGTTAAGTAATGCTTGTATCCTTAAAGTCTGTGAAGGGTCTATAAGAGGAATATTAAAGTTACCATTCTCATCAAGAGTTAATGCTCTAATTAAGTCTGTTCCATATCTAGGATTACTTCTTACTTCTCTTATAAGTTCTTTCTCAACTTCATGAATATCATTAAACTTATCAGATACTTCCTTAAAAGCTTCTTGAATATTAGCAGTATTGATAGCATTAAAATAATTCATCCATTCTTCTTGTGTAAATTCCCTATCTTTATATTTTAATTTAAAGTTAGGGTCTCTATTAGGATTCATATCAGAACTAATTAATCTTCTAATCTGAGTACCTACAAGTTGTACTTTATCAATACCATGTTCAGGAGTAGATGTCTGAATACCATAATCATTATAATCAAATTCATGTACTACATTTGGATTTTCTTTACCATTAAGCCTGGTTACATTTTCCAGGACAGTCATAGTAGAAGCATAATTTGTAGCATCATTAAGATTAATAGTACCTTGTAAGCCATCCTTTACAGCACTTTCAAACATAGCAGAATCTATATCATTCTTTACCATAAAGTCATTAAGAGCTTGCAATTTACTTGAATGAAGTATTTGACCAAACATTGCTCCTGTAAGGAGAAGGAACTCAGAATTCTTATGTTGAGTAGGAACTTTCATAATTCCACCCATACCATCAGGTTGATTCTTCTGAGTATAAAGATATGGTTTTCTTGTATTCCAAAGTACTAAGAAATCACTTGCAGTCCACTTATTATTCATAATATTATTGTAGGCTGTTTCTTCTGCATCAGACCACATACCTGCCATAATTTGAGTAGACCTAAATGATGGTAATGTATTATAAGCTTGTGCATCTGCTACATTGACTTTATTAAATATAGACATAATAGCAGCTTTATCATAAGCAGTAAAGGCATCATTCTTATCTTTAACTCTGGCTTCAAGTATCTCATTAATACTATCCATACTATTAGCAGGAAGAATATTATCTTTAAGATAAATAACTCTTCTAGTAGTTCTTCTACTTCCATCATTGTTTACTAATACTGATTTACCATTCCAAGTAGCAAGAGTATTAAGTCTTTCTGCTGGTGCATGGTCTTGCTTATTTCTCTTTTGGAAGTCCTCAAGATTTTTATAATAAGCTAAATCAGTAGTTGTAAGTTCAATAAATTGAGAAGTAAAATAAGTACTATTCCAGAACCATTCTCTCATTCTATCATTCATTCCTTCCTCAGAATAAACATTTACATGCTTAAATCTAGCATTCTTCTCTGTACCAATTCTATCATAAAGACCAATATCCTTATAGTGTTGAATAGCCTCTTTAAATCTACTATCCATTATAGACTTAATAGTATTTTTAATTAAGTTATCAACTTCATCCATAGATATCTGTTTAGCTTCATCTATAGCTTGAAGGAATGTATTGCCACTTTGACCTTTCTGATTTAATTCAGGGAAGAACTTAAATTCTGCACCTCCCATCTTTTTACCATTCATATCAAAGTTAGCAATAGGGTCTATATGATTATCTGTAGTAGCTCTTTCTTTAACAAGATTAATTCTATCAATCTCCTGATATACTAAGTCTTTAAACTTATCAAGTAACTTCTCTTCATATCCCTTTTTATATCTCTTGAATTTAATAAACTCAGCAGATTGTGCATCAGATAACATAGGTACTTGATAATAACCATAAGTTTCACTTCCACTTCTGTCTGCTGCACCAGTCATATACATATTATATAAGGCTAATGTAGCATCTAAATCTGTCCAAGCATTATATTCCTTTCTATTATATTGAAGAAGTACTACATGCTTTAAATTACTTCTTACTTCTGCATTATTTTCAATTTCTTCTAATATACTATTTCTCCATTTACCATTCTTATTAAACCAATTACATACTCTATAATCATCAAGTACCTGTTTATAAGTATCTTCTCTCTGTAACTTCTTAATAAGAGTTGTTACATAAGAAGGATTAATATGAGCATACATAGTTTTATCACCTTGTCTTACACTAGATTCAATAGTATCTTCATCTACTTTATTGATTACTTCTGCAATATTATTAAAGGCAGTACCATGAATATTAAGTAAGTCTATATATTCACCATCTTTAACTTTCTCATTACCTTTATTTAAGTCATAATAAATAGTTCTTAAATTACTTAATAAGACATTAACTGCTGGCTTGAAAGCTTTATTATCTAAGTTAAACTTTAATGCATTTTCAAGTGTTTCTGAATCTACACTAGCACCTAACATATTCATAGCTTTCTTAATTCTTGCTATATTTTCATCAGTAAGATTTTCAACAATAGTTTCTCTGTCTTCAAATATATCAAGTAATTCATTAACTAAATCAAGACCTACTTTAGCATTCTTTAATTGAATGTCTCCATTCTTATCATATATACTATCTGTAGTAAGAACATTACCATATTCATAGTTATCTCTCCATTCATCAAAATAATGTGAAGTACCTTCTGCACCATTAATAGACATTACTTTAGTACTTGTAGAGGTATCACTATTAGTACTTACTTTCTGAATAAAGTAATTGACATAATCCTTTCTATATGCTCTATAAAACTCAGTAAACAGTTGATTATCATTATTTAATTCATTAATAATCTGCTTTACCCAAACCTTCTTTTTACTAAGTTGTTCAAGCATAGGAATCATATCTTCAGCACTAATCATATTTCTAAGAGCCTGTATTAATTCTGAATGTACATAACCTGCATTAAGATAGATATTATCTCCTAAATCATCTCTATCAACATTGCCTGTAGAATCATATCTTACCATATTACCTATGGCTTGTCTAACTCTAGCAGTAAGACTATCAAAAGTAGCTACCTGTCTAACATCAGTCATCCATCCATCTTTCAAAGATTCTTCTTTCTCAAATACATCTCCTTGATTAGTTTGTTTACCATCCTCATTGAAAGTATCACTATTCTCTTGAGTATTAAGTACAAAGTTACTATTTAAGTTAACAGAAATACCCTCAGTTAATGCTAAGTTTCCTAATGCTTCTTCTGCTAATACTTGAAAGTTATTAAGTACATTTTGAAAAGCTTTAGTTTTTCTTTCTGCAACATTTCTAGCTATATTAGTAGCTATCCTATCATCAAGATTAGGTTTAATACTTAATATTTGTTGCTTTTCTATAGCTATCTTTGTCTCTAAAGGAGCATCAGCATATACTTGAAAAGCTTTTCTTACTTCCATCATAATACTCTGTACACCTTCAGACTTAATAACACTGAATCTAGTAATTTTCTTTCTACCAAATAATAAATCATTCTTTACTTTAGGATTAGTTTCTGCTTGGATTTTATCATTATAAGAAGCTAATTTATCCTTTAATTTACTATTTACTATAGATGAAAACATTCTAGTAATTCTTTCTACTCTATGTTTTCTTTCTATAGGAGACATCTGTCTAGCACATCTAGCTAAATCCTCAGCATATGATTTATTATCTTCCTGTATAGGAGTCTCTTCTTGTGTAGAAGTAGTATCTTGTTTTTGATATATAGGAATATTAACTTTAGAACCATCAGTTTTCTTTGTAATAGTCCTTTCTCCTACTTTAATCATATTTCTACCTACATTATCAAGAGCTTTAATACCTTCATCTGATATAGAACCCCAAGTAGAAACTTTAGCTCCTTCTGGTATTAATTTAACTAACTCTTTAAATAAAATTTTTCTTTCTTCTTTAGTAGTAGAAGTAGTATTTTCTGCATTATATTTAGATCCTTCTTTTGCAGTTTTAAAATGTACAGAATAAAAATTATCCTCTACATCTTTAACTAATTCAAAATAACCTTTTGAATGGTCTTTAAGGTAAACTCTTAAAGTCTTATTTGATTTTGTAGAGTCACTTTTCCAAGGTTTATCATGCTGCTCTACATCTACTAAGGATTTATCTACGTTATTAATATTCTTTAATAGATTATTACTATCCTGTACAGGAGATAAAGCTTTATTAATCTGTTTAGTATTATAATCTAAATTTCTACCTTGTTTAAATACATTATATTCTTTTTCAAAATAATCTTCTAGAGCAGTCTTTTTAACTATAAGAGTCTTAGTATCAGTCTCTATAGCAGTAGTATCTAATTCATTATATTTACCAGATTCTACTAACTCCCTAAGAGAGTTAGGAATAATCTTATTCAAAGCATCCCAATATATATCACTAGTAATGTCAGTAACATTACCTCCCTTAGAATTAAATAAGTCCCAAACTTTTCTTGTAGAACTCCCATAATAAATAACAGAAGCAGAATTTCCAGTTCTAGGACTAGTCCAGTCTATTCTAATTTCTGTACCATTAACTCCTGGATATATACTTACTTTATTAGTCCCCTTATTAAACTTACTTTTATCAAAAGTAGTACTTAAAAGTTCTTCTCCTTTTTCAGTAAGAAAACCTTTATCTTTACCTTCAGTATTAACATAATCTGCTATATTAGTACTCCTTACAGGAGCCACAGGACTTTGTTTATCTTTACTTAATTGTGATTGTATAAATTTCTCTATCTCATCTTTTGTAGGCATTGTAGGTTCTTCACCATCTTTAAAATTAGCACTTTGCCAAGCACTAATCATAGACCTTACCATATCAAAAGTCTGCATACAATCATACTTGTCTTTAAACTCACTTAAGAAATTCTGTACTATTCTAATATTATCTCCAGTGAGTAACATACAATGTATTGCCATATTCTTTATATTTAATTAAATTATTTGTTTGCAAAGATACAACTTTTATAGTTAGTTGCAAAACTTTTTAGTAAAAATTAAAGGTACTATAAACAAATCGCTTATAGTACCTTCTTAACATTATTAACAATTAAAACTATTGAACAATGTATTTAGTATTATCAATAATAAGCCATTTAATGGTATTAATATTGACTAATCTTACATTGTTTTCTGAATCCTCAATATCCATATCAATACACTGATACTTACCATCTCTAGATTCAAATTGAATTTTATATCCTCTAAGAACTCTATCTTCTCCTTCAACAATCTTAGGAATAGGATTATTCATAAGAGTATAAAGAGTTTTCTTAGCCCAATCTGCTACACCTTTCTTTGAATTTTTAACCTTATCAATTTCTTGGCATATTTGTTCAGCTAGAGTATCTACTTCTGTTTTAAATTGTTTAGCACTTTTAGCTTTATCTTGCTTCTTAAAACATACAGTAAATACCTTACTACTATGAATATTCTCCCATATACTTCTAATTCCAGGAGTACCATCTTTCTTGTCTTCTTTAGTAACTTTTATTTCTGTAGTATACCCATCAGCAGTATTACAGAAATTATGAAGATAATCCTTATCAATAGCTACTTCATTTTTACTTTCAAAGTGTTCAAAACACTACTACCAAGAATATTCTTTACTCTATAATGAGAACTTTCACTAAGAATATCACCTTTTTTAATTTCTTTTTCAATCATAATTCCTTTTTCAAACATAATTATAAATATTTATTATTAATAAAATCTTGATGCATTGGATGTGCTAAATCATACATCTGTGGGTCAACTATCTTGTTATCTCTAAGTTCAAAGAAATGTTCCCAAGCTTCTTTAAATCCACACATATATAATTCTGTTTTAGTACTATTAGGTAATACTACTCTAGCCTGTTGTGGTTTCCAACCTTCTTTAAGAAGCTTAAAATAGGTAGCCTCTGCTGTAAGAAGATGTATCATAAAATCATACTCAACATTTTTACTAGTATAGAAATTATCATGATAATTCTTTTCAGTATAAGTACCTTCTTTTATAGCTAACCAACAAGGTTTAATAAATGTAACTTCATTATTAAACTTATCTTTATTATAGGCACAAAAACGCTGAGATTCCTGAATAAAAGACATTGTTCTATGTCTTACTACTTCATGACTTACAGCTCTATTAGTAATAAGTTTTACTGTATATCTTTTAGGATAATATTCATTATCTTCTGAATTAAAGTATTCTCTAATATATGATACTTTCTTTTCTAACTCTAGCCAATGTCTATAATTAGTAGTAAAGTAGGCATAATTATCTACTGTTTTACATTTAATCCATTCTACATTATATAAATTACAAAAGATTAAATCTTCAGCAAATGTCTTAAGTAAAGTAGTAGGAATTTTAAAGTGAATAGTACCAAATTCCATAGGAGCAAGATGCTTCATCTTAAGAAGCTTATCTATGAAAGATGCTGCACTATCTTCTGTAATTTTATCTTCACTCTTATAAGCTACTCTAGTACATTTCTCTATATGTTTATAGATACCAGACATACTAAAATCTGTCTGATTACAGATTTCATAACTTTGATTAATTAACCTCATATTATTCTAAATTAATACATTTATCATCAACTACCCAACCACTTAAATCATTAAGTTTAGTTTGGAAATTATTAATACTCTTTCTATGTTTATATTCTTCAAGAATAGCTCTAATCTGTTCAGGAGAATACTTCTGAGAATCAAATGCTGTGAGCAATTTATTATCATCATTTTCATCCCCTTCACTAATTTCAATAGTAGTAGTTTTACTCATAGTAATACTTACAGTAACATCTACTTTAATTTTCTTTGGTTCAGAGTTTAATTCATTAAGACTTCTTTCTTCACTCTGCATTAATGTTGGTGTATTACTCATCACTGGTTTCTTTTAAATTATATAATTCTTTATATTTATTAAAAATACCCCTAATTACATTTTCTCCTATAGGATTTTCTCTTTTACTATCTCTTTCAAGACATACATCTAAAGGTATATTTGTAAAATCTTTAATTTCAATTATATACTTATCATTATTATCTTTGAAAGTATCATTCATTATTGAAACTACTTCTTTTAAATATCCAGTTTCTTTAGGATTAAGATTCATTTCATCTATAATGATAGTATCAAACTTAAAGTTTATAGCATTCATCAACATAGTACCTTTACAAGCTTTAATATAATCTTCTCTTGCAGGAACCCAGTATTGACCACTCATATTTCTTAAATCATCTCTATTAATTCTAATAGAATGTTCTGGGTCTTTAAGAACCTCTTGTTTAGCCCAAGTACTCTTACCACTGGCAGGAATACCTCTTGTAAGAATTATTCTTTTCATTTTATACTATTTGATTGTTCTACAATAGCATCTTTAAGTTCTTTAAACTTCTGAGATACTTTTTTATCTACTAAATTATTTTCAACAAATGCACAACTACAAGTATATGTCATATAAGCATCACATATCTTCTTAGCCATATTATAAATAAGTCTTTTCCTATTATTTCCCATTATTTTAATAATTTAAGAACTTCTTCACATTTATGTTTAATTTCTTGAGCATAATTAGCAGCTTCACTACTATATTCACTACAATAATCTATAATATTATTAGCAGTACTTTTAATGGATACTAAAGCTAAAAAAGACTCTCTTAATTTATCTTTTTGTGTCATATTAAGTTATATTACATAATACCTTACTAAAATCTGAATATCCATTAATAATATCATTAGTAAACCATCTTATAAATGCAAGATTATGATTATTTTCTTCCATTTCTTTATAAATCTCCTTATATTCAATTAACTGTTCAATAATATCACTTTTAGGATTCTTCAGTACAGCTTTCTCATATTCTACTATTTTATTTACAATATGATTAGTTTCTTTATCTAAAGAATTAATACATTCAGTTAAATTATCATAAGTCAATTCTGTATAGCCATCTTCATAACCTGTCCATATAGGAGCAATAGCTTCTACTACTGCTCTATAAATAGGATGATTTCTACTAAAAGACATAAATAATAAAGGAGAGTCTTTTGAACTCTCCTTCTTTACTAAATAAATATTTAAATAGTTAATCATTCTTATTTTCTTTTAATTCAATATATTTATTAATATACCATTCAGCTTTTTTCTTATCTTGAATATCAGTACCTTTATTATTGGCTCTCCATAGATATTTAAAAGCATTCAACTCACAGAAAGCTGCTGTTTTATCTTTACCAAATATATCAAGCATTACATCAATACATTCATACTTATTATTTTTATAATGAGAAGGATGATTAACCATTTCTTTTTTATTTTTTGGTAATTTTATAAAATATTGTTCACTTTCTTCATTAGACCAATAATGGTTAACTTTATTTTGATCATCTGTTATATATCCATCTAATTCACTAATATAAATTTTACCTGAAGTATAAGCTATATCTTTTGGATTATTATCCATTATAACATCTTTAATGCATTCGAATTTATCTCCTTTTTTAATAATCATATTACTATTTATTTAATTGTTAAAATACTCTTTGGTTCTGTAAGGAGGAAGAATATTACCAAAATAATCCTTGTTCTTGAATTTTCAATTTAGCTAAGATTTTATTTGCTTCTTTAATATAATATTTATAGTTAATATTTTTAGGGAATTCTTTTATAGCTGTAATATCATTACATAATGTAACTCCAGATGCTGTAAGCATATTAGCAAACTTTACTATTTTATTACCTTCTACTTCACATTTATAAAGATAACCACCATTAGTAGATACATAATATCTATTAATATGAGTAATAAACTTATTCATATATTGTACAGCAAACTTTTTATCTACTTTTTGATATGTAATAAATTCATTAATATCCTTACAATTTCTAATAGTTTCTTCTACAGGTATATTATCAGCTAAATTAGCATTAATTGCTTTAGGAATAATCATTGGTTGCATACCTTTACCTAAAGTTACACTATCAATAAATAAACCTTTTTTCTTTAATAATTTAGGATTTTTACTATCTTTATATCCTTCAATAACACCTAAATAATCATTAATAGCAAATTGATAAAATCTTTCAAATCTATCTTCTTCAAGTTCTAGTCTAGTAAGATTTTCCCACCATTTACATACATCCTTAAATTTCTGTTCATCTTTCTTTTTTCTAAGAACAAATAAACCATCAGTATTTGCTTGAATAATCTGACAACCTATTGATATTAACTTTTCAGCTAACATTAATAATAAAAGCTGTCCATTAATTCTAATTCTCATTACTGTCTTAGGAGAATAACACCAAGAAAATTCTGATTGAAGATTACCACTTAATCCATTAATACTTAACTTTAATGTTAAGTTCTTAAGCTTATTACCATTATGTTTAGCTTCAATTCTTTCATCTTTAATTCCTTTATATACTTCAAGAAATTCTTTACCAAGATGAGGAGGATAAAAGCCATATTCAATAATAAGACTTGGATACAATGAGGCAACATCCACATCACTTATAACTTCATCTTCTTTGGCAATAAATATACTAGGTTTATTAACAGAATGAATACCTCCTACTCCAACAGAATACTCAAGATTATCCATAAGAAAATGTTTATTATAACCTTTTCTATCAGGAGAAACAACTTGTTGTTTCATTTCATTAAGTAAATCTTTTAGTATAGGATTATCAAACTTAATAAAAGGAAGAATAATTTCATTTAATGCTATCTTATCACAAGGACTTCTTAAATCTTTTATATCATTCCAAGTTTTATGTGTTTTCTCTAGATATTTAGTTTTAAGAATCTCCATACCTAGATTAACACCATCTTTATTTAAAGCTTTAATTCCATATTCTTCCTCAATATTAAGTCTCAATTTAATATCATTTTCACATTTATAAAGTAATTCCTCAGTTGAATTAACATCATTAATATTATATTGTATCATCTTTGGAATATCCTCTTCTGGTATAGGAGCCTCAAAATCACCATCATATTCTTGTACATTAGAATATTTCATAGTAACTTGCATTTCTTTCAAACCAACTCTAAGTTTCTGTGAAAATAACATTGTAAGCAAATCTAACGTTTCAAAGTTATTAGCATATTTCCATCTTTTCCATTTCTCTAAATCACCTTTGATAATAGTTTGACTTAATTGAAATAAGTTATATTCTATATCTAACCTAGTACTCTTTTTTAATGTTTCTTTATATTCAATTATAAAATTAACTATTGGATTATCATAATGAATATTATTATATCCACAAAATATATATCTTTTATCAAGAAAAAGAGGCACTAAATCAACTAAATTATTCTTTCTATTAGATAACTCAAAAAATTGAAATTCTTTTGTTTCAGTATTTTTAATAGTTAAACTAAAACAGTTAGGAAATATTTCTATATCATATACTTGAACTATTAAATCCTTAATTATCATCTTTTAAATTCTAATTTATTAAAATCTAATATATATTTATATGTATTAAAGAAATTAGAACCTAATAAACCATGTACTATTACACCTTTATTCTGCTTAAGCCAACTAAATGTATGTTTAATTGTACTACTACAAACAAATGTTTCTTCAAATTTCTTATTATTATAATAAAGATCTAAAACACCCATTTTATCTGTAGAACATTTACCGTTAGCTCCCCATACTTCAAAGTTTTTTCCAATATAGGAAACATTTAATTTATATTTATCTATAATATCAGCATCAAGCATAGATTGTATACAGCCTGTATCTAATATAAAGTTTAATTTCTTTTCTCCAATATAGAATGTTATTATTGGTAGATCACATAATTCCATTGATTGTTTAAAAGACATTACATCTTTACCTTTAGCATAGGCAGCATACATAATGTATGCTCCCATAACTGCTAAAAGAACAATAATACTAATACCAATATAAATCATTAGTTTGTACTACCAATACCCCCTCTATTATCATTATTAAGATTATCTACCTTAATAAGCTCTACACCATTACTAAATAACCATTTAAGCTTAGTTAAAATACCTGCATTCATCTTAGGCATAATCCTAAATTGACAAATTCTAGTACCCTTTGGAATTTCCACAGCTTTAAATGCTTTAGCAATATATCTCCATTCATCATCATTTCCCTTATAGGACTCATCAATAATTCCTTGAGAATTAGCAAGTTCAATATTCCACTTATTAGGTGTAGAACTTCTAGGAAGTACATAAGCTTCAAATCCTTTAGGAAGTTCCATAGCAATACCTAGAGGAAGATATTTAATCTTTCTAGATTGTACTTCTGGACCTGTAAATCTTACATCTTCTGCAAGTTTTAAATCAATCCAATCACCCTGTTCAATGATTTCTGGCATACAGCCTTTAGTAATCTCCTTAACTTTAATCTTTAATTTCATTCTTTTTTAATTTAAAATATTAAACTATTTTTGTAATTTATAAGTTATATCAGTAAAGACAGTTTCATAATCTGTAAACTCTCCTTCTGTTTTTATTCCTTTAAGACTATATAATCTTTGATTAGTAGTCTTTGAATCTAAACCTCCTAGATTAGATATATAGGAACCTACTTTAAGATAATCTAAACAACTAAAGAAATCCCCATATAGTTTCATAGTCATATTAAGGTCTCTACCTATATATAAGGCAGTTTTAAGATTACTGTCTTCTTTAGTCATCTTAATATAGTACCATAACATAGGTAATTCTTCCCCTTCTCCCATAAAGCATACACAAGTAATACCTTTATTAGCATTAATAAGATTATCTAATTCCTGTATATTTAAATCTTTACCTTCATCTTTCCAAAGATTTTTCTGGTTACAGTCTTTACAATGAACTTTACATCCAGATATAGCAATACATAAAGTGATTTCATCAGGAATTTCTTGAAATGTTACTTTTGCATATTGATATTTCATTTTTCATACCATTTAGGATTTAATTGCTCAAATCCATATTTAACTAATTCTCTAAAATAATCCCAACTAATTAATTGTAGAGGTCTATCTCCTATAAATTCAAGATTATAACATTCTTCTTGATAATCATATCTAAAAGTAGCTAATACTATACATAATTCTTTACTTTTAAATAAATCCTTATGTATTCTACAACCAGTATTCTTAGGATAACAATAAAATTCATGATTTAGTTTTATGTATTCATTTTCCTTACCATAATAAAGATTAGGATACCATTTAACTATATCATAAGATACAAAAGGAGGCTTGTTACCTACATAACTAGCCTCCCTAAATTCTAATACACCTATTCTTTTAGATTGTATCATGATTAATTATTTTATTTATAGTAGCATAAGATTGATTTCCTACAAGTCTATTATATTCTTGGTCTTCATTTAAAAAGATTAAAGTAGGAATACTTCTTATGTTATATTTTCTTATTAAATCCTGATTATTGTCTTCCTCAATATCAATACTCTTCATATCTGTTTTATATTCTTTAGTAATTCTTTCTAAAGTAACAGATAAAGCTTTACATTGAGGGCAACTATCAGATTCAAATTTTAATATCTTAATCATTGTTTACACATTAATATTTTTATTATATACTCTAGTTCCTGCTTCTATTTGTCTGTCCATACTAAATAGTTTAATAGGTCTTAAATCTTTTCTACCTGAATTTTCATTCTATTTACAAAATATTTTTGAATATTTTCTTTTGATTCTTGTGAAAGAGACTGTATTAATTCTAACATTAGTTTACTATTGTTTATTCCAATAGTTTTATAAAAGTGTTGTTCATATAAATATCTCATATATGCAGCTTCTGCTTTAGTATTAAAACTTTTACTATAAAAATGTTTATTACCAATTTGAATTTCTGCTCTATATTTATTATCTCTTTGCAAATAATAGACTCCTTTTAAACCTTGAACATTATCAATTCTTAAAGAAGTATTAGCTAATTGTTGAGTTCTAAATGATTCTCTTAAATTATACTTTCTATTATCTGTAGAATCTCTATTAATATGGTCTATTTCAGTATTAGGATTACCCATAACTAATCTATGAAAATATATAGTATGACCAGTAACTAAATAAGGAGATTTTTTAATACCTTTAAATACAGTTCTCCATTTATGATTTACTAAATATTTAATGTCTTCTAAATCAAATTTAAAAGTATTTTGAACTTCTCCTGTATTTGTATAGGTATCTATTTCTCCATAATTAGTATATGTTCTAATTTCATTATCATCCCATACAGTTCTAGGATTATTATCTAATACTTTACCATATTTGTGGTATTGTTCATAATGCTTTTTACACATTCCAAGTCTTAACTTAGATACTTCTCTACCACACACTTTACAAATTTTAATTTTATTCATATTCAAATTATTTTAGGAATTGACTATACCACCATCCATAAAGGATGCCCCTTGGTAGTCGATGAGGGCTTACTTTAAAAAAAGTCTATCCCTGCTGATTATCCATTGTTACATCTTTAAGATTTTTACACTTTGGTACTTAAAGCTTTAGGAACTCCCAGCATATTCAGGGTTTTCAATAAATATTACTATTTAAGGGGGCATTTATGTCTACCCAATTATTCTTGTATATTGAGATATATTTTTACTATGACATTTAGGACATTCTACTATAGGATGCTTAGTAATATAACCACAATCTTCACATTTACTATTAGGTATATTAAAAGTAAAATATGAAGTACCTTCTTTAATAGCATAATCTATCAATTTTAGATATTGTTCTTTACTTAAATGCTCTTCTAAATTAATATGACAAGCAGAACCTCCATCTGTATATTGATAAGTAGACTTTCCATGTAAATACATCTTATCTAATACACTTATATTAGTATCATTCTGTAAGAAGAAATAAGAATTATATAGATTTCTATTAGAAGGAACAAAATAATTATCTTTTTTATCCCAATTATAATTTTTACTAGCAAGAGACTCTGCTGGAACTACTTCGCTATTAAATAAGAATGGTCTTTTCTTATCATTAATTGAATGTAAAGCATTTTGCTCCTTTATAGTAGAGAGAATAAGCTGAAGGAATTCAATATAATCTTTATTATTATTTACTTTAAGACCTAAGAACTCAGCAGCCTCATTAAGACCATTAATTCCTATAGTAGAATAAAGCTTCTTAATATGAATATAACCAGCATTACAACAAGTAAACATTCCTGCATCTTCCCAATCATATAATATTGTTTTATATGCAATATGATACTTATATACTCTCTCAAGGATTTTTGATAGGTATTCTGATAAAGACTTGTGGTAGGTTAAAGGGAATTGGTTACCTATATTTAGTGATTTATACCAATCTTGAACAATTCTATTAATATTAAGAGTAATTACATTACAAGAACCTGTCATAATACCTGTCAATCCTGATGTAGGACTAAATGTATTTTTATCTACTTGATTTCTTAACCTACAACATGAAGCTAAACTATCAGCACTATCACTAATATAAGTAAAGAAACTATGTTTTTCAGCATACATTTCTGCACATAAATCTTTATATTCTTTATTAATAATATTTTTACCATTATGTACCATTGCAAATGTTTCCACTGGAAAAGCTACTATTGCTTTTGTTCTAAGTTTATTAAACCATTTCATAAACAATCTTTGCAAAGTATCTATTGCTTTCCATTCTGGTTTAGTACCATCAGGATAATAGAATTCTCCAAACATTGCTTTAAAATAAGTTTTATCAAAATATGAAATATTTGTAAATGGGCTTTGGTATGACCTATTACCAGCAGGTTGATTAATACCCCATACAAATTGACTAAAGGCTTTATAGATTCTATCTCTTACTGTTCTTTGAATTTTAATATAAGGACTAGTAGCACATAAATCTAGCTTATCATACCATTTATCTCCAAATTCCATAATAGTATAATAATTTAAAGCTATAAAATAAGAACCTACTGCTACTGCACCCTTACATTGAGAGGACAATGTAAATATAAGATTAGTTAATTGACCACTAAATGACTCTAAATCATTAGGTGGAGTAGGAGTTACTCCATCAATATTACCTACACCTTCTAACATTAAAGGATAGAGACTTACTGCCATACAATAGAATTTAGGTACAGGAGTACTTGCTTCATCATTAGTATAAATAATATGATTATTTAAATCTTTTTCATATTGCTTTGCTAATTCAGGAAACAACTCATTAAGTTTATCCTTCATTCTTTGTCTTTGAATAAGTCTATTTTCATCTTTATATACTTCTGACTCAAGAGATGCTACATTTTTAATAGCAGTATTAGCATTAGGGTCTGTATTACTAGAAGTTGCTGCATTTTCCTGATTATTCTTATATTCTTCCATATATTGTAATCTCTTAATTCTAGTTCTAGCATCTTTATGTTTTTCTCTATAAAGAATATAAGATTTAGCAATATTAGGATAATTACCCATAAGATAATATTCTACTGCATCTTGAATACTTTCAGTGTTAATATTATCAGTAGTAAAGGCATTAGCAAATTCTTTAAACTCATTCTCATTAAATTTGTCTTCTTCCTTACAGGACTCAAAAGCCTTTCTAATAGCATTTACTATTTTATTTGAATCCCATTTAACTTTACTACCATCTCTTTTTATTACATATGTCATATATTATTTTAATTAAACATTATTCCATTTTATCTATCCAAGTTCTCAAATCATTTGAACTTTCAATATTTATTCCCATAGGAACTGTGGCTCCTGTAGAGAGATAATACCAAAGTTCTTTACCTACTTCCCAAGGTGCTTCAAGTTTAATTTGATTATTTTTACCAAGATATAATGTACCTTCTACAAAAGTAAAATCACAATCCCATACAAGTGGAATCATATTAGACTTAGAAATTACTATATCTTTATAAGGTAAAATTGTGAAGTCTTTAAAGTATTCATCTTTTTCAATATTAAGTTTAAGAATTCTTGCATATAATCTACATTGATATGCATAATTCCACTCTATAAATGACTTATAGAAATTATATGTAGGTTTATATGATGTCTTTACATCTATAGGTTGAATAGTCTTATCTTTATAATTTATTCTACAAGCGTCTATCATGCATCTATAAGGAACACCATCTATTTCTGCTTTAAACTTTAATTGATAAAGATTTTCACAATCATCAAAAGGATTATTCTTTTTAAAATATAATGCAGTTTGAGAACTTTCAATAAGAGCATTAGCCATCTGATGTGCTATATCATTAAGTTCTGTACTTATTAAGATTTTATCTTTAGCTAAGTACAATAAATTATAGTAATCAGATGCTTTTTCCTTAATTACTTTTGCTCTAGTTTCTGGTTTCCAATTTAACTGAAATCCATTAATATTTGTAGAATCTACAATAAGATTATCTGGTATCTTATATAATGAATCATAAGTACTTGAATAACTATTAAATAAAGATTTTACAATAGTTTCTACTTTATCAGTAATAGGAGGAAATTCTGCTACTAAATACCTTCTTTCATATTCTTCAGGAGGGTCAGTAGTTAAACAATCTACTAAAGAACCTAACAATAAAGAAGGACTTTCAACCTTATCAAATAATGTATCTAAATGTTCAAATCCTTCTCTCTTAAATTTAGATATAGTAGAATAACTAAGAGCTTTATCAGCTCTATAAGTAGGCTCATCTACTAACCAAGATATATCTTTAAGACTTTTCAGCATATTCTTTAAATATTTCTATAGCTTGTAAAAGCTGTTTTTTACTATAAACCTCAAAATAAATACTCTTTTGTCCTGTAGCAGTAAGAATATTATCAAGGTATTTCCTAAATAGTTTTCTTTTATATGGAAAAACTTCATTTGAGAATCCCTTACATTCTATCCATACATCTATATCTTTATATTTAAGATATATGTCAGGTAAATATGTAATAGGCTGTATAAGCCCATCACATAATCTAAGTAATTTAGGTGAAGGTTTACCTAACTCTTTTACTCTCTTTTCATGTTGAGAATCTGTTTCCTTATCATAAAAAGGAGTAATAGGTTTAAATGAAGGAAATACTACATGTTTCTTAGGTTCATATAGAGGATTAAAACCTGCCTCAATTAATGTATTGAAACAGGTTTTCTCCAATATACTTTTAAAGGTAATATTACCTTGTTTATTTACAGTAGCATTCCTAATCTTCTTATTAACATTTGCCACTAATAATACCAGTTAAAACATTAATAAACTCTTTAAATTCTTCTTTATTATTAAGATTAATTATCTTAACATTAGATTCTTTTGGCATAGGACCTCTTTTACCATGTTTTCTATATATACTCTTCTGTACAGGAATAACTTCCTTAGCTTCAATAGAATTTCTATTAAGTAAATCTTCAATAGTAGCTTCATCTACAGTACTATTACACTTAAATTGTTTACCATTACTACAGGTAATAATCTGTGTAATCTTATCACCTAATTTAACTTCTTGATTAGTACCTTTAAAATAATACTTTTTCATCTTTTAAATTTTATTTTATTGTTTAAATGATTATTTATTTCATCCCACAAATTATATCTAAGTTTCTTATGATTCCTAGCATAATATGAAGGATGTTTTTCTTTAATTACATAATTATATTGAGAGATATAAGGTTCAAAAGTTTTAGCTTCTTCACCAAATAATACATATACACAAGCAGTCATATACCTAGACATATTATATATTAGTTTAGATATAAAAGGTCTCCATAGTCCTAAATGAGAACTAGGGAGACCTGCTTTACATGTTAATGCACAATTCAACATTAATACTCCTTGCTTCTCCCAATCTTCAAAACTGGGGTCAAAGATACTACTATTTTGTGGAATTTCATAATTGATAACTGATTCTTTTATAACTTGTAAGGATGGTGATAAATCTTTATCAAGTGTTTTTATATTGTTACCAAAAGCAATTCCAGTAGCCTTACCTAATTGTGGATAAGGACTTAAACCTAATATAACTACCTTTAATTCAGATAATTTACAAGCTTTAAAACAATTAAAGATGTCATTATAATTAGGACATAGATTAATAATATTGCTAGAATTAAGTGTATTAATTGTCTCATATAATACTTTCTTATCTATTACTTTTAACCAATCTCTAAAATATTCCTCTAAAGACATAATTTATCTATATTATCTACAAGAAGCTGTTGTATTTCCTCATTAACATTAATATTGGTAGGAGCTTTGACATGTCTTATAAACTTATCAATATCATTGTTAATGATAACTGTCATAGTAGTAAAACCACTTACTATAGAAAAATATCTAGAGACAGTACTACAATATTCAATAAGATACTTTTGAATACCTTTACATACAACATTGTCACTATTGAAAACTTTAGGACTTACTCTAAGTATAAGCTCTGTGGTAGCTGATGATGTTCTAGGAGGTCTAATAGTACATAATACTAATGGCTCTAAATTACTATTAAGTATTAAACCTCTCATTCCATAATAAAGATTACTATCTTTATCTCTAACTCTATTTAATGCTCCTGCTCCTCTAGTAAAACTTAACTCTTTTAAGAGAGGACCAAAAGTTTTTCTTTCATTTATACTAGTAGAAGAAAAAGTAAATAGTGGAATTATTCCTCTCGAAGATAAAGAATTATAAATAGGAATCTCTGTAATCTTACCATTAAATATATGATTTGTCATATATAGAGAGAATTGATTATTCTCTGTTCCTAATAAAGGTATACCTGTTGAACAGAGAGAGGCTGACTTAACACCAAGAAAGCTATTTATATTATTTTTAATATTTTCACTTATCATTAATCTTCTTCTTTTAAGTACATCATATTACAATCATATTCTATAAAGAAAGGTAATTGCTTTATCATAGGAACAATTTCATTAGCACAGAAATTAACTACATTATTTACAATAAAAGAAGCTATCATACATGCCATAAAAGTAGTTTGTTTTAAACTACATACAGTTTCATCTGCTTCTTCATCAGAAAATAAGAATTCTTTTTCATATCTATCCTGATTATATGTATCTGTACCTACAATAGTGAGTATTTGTAAAGTATCAAATGACAATCGGGCATCAATATATAGACATTTAGATTTATCTTTCTGCAATTCTACATGTTTTTTCCAGTTATTAAAGAATACCTTTCTAGCTTCCATATTATCAAAGCCACAAATCATAATATCAGAAGTAAAACTATTACTAGTATATAATTCTCGCATAGCAAACACATCAGTATATTTACTATAATAGTTAACAGTTTCTGCTATGGCATTCACTTTATATTTATCTATATCCTTGATACCAAACATTTGTCCAGCAAGATTAACTTCCTCAACTTTATCATTATCAAAGATATAAATACTCTTAGGGTGTATTCTAGCTAATTGAAATATAACATTTGAAGAAATACCTCCTGCACCTCCTACAATAATAATTTTCTCTTTAATTTTATTAAACCATTCTGCTCCTGAAAATCTAGCAGTTTCATCATGATAATCTTCACTTATAGGAGGAATTTCCTGATGTTGGTTTTCAATAACTTCATTCAAAAAAGCTTCATCTTCTTCTGATAATATAGATTCTGATTCTTCTTCTACTACTTCTTCAGGTCCTAATATTGATGTTGTTTCTCTTTCTGTTACCTCTAAAGGAGCAATAGCAACTTCTGGAATACTAGCTGTAGTATTTACTATTTGTTCCATATTAACCTCCAAAAGTGGAGTTATAGTTGATTCTTCATTCATAATTTTAAATAATAAAACGTTCTACTTCATCCTCTATAACTTCAATAAAGGAATTAGTTTTAAATGTATGTAATTTCTGTAATACACCATAAGCACATATAGCCATTTGTGAATCTTCAAGATAACCTTCTTCTGCTAAATTATCATCAAAGGCTTCTGTTACAAGAAATTCTACAAAATAACCAATAAAAGCTCTATAATTCGCTAAACCTTTTTGTCCTTCTCCAAATCTCTTAGAAAATACTGTAGGCATTTTTTGAACCCATTCATTGAGGTCTTTTGGAGTAAATATAGGACTACCTATAAGTAATTGTTTAACAATATTATTTAAGTCTGTTTCATTAAATTTATACTTATTATAATCAATAGATTCATCTGTATCTACTCCTGCTTGAACAGCAGTATTAGCCTTAGAGAAAGGTATATTTGTTTCCTTATATAAAGGTGTTGCCTTTAAAGTAGAGTCAACAATAAGATTAGTACGAGGTTCTCTACTAATATTTGTAATTTTAGTCTTATCCTTACTAATTTCTTCAATTCTATTAAATAGGTCTGTATAACCAATATTTACAGTAGGCTTTTCAATATTCAAGAAGAAATATTCTATTTCATAAGATTCTATAGCATCATATTCATCATTACCTATATTAATAGTTTCTTCACCAAAGAACTCATATTCAAGTACTTCTGTTACATGAGGAATATGTTTAACTTTTCTTGTAATTGCCGCAGTATATTGACCAGCATTATTTACAATTAAAGATAAGAAATTATTCATATCAGAACCTTCTTCTTGAAGAGTTCCAAGGTCAGTTCCACTGAAAAACGTTGACATCTGGTCATGTGAATGCATTAAACCTTGCTGACATTCTAATAAGTCATGTTCTATCATATAATTACAGATTTCTGCACTCTTATCAAACTCAGTATAAGTAGCAGAACCATAATCCATAAGACAGAAATCTTTAGCAGTTAATACTAAAGAATTATCTTCAAATCTACCAGTATAATCATAGAATAATACTCCACTATATTCATTATTAGGAAATCTAGCACACAAGAATCTAATCTTTTCTTCTAGTTCTGGAGTAATAATTAACTTATATGTATTATCTTGTTTCTTTAATATATTCTTGTCCATAATTGTAATTTATAAATTCTAATATATTTCGTATTGCCACATTAATATATTTTACATTAAGAATATATACAGGTTCAATAGTAGTATCAGTATCTATAATCTTCATTTTAACAGGTATATTCTTAAATGTAAATAAGACATCAGTACTAGGACTACAAGAACTGTGTCTATTACTATCTTCTTCAGTAAAACATCCTTTATAAAAGACTGCTTTTATAAGAATTTTAGCTCTTATTAATTCATTTAAATTTGTAGAAAGTTCTTTATTATTAAATTTTTTATTATAAATTGTTATAAACTCATTGCTTATTAATCTAATTAAAGAAGCATCATTAGCAGCAAAGCTATAAGTATTATTTACATATTTAAAAGTAAATGCTTTTCTATTTATAAGATTACGTATGGCTTCTTTTATAATAAATGAAATTTCTGAAGAGACTGTATAACGAGTATCTGAAAGAATTATTTCTTTATTACTATTATTTCTACCAATATTTTCCATTCTGTAATAAGGAACTCCTGCTATAGATTCTACTGTAACATATCTAGCTAATTCCACACAGAATAATTTCCATATATTTTCATTATTTTCATCTCTAAGAATATTACAAGTGGTTCCAATAGGACCCTCTCCTAAACAAGGTCTCTGAAAATAAGCTTTACCATAACTTAAAGAACCTGAAGGTAAATGGGAATGTGTATAATGACTTTCATATAAAACTTTAGTGAAAGTAGTAACAATCATTTCAAATCTTTTAGCTTGTTTTCCTGTATAATCAAGTGGTACCTTAACATATAAATCATGAATATCTACACTATTATCTTTTTCATTAGTAATAGTTACCTTGGGAAAATGAACTAATATAATATATGAAAATTCACATAATGGAAGTAAAGGAAGGTTTAAAGTATCTTCCAAGTTTTCATCTTCTGCTATTAAAATTTCTACAGCATATTTAAAATCTTTATCTACTTGAAAGTCTACTTTAGTTTCACCAAAGAAGCTTTTAAATATTTCATATACTTTAAGAGCTTCTTCTGTAGGAGTATAATATTTATTTCTTATCTGTTCTTTTATATCCATAAGTAATAAAAAAGAAGGGAGCAAATATATTACTATACTTACTCCCTATTAGATTTTTTATAAATTACATGTCTTTAAACATATCATCAAGTTCATTTGATGAATATGGAGAATCTGATTCCTCTTCCTTTGAAGCATTTGAAGTATCTGAAGTGACATTACCAATAATAGCAATATTATCAATATTAATATCATCAGAATAATCCATACCTGCATTCTCCATTTCTTCCAAAAGACTTTCAATAACTTTCTTAAGTTCTGCTTTAGTAACATAGTTACTAGGGTCATCAGCCTTCATTACAGGCTTACTAGGAGCTTCCTTCTTTGCAGGAGCTGCTTTAGCTGTAGGAGCTGAAGCATCTGCTGTTGTAGAAGCTGCTTCTTTGTTAAGAATCTTCTCAAGGTCTTCTGTCTTACAGTTAGTATAATTCTTACCATAAGTCTTCTTAACTACTTCTGTAAGATTCTTAACTTTAATCTCCTCAATAATAGCCTTTCTATCAAGCTTTGCTCCACTTCTAATCTTCTTTGAAGCATTAGTAATCATAAATACCAAGTTATTGGTAGTAGTTCCCTTATAAGGAACATCATGTGGAAGAATAGCAGCATCATTCTTCAATTCAATCTTAGTAAGACCCTCAAAGAATGTACAATCAGTATAATCAATACCTGCCTTAGTAAGGTCTGCTTTAAGTTCTGCCAATGTTGTTGCTGCACTTTCAATAACTTGTGTCTTGTGAGTCTTTGTAGGAATCACTGTAATCTTTCTTTTTTCCATTTTTCTTTAAATTTTAATATATTAAACTTTAATTATTTGTGTTATTTCAAAAAGGTAAATCATCATCCATATCTGGTGCTTTAGTCTTATTAAAAGCATTATTAAATTCTTCAATAAGTCTTTTTTTACCAAAATAATGATATATATCTGAATAATCTTTTGCCTTATCAATTAAAGGACAATGAATTATCTCAAAACCTGTTTTTAATCTAAGATTATAGGCATCTATTTCACCTGCTGAATCTCCATCAAATGCTATATAAATATGGTTATATTTTTTTTGTAAACAATTAATTGCAGAATCACTTAACTCTGTATTTTCTGATTGAACATATATACAGGGTATATTAACATTAGACCATAGACAGATACTATCTTTCAATGATGAACATATAAGCAATGTATCTCCTGTCTCTGGAATTTTAGACCACAAACCAATAACACTCTTGTCATTGGAAGATGTCCATTTGTAACCATTTTTATTATAGGGTTGATAAATTTTCTTGGTGATATTCCCTTCTTTTCTTTCAATATAACAATATGCTAGTTTATCACAAGCAAATGTATATCTTTTATTGTCTTTATATATAATTTTATGACTAATAGGATATACTTCAACATACTTTAATAGATTTATATTACATCCATAAGATTCCCAATACTCAACATCATAATTTCTCCATTCTCTAGTTTTAACCTCTAGTCTGATTTGACTACTACTTATTGTAGCTGAGTTATGTTTAATTTGAGATTTAGAGATATTAATCTGCTTAGTATTAATATTCATATCTTTACTTATCTTATCTACTAGTTCTATAAAACTAATATTGTAGATTTGCATAAGTAAATCAAATAAAGACCCTTGTTCTCCTGTTGCAAAGTCTTTATAATGTATATGTATACCATCACTTGAATATAATCCAAATGAAGGTTTAGAATCATTCCTTAAAGGGCTATTCATTCTAAAAGGAACTTGTGTAATACCAAAGTAGAAATTAAGTATTTGACCCTCATCTACTTTGTTTAATATATCTTTTAAAGTTATTGAAGTATATCCATTGCTAATCATATTATTAGTATATTAAGCGTTTGCCCAAGGGTTATTTGTTGGTGCTGCAAAAGGAAGTTCCTTATTTTCAGCACTAAAATTAGTCTCTGATACAGTATACTCATGAAGAGATTTAAAGTCAAATTCTGTAGTAGCAAGACCACCATTATTCTTTCTATTCTGGATATCTGCTTCAAGCTTAGATGTAGAATTACTACTATTCTTCATAGTAAAGTGAGTATAAACACTAGAATATTGCTTACCATCATCAGTAGTTCTTACACCAATAGCAACCTTAACTTTATTATTAGGCTGCAAAGTAATACAATCTTTAAGTTCAGACATATTACCCTTGAAATAATCTGTAATGTGGTCAAGTCTACATTCTGCATCCTGTGGATTATCAATCATAACCCAAGAACCATTAACATACTTCTGACAAGAAGGAATATTCAAATAGTTCTGCAAGAACATAGTAAGAGCTTCTTCACCCCTAAAAGCTGGTCTATAATTATTACTAATACTAAAAGGTTTAACTTCACCTGTTTCTTTATCAGTATATGTAGGAATAGCTTTATTCTTAACATCATCCTGTGTAGCCCAAGCAGTTCTACCATAAGAATCAATTACTTGACACTTAGTATTTTCCTTATTAGTAAAGATATTATTCTGAATAGAGAATCTAGCCTGGAAGAACTCCTCAATACCATTATTAGTTTCTGGGTCAGACTTCAAGATAAATGTAGGATAAGCCATCTGAATTTCCTTCCCATCATTATCCTTCATAACCCCATAATACTCAGGGTCCTTAGTAATATCTCTACCATAGAGATTACTAAGTTCTTCCTTAGAAGGATTAAAGGCTACTACTTTACAGCCTGCAATACCAATATACTTCTTATATTCAGTAGCTTCTGTAGACTCCTGAATTTTACCAAATGCCATCAAACTAATTGTTGTATTCATTTCTTTTATTTTATTTAATTGTTAATAATTAATCAATATTATCATTATTATCTGCATTTCCAAGATTATCTGGGAATACTTCTTCCTCAGATTTCAAAGCATTTTCATCAGTATCTGTAGTATCAATATTTGTAGTAGTTCCATCTGGTTCTACTTCTTCTGTTGGCTCCTGTACAGGAACAACAAAAGTAAGGACTCTCTTCTTCTGCTGATACTTACCTTCCTTATCCATCTTAGGTGTACCATCCTCATTAAACTGAGGAATCTGCTCATCCTTAATAAGTTGCTTTGAAATAAAACCACCAGTAAGCATCTTAACACCTGCTTCATTAGCCTCAATAATAGCTAACTGTTCATCAAGCTCTGCCTGAATTTTATTAAGGTGCTTTTCCAAAGTCTCAATTCTACTATAAATACTAGAATTTGCCTTATAAATGTTCTTAATCTGAGAAATCTGACGTGATGTCAACTTTGTTAAATCTTTCATTTTTTACTTTTATTTTTAATATATTAATAATATGTTTTCTTTTTCTTTTGTGTTTCTATTAAATATAGAATTAAGGCTTTCTTGTTTAGTTAATGTATGTATTGCATACTTACACATATAATATTTAAGAGCTATCTTTACATATTCACTATACATTTCATAAGGTAAAGAAGTTATAGTTTTAACAAATATATCTACATATTTTCTTTCTTTACCTTTTTCAATACAATAACTATCTAATAATAAGATAATATCTTGTAAAGCAATATGTCTAGATATTAATATAGAAGTAGCAATACTAACTATTTTATTTCTATCCATTATAATATTCATCCATAGCTTTAACAACTAAACCTAAATCATTAGGAATAAAGTCTTTATCAAACATTTCTGCTGGACTTTTTGCTGGAATTTCAATATTTCCATCAAGACATCTATGAGTATAAAAACCATAAATAGGATTCTTATTTTCATCATACTTTACAGCAGAATAAAGAAGCATAGGAACTACTTCAATAGGATTATAACTATTATCAATAAGTTTACCAACAGTTGAAGGTTTATATCCAACAATTACATTATCAGATACTATATCTTCACTATGCATAATAAGAAATACATTAATATTATCTCTCATATTTTCAGCAGTACTAATAATACTTTGAAAATGTGCAGCCATGTCCACGAATTTATTGAATCCAGTCTGCTTAGCTGTTTTAAAGTATTCCTTACGCATAATATATGTAGAATCATCAATAATGATATTTTTTACATAAGTTGCTTTCTCACTAATAGATTGCATATAAGAAACAATATCATTAAAATTATCCAACATAAACAGATTCTTATTTTCTGTATTATAAAGTTTACCACTTCCCTTAAAAGGGAGTTTCTTCTTCAATACATTAAAAATAACAGTCTCTTTAGGGTCTAAAGTCTTAATAGAACTAGACTTTCCTGACCCAGATTTACCCATAATTAAAACTACATTTGCCATTTTAATTTCTACTCTTTAAATGAATTGCAAAAGTAATATATTTATTTTACTCTAGCAAATCTTTAACTCTTTTTATTATACCACAAACAAACATACTTATAGTAGTATTAACTGTTTGTTTGTTTCTTATCTTATCTAAATACTTATATACCTTTTCTAATTCTACTTTATTATTAGGAAGACATAATTCATCAAATCTATTAATAGCACCATCAAATAATAATGGACATACTCCATTAGATTGCCCTGCTCTATTTAATACTATTTCCATAGACCTAAAGTTACCTTTAAACTTAGTAATATCATAACCAAACTTTTCTTTTAACTGAAAAGAAAATGGATTTAATATACCAATCATAACATCACAAGCTTTACCAGTATCTTTAGAATCAGCTAAACCTGATAATACAGGAGCAATTCTATCATTCTTAAATGCTTCAAGACTAATAGATTCCATATTCTGCTGTTGTACTACTACAGGAATATAATTATATCTATTTCTAAACATAACTAAATATTCTGTAAGTTTATTGATAGCTTCTCTTAATGTAGGACATATCTTCTCTGGCGATAATAAGCTAACATGGTCAACTATAACAAATACATATTCTCTTGGATTATTAGGTATATAATAATCAAAAGTTTCACCTTCTTTTAATTGTCCCCATTCATCTTTATAACTATATTTCTTTCTTACTTCTTTACCATTACATTTAGCATAAGATAATACATCTTTATATACTCCAGTAGGATTACTACTTGGTCTAAAGTCCATTACTTGCTCATAAAAATCAAGAATATCCTTTATTTCACCTTCATTAATCTTCTGAAGTATCTCTTCTGGTACAGGAGCATCAGCATTAGTACTATTTAATTCTGTAGGACTAATATGAATTCCATAAATTCTATTTAATAGAAAAGATATAAATCTAAGAGTAATATTCTCTTTAGTTTCCTCTAGATTATAATAGAATATCTTTGGAGAAATTACTCCTTTATTATAATAAGCAAATAGAATAGTATTATAAACAAAAACATAATTAGTTAATTGAGTCTTTGAAGATTTACTTGCTCCACTAACTAAATAAAATCTACCTTGTTCTACACCACACCATTCACTTCTAAACCTACTAAAAGGTAGAGGTATACAATTTACCTCTCCTTTTAATATTTTATTCCTTCTTTCTAATAAAGAAGTGGTTATTCTCTCTCTTAAACTCATTAGAATGTCTTAATATACTCCTTCTGATGGTCAATATAATTGTTCATCTTCTTAATGGTAGCATTAAGTTTATCATCAAGAGCCATATTCCACTTAAGGAACTTCTTCAACTCTGCCTTGAATCTAGAGAAAGCTTCCTTTTCAGCTTTAGCTCTAGCAAGTTTCTTACCAGTTTCTACATCAAAGGTATCACCCTTCTCTATATTAAGCTTAGATACACCTACTGTTGTAAATCTAAGCTTAAACTTAGGTACAATAAACTTCTCAATAGCAGTTACAGTCTGCTTTACTTCATTTACCTTAAACTCAAGAGCTACATGCTGTAGCTTAAATGTTTCAATGTTGTTATTCATTTTACTTTATATTTAATTAATTAAACAATAATTTATTTCTTAATATTAATAGGAGTATCTTCCTTAAAATACTCATATGTTGTAAATTCTTCTTTCATTTTAACTCTGATGTCCAATCATTATTAATATTATCTTCCTGACCTTCATTCTCTATATAATCAGAAAGAATTGAAGTTACTACCTGTTCTCCATCTTTTACCTCAGATTTCCAAATAAAATACTTTAATAATTTAAGATAAGTATAATCACCATTCATAGAATTAATATACTTCTGAGTAGCTGTAATTATTTGCTCATCTGTATAATTTGGATATCTTAAGAAGAAACTCTGTAACTTTTTTCTAATATCTTCTATATTACCTTTATAATAATAACTAGTTCCAGGCATTTTACCTTTAGGGTATATATCCCTTAGTTTTATTGCTAAATTCTGACATCTAAGATTAACAATATTAATTGTTTTCTTAGTATCTTTACTACTATCAAGTAATACAGAATTACAGAGGTTAATACCTTTATTAATAACACTATATTTCTTATTTAATTCAAAAAGAGAACAATTACATTTAGTAATTAACCCCTTCTCAATTAAATCTTCATACAGTTTATCATTTTGGCATTGTAAAGCAAGTAATATAAATACTTGCTGAGCAGTAAGATTATATTTCTCACATACTGTATCATCTATAACAAATTTCATAGCTTAATATCTTTAATATCAGTAATTTCTTTTATCATAGAACTATCATAATCCTTGAGCATTTTATCTTTTAATTCCTCATCTCTAGTATCTTTAAAATAAGGTATAATAACTATTGGTTTAGGATGTCTTAATAACCTTCCAAATTTCTGTTGTGAAAGAATTTCTGAGGCATTTAAATTACAGAATAATCCTACTCTACAATTAGTTAAATTCATACCTTCTGAAAGCATATTAACACTAGATATATGATTAATCTTACTATTATTGAAATCATCAAGATTCTGTAAAGAGTTCTTATTCTTACTGTTAATAGGAGCATAATTCTTAAACTTTAAAGACTGCTCAATATTATTGCAGAATAAGAGTACTCTCTGGTCCTGTAAGATAGAGATAATAGACTGACATATATCTACCTTCTGTTCTGAAAGCCATTTTAATCTTTCTGAAGCTGCTCTAAGCCATTTATTCTTAAAGACTACAGTTTTATTAAACATAAATTTTCTTTTATACCAGTCTATTTTATCACTTAACTCATTATAATATTGCTTTTGGGTACATTTGATAATTATCTTTCTTGTAGTAAATCTTTTAATGAAATTCCATCTTTCATCATAATTACAAGTAACAGGATTACTACATCTAGGATTCTTTATTATCTCTGCTACACTTTTAATATTATCTAAATATAAAGGAATAGTATAAATTATAGGTGTAGGTAATACTTCATCTTTAATACCATCAGCAATGTTACCTTTAACTATATTATAAGTACCCAAAGATTTCATATAATCCATAATATCACGAGGAATTGTAGCACTTAAAAATAGTAATTTAACATTAGGATTAACCTTAAAAATATCATCAAGAATTTCCCTTTTAAGTTCACTTAAATGATGAGCTTCATCAAATACTATACAATTACAATATTTATTAAGTTTATGAATACTATTATAACAAAGAATCTCTATTTTATCAGTATTACATCCCCATTTCTTTATTTCTTCTTTCCAATTATTTATTAATGGTTGTCTGGGAACAATAATACTAACAGTAGTTTCTTCTTCATTTTGTTTAAAATTAAAATCTGCTATCTTATTAATACAGTCAATAGCGAGTTTTGACTTACCATAACCTGTACCCAAATATAAGATAGTAGATTTTACTAATAATACTTTATTTAAAGCATTATTAGCAGCTTCTTCTCTAGTCATTATATGGATTTACTTCTTTATAAAATATAATTTTATCTGATACTATTCGAGTATCATTAATAATTACAGTACTACCTTTAGGAATAATGAATTTGGCAACAGCATACTCTGAAGACCAAAATACAGATTTCTTAAGATCTTTTAGAGTCTTAAAACTATGAAAACCATTCTCAACTATAATATCAATATATTCATCCTCCTTTCTAAATTCTATCTGTAAAGGACTAGTATATATCTTTTTCTTCTTATATTCATAATTATAAAAAGGTGCAAAATAGGAATTCTTAGTAAGAAAAGGAAATAATCCAGTATGTTTAACTACAATTTTATATACTATTGTATCCTGTTCAAGAATTTCTGTTATTTTTTCATACTCACTTTTCTGATAGTTAATGAGAGATATTCTTTTATTAAAACACATTATAATATTTTTACTTTAACATTATTAATACTAATTCTCTTTGAATCTTTAGGATGTATAAGTATATCTATTCTATGTTTATGTCTTTTATTCATAACATCTTTAACTAGATATATTCCATATCCTTCAATATATACTTTCTTAGGTTTATTCTTAGGAAATAACCATAGTAAGTCTCTAGAGATTGCACACCATTTAATCTTATTATTTTTTAAATGATGTAGATTTATCTTGCTACCATCAGCAGTAATCAATGGATTCTTATCACATTGGCTTTTAACTGGTTGGTAACAGGTCAAAGTTACATGAGTTATAGTTTGTGCACAACATTTAATAGTAGTAAAACATAACATTGCTACTATAATAAGTATATATAATGCAAAACCACAACTAATTCTTATATTCTTCATAATTAATTCTTTTATAATATAAGTAATCTTTTATAAGTTCTTACATAATTTCCATTATTATCTCTACCATTATACCACATAATAAATACATAATTTCCATTAGACAATATAATATCTACTTTGGGACTATATTTATTATATAGGAATAATAGAAAAATAATAATACCTACTATTATTATAATTTTTATCATACTTTTAGTTATTAAAAAGTGATAGTAGTGTGTTTCACAACAGACTACTATCTAAAAGTCAATCAAAAACTTTATAAACAAACCGTCTATTTCACATATTTAATCATTAAAAACTTCATAATCCATAACCTTTCCCAAGCAGTCATGTGCTATTCTATTAAGATGAGATTCAAATCTCTTCTTTTTAGACATAGAGAGCCATTCTGCCTTTTTACTCCATTCAGGACATTCTTTAGAAGTCATATAATTATATGATTCATTAGAGATATTTAATACTCTTACCCTTATAGGAGTACGAGTTACTTTAAAATTAATATTAAAATTACCTTTAATAGAGAAATTTACTGATTCTTCAAATCCTCCTTCAATAATCTTCACACTAGTTTTAATTTCCATAGTTTTCTTATTTATTTTTATTAATGTAATCTACTACCATATCTACTGCAACTGTTAATAATTGCAATAGTTTTTCATTACTCTTAACTGATATAAATAAATCAGTAATCTGATTAATTTTAGCAATCTCTTTAGGATTATCTAAGTTATTAATCTCTACTAATTTTTTAGTGACATCATTACTATGCTTCATAATGTCATGTAATTTCTTATTCTTCATATATTATAAATATTAAAATTAACAGTTTTACTATTGAAAACTGTTATATAAAAGTCACTTTTCTTTAATAATAAGAAATAGTAAGAACTCACTAGCTTTTTCTCTTAAAATCTTAGTTTCAAAATCACGTAAATTAGAGTTTATAGTCTTACTAATTTTTGCATTTATGGACTATAGAAAATACTATTATTACTCTATTTTTAGTGATTAGCGAGTATTCAAAAATAGTAGACCAAAAATTTTTACTCGAATAATTTCTTTATTTGTTATGTTATAATTATTAGTATTTTCTATTTCATTTTAAATATTTCATTTAATACATATATTATCATACATATGTAAATAAAACAAAATATACTAGCTATTATTGCCATATAATTTAGGGTAAATTAATAATCATTAATATAATTATAAAAATACATAAAAGAACTATAATATATTCCATATACTCTAATTTAAATAAGTTAATATCTTACACCAAAAGGTTTACCATCCATAAAGGTAAAACACTCAAATATTTTTTCATAAGTCCAACTTGTCTCTTGATTACCTATTAGTGTCCTATCCTCATCTAAAAGGGTTATTAAACGATGAACATTATTATCTGTTTTTATCCAACCATAAGGAATATGACATTGCATTTCTTCTAGACATTCTTTTAAATTTTTAAAAGGTCTATACTTTACTTCTGGTTTAATTCTATAATTATCAATATTTTTTATCAAGCTACTAATATCAGTTATAAAAGCAGGCTTCCATTCATTAAGGATAGAAGAATAAAATTCAATTTCTCTTCCAGCTAAATAAGCCTGTAATATTTCAGCTAGCTTTTTTACCCTATCTTTATTCATGTTACTTTCTATTTAAATTAGTTTGATTCTTCAAGATATAATGTCAAATATAATATAATCAGCTAAAAGAATAAATACCCCTATTATAAATAAACCAAACAAGGAATCTAATCTAAATGCAAATAGGATTATACTAGAAGCAATAAGAATACCTCCTACTAATCCTAATATAATAATAAGATATTTTATCATTTTATTTTTAATTTTCATTTATTTTTTCATTAATTTCCATAACTATTCCTCTATTTTCACACCAAATGGAGTACTATCAGCAAAAGTATAATCATCAAAATCGATTTCATAATCATTGTTTGAGTCTATTGCTGATATAGAAATATATTTATCTGCATATTTCACCCACCCAAATGGCTGATGTTTTTGCATTTCAGCCCAGCACTCTTCTGCATTGGCAAAAGGTCTATAGGTAGGTTCTTGCTTGATTTGATACTCTGTATTATTCCAAAACTCAATCTCTGTCATTTCCGTCCAATCATTCGGAACATCTTTGCCTTTTATGACACTCGGCTTTGTCCTACACTCAATTACCTTTCCTTCAGCATAAGCTTGCAGAATAGGATAAAATTCTTTAGCTTCTTCTCTTGTCATATTCTATTTACTTCTTTTTAGTAATATTAACACGGATTGAGAATCCATTAATTATTTTATACACTCTATGACCAACATAGATAGTTTTAATTTCGTAGGAGTGTTTCATTTTTTAGTTTTAAATTGATTTTTATAAAAGTCTGGAACTCTATTGACTTCCCACCAAGAACCTCCTTCATCACCACTAGATACAATCCATACTGGTTCTTTAGTATCTTTATCTCGACAATATACCATACCACGAACATCATCATGCATAAAGATAGACTCTACTTCAAAATCTAAGTCATCTAGAGTGGTATAAACTTTGCAAAACTCATTTCTTTCCTTACTATAAGACCTAACAAAAGATTCTTCATCATTCATTAAGTCTATTTTGAGTATCTCTAGATTATTCTTTTCGACAATCTCTAAAATTGACTTTTTAACATTTATTTTACACATATCTATCCTTCTTTGTATTACACGTTGCTTGGTCTCCTTCATAGTAAGGAGCACCGACTTTAGGTAATATCTGAGTGTTCCTATTACAGAAACAGTGCATTACCCAAGGTGCGTTTACCTTTCCACATCTAGGGCATATCCATCCTTCTTGTGCCATATTCTTTTATTTTACCCTCTCCCTTTTGCAGGAGAGGGTAGTTAGTTACTTAGTCTATTCTTATTTCTTTCTCTGCGATAATAATTTTATTATCCATTATCGCAAATACATTTGCATCTACAGCCTTATAATGGTCTGTATCATTATATGTCATTGGATCAGTTTTCTTTATGACACAAACATCTAAATCTCCATAGGCTTCTAAAGCCTTTAGTAAAACACTAGCTTTCATAATTCTATCTATTTATATCCTTTGCAGGATGGTTAATAAATCACAACACAATCATCAAATACTGATACACTATCAACATTCATAGGTTGCCCATTTTCTTGTGTACCATGAGAATATGGGAAGTTGACTTTCATAGTCTTATCCTCAATCTTTGATAATTCATCAATTAATTCTTGTACTGTCATATTCTATCTTTTATGCCAGAAGGCGGTTAGCTTAACTGCTTTATAATAGCTTCAATAGTAACTGGTTTCTTTCTATATTTTTTATTCATTATTTTTAATTGATTTAGTTATTATACTACAATACTTAATAGCTTTAATTGCTATCCAAATAGCATGTTTTTGTTTAGGGTCAATAAGATTACTTCTAATTTTAAATAATATTTTTGTAACTTCCCTTACATTCATATTATGAAATATTTAAATACGTATGTATAATTTTATTAATCCTAGTTTTTGCTTCTTCATTAAAGTTTTCAATATAAGAAAGAATATCAAATAACTCTTTAGGTTCTTTAATAGTAATTTTCTTTATTTGAACTTTTGAAACAACAATCTTATATTCCTTACAAATTCTTGGACAATTTATTATAAAATCATACTTAGTTTCTTCAAAAATATCAAAATCAGAAGAACTGAATCCACTTTTTGTTATTTGTTGAAAGGGAATATAATGTGCAAAATAAATCTCATTATATGGGTCTACTGTATTGTATTTAATAATAAGTGCTTTTTGTTTTTCCCATTTATAAAATTCTATACTTTCCATTTCCATTATACTTCTATTTTTAAAGAAATATCAAGACCAAATAAAAGATGTTGTAAATCAGGAACATTTTCTACAGCTCTTAACCATACAATAGACTTATTTACTACTTTATAAGCAGCATAATTAGTACTACTTTCACAAAGTCTTATATGGTAAGAATCATTAAAATAACCATCTTTATCTTTCTTCCATCCATTTTTTTCAAGAATTTCTGGAGTAAGAGGTATATCTTCAATAAATTCATCACAGATAACTCCATTAAAATTATCTTTAACTCCTTTAAAACAATATCCATGCTTTGAAGTATTAGTTACTTCTATTAAATATTTAGCATTACATATTTTATAATGTAATAAATCACCAGTGATATATTTTTTCATACAATGATTATTTTAATAAATTTAAACTCCTTAAAAGAGCCTCTCTTTGTTCATCTCCTATAAAGGAGAAATGAGAACAAATAAAGGCTCTTTTATCTCTTTTGTCTGTTTTTATTACAGGGTCTTCATTATATTCACAACATAATCCTATATCAGAATACCATACACATCTATGTTTACAATTACCACAGATATATAAGCTACTATCTTTACTTTTAAAAGGTATTTGCTTGATTCTTTCTATGATTATACTTTTTAATAGCATCTTTCTTAGAAGCTGCTGTAATCTTCATACCTTTAATAATAAACTCATGTTGTGCTTTTGGCTGACACTTTTGTTTATCAGAAGGAACATTTCCTTTTGGTACATTGAATCTAATACATGGAGAACCAAAAGGAAAATCATCACCCATTTGATAATCCAGTGCAGACTACATATTTAGTATTGAAAATAAACTCATTAATTTTCTACTCATTTAATACTTCTATTCCAAATGTTAATATAAAACCAAGAAGAGTAAAGAATGTAAAGATTCCTATAGCATCATTTTTAAATAAATAGTAACTATATACTTCTAATACTCCTATTAATAAGTAAGCAACAAGAATAATACATAATTTAAATACTTTCATAATTGTTAAAATTTAATTCTAAAATCTTTACCTTTAAGAGTAGGTCTCTTATTTAAGATAAATTTTTCTAATTCTTCTAAATCAATAGGGAAGATTGAATTATATTTATATTTTAAAGTACAAATAAATCTTCCATTAAGCATAATGTCAAATGTAAATATTTCCATTACTCATTTCATTTCTTATAAATTACAACCGAATCTACAGGAGTTTTACCTTCATAAGTAATTCTTAATTCTGTCTTACCTTTATATACATCTAAGGCAGTAGGAGCATTGCTTATATATGATACTATAATAAATAACAACCCGATAATTGCAATAATTAAAAGCACTTTAGATAGAACAATATTACCTTCTTCTTTTATTTCAATTACACAAAGTACTATTACAATAGTAACTATAATAAAACCAATAATTGCTAATGCATTCATTGTTCACCTCCTTCCTTTGTAAACAAATCATCAATATAAAGCCAACGAACAATACCATAATATTCAACAGTTTTATTCCAATAAGAACTTCTAAAGAAGCTAGTTTTAACAATTTGATATCCTTCCCTATCTCTACCATCAAATAATATTGGACTTGTATTAGCAATTGGCTCTTCATTAGCAGGATGCCATAACTCTTTCAAGAATTTTTCTTGCATCCATGTAGCACCTGATTTAAAAGCTTCTTCTATGATCCTCTGTATATTGTCATCATAGTTATTATACCCATCTTGTGCATAATTAGTAGCTTCTTCTTCTATTTTCTTATCGTCTATCATAACTTATTTCTCCTTTAAACGTTCTATTAATTTATCTGCGATTTTGATGGCAGAATTAACAACACTGTCATACGTAGAGTTAGGACGTTGTACAAGACCTGCTGCAACATCTTTTGCTATCTCATATCTTCTCTGCTCCCAAATGTTTTCTTCGTTATCATTATTCTGGGTAAAGCTTGAACAAAGTATTACATCCTCCTCATTTTGTTTGGGTCTTTTGCTACAAAAAAAATATCTGGAGCAGTAACTACATAATCCTTTCATCCCTCACCTCCTTTCCACTCATCAGTCGTTCCTAGTAGATGTGCTGTCTCTTTGTTGTAAGGAATACAATACTTACGACTAAATCCGATACAACGAAAAGGATATTGTGATTCTTCTTTATAATGAGAAAAGAGGTCAGCTTCCCATACATCATCTTTCTCATTTCGCCCCAATACTTTATCGAATGTCTTAAACTCACACTTAGGCTTTTCTATTTCCAAAGTTTTAAGATCGAGTTTGCCACCAATTTTTTCCTCAATATTATATATATAGATTTGAGCAGCATTACTTTCTTCAATATGAAAATGTTGGGTAACACAAGTATAGCGTCCTGGGACATAATTTTTATAATTCTTATTAAGATAATGTCTACCTATAAAGGTTGTATATGTATCATCTGTAAACTTTTCGAAGATAATATGCGCATTATTCTCATTAACCAAGATATCGCCCTTCTGCCAAGCAAATTTGTTCCAATCACGCATTTCTTTTGATGGGAACAATAGAGGTTCTGCTTCTGCATGATCAAAGTACTTGCCATTATTATAGAAAGAAGATGATTCAGCATGGTGATTTACTACTATTATAGTATCTTCGCTGCATATGCTTGAAGTATATACATCTCCAAATAAGGGAGACCACAACTTCGTATTTACTGGCTTACCATTTAAGATTTTCGCTAAATTAATATTCTTTTCCATATCATTAATTTCTCATTATGTGACACTTAATAACCTTATGAACCATATCTGGCTGCGATTCATTAAAACTCTTAATAAACTGACGCTCCATTTCCTTTGGGAAAATGGGCTTTGTCGGCTTCGGCATCGTGAGAACGGCTTGAATCTTTGCCCCCCCCACTCAGCGTAAGCAGACATCTGCGAGTTATCATTTTACCAAACATCATAACCTTACCCTTTCACATAGTTGATTACGTGCTCCTGGGCTTGCTCATGCAAGTTGTCAAAAGCGTCTTCTATAACTTTGGCTGTCTGATCGCCATTAAGGTTCTCCAGCATTTCGCCAACTACCTCTACCATCTTATCTATAGGTAAGGAACAGAACTTATCAACTAAGAAGTTCTTCTGCTCGTTGATGGTCATATCATCAAACAACTCCGATAAATCTACTTCAACTTTATAATCTGCCATAATCTTAATCGAAAATATGATGGTTCAACTTTCTCTTTCTGAGGTTTCTCTTAATCACTTCCATATCCTTGTGGTCGTTAGTGTGGTCCGCAAGAAGCTTGATGATTTCATAGATGTCATTTGCGTTATCCTCCAGGTTGGCGCAAATATTCTCATCACCGAAGAAACTCTTATTAAAGGGTTTCAAATGGAAGTAGTACTTTTTGGCTGCATCCTGCATTTGAGTGTAGTGCATCTTCTGCTCTTGCTTGTAGCGAACGCTTAACAGCCTAAACATGCCCTGCTCATCCTTGATGAGCTGATCTAATACATCTGTTACCATTGCAATCAAACAGCCATTGACCTGCAGGCGTTGAATAATCTTTTCCTGCTTCAAGCCAGATGTTACACCAAGCTCTGAGAGTGTAACCTTCAAATCGTTTACTGTAACTTTCTCTTTTCCCATTGTCTTACTTTTTAATTATCAAACCATAAACCTGCATATCTCCATTCCCAATGAAGGCAAGTGTCATTAGGCTTCTTGCCTTCACTATAGCATATCTCGGAAGCTATGCAATTACTACATATATGCTTCATAATCATGGAAGTTTAGATACCAAATAATCTATCTCCTTATCCGTAAGCTCCAAATCGTTCTTACGCTTGAACTTGATGATGGCATCTACTCCGACCTCGCCTTTAACCAACTGATAGATGGCATCCTCATCAAATCCCTTATCTAGGTCCTTGATAAGTTCCATTCCTAAATCATAGATTTTCTGTTGAATCTCCTTTTTGAGGTCTGCGTTAATTCGCTCTAAAGCTTCTGCTTTTTGACTGAATCCGCATCCGCCCTCAATGGCGAAGTCGTTACTGATGTTCTGACACATCTGATCAATGTCCTTGCTACCGAAGAACTGAGCGAAATAGGTATCGCCCTTCAAGGACTGTAGAATATCGATTTCTTCTTGCTTTGTCATAACTAATCCTCCTTTCTTTATTTATCAAATTCTTCACGCAACTCAATAAGTTTGTTTGTGAAATAAACCATAGTTTCTTTCAAAAGTGAAACCATGTCTTTGTGATTGAGTATGTCTCCAACCGCTGTGTAGTACTTAAGATTATCGTTCGCCTCAATAAGGTCAAATTCTCCACAGCTTGCCACATTGGTGTTGAAAGACTCTTCCTGGAAGAAGCCATTTTTTTTCTGGTAACGAATTACCAGGCTTCTGTTTCTTTCGACTCCTTTTAAATTCAAACAAACGTTAAGTGACTTAAAACCAAAATCGATATATTCTACCTCCCAATCAGGACAAACTGAAATTACATTAATAATCTTAATCTTGGCTGACTCAAGTGTATTCTTGATGTTCTTTCTAACCTCTTCCTTCTTTGTTTCAACTGAATTGTTCATAATCTTTATAATTTTAATTGGTTCAACTTATAAGGTAGGCTCTGGATAGTCAAAAGTACTACCTTTTATCTATATGCAAAGGTACGAAAATTTTCTGATATATGCAAATTTACTAATGATTATTTTAGTTAAAAATACTAAAACCGTTAAATATATGCGAATATATCCGTAATTTTGCCAAATCAAAACTTCGAAGATTATGATAGATTTTAATGAACTTTTTAAAAGAAATGACGTTGGCAGCATCATAGGAGAGCTGAAACAACACGTGTTGGATATTCCACTTTGGAGTACCCTGTTATCTGAGTATGAGCCTATGCTCCATGAAATCGTAGAAGACCACGTAGGCAGACAGGACAGAACGCTTGATGACGGAGTGGTAGAAAAGGCAGCTAGATTACCTATCGGATTGGAGAAACTTCTTACAAGAAGAATCTCTGAGTTCACAATGGCTATACCGGTCAAGCGTGTATATACGTATGATCAGGCTGACGAGGAACTGAAGACGATTGTGCGTGCAATCGAGAAAATCTACACCTGTGCACACATTGATGCCGTGAACATGCACAGAGCAAAGTGCTATTACGCCTCTTGCCAGATGTTCACACTTTGGTACACGCAGAAGAAGCCTAACAAGCTCTACGGCTTCGACAGTCAGTACAAACTGAAATGTAAGACATTCTCTCCAATGGACGGAGTTGACATCTATCCTTACTTTGATGAGTATGACGACTTGCTTGCTCTGTCATTCGAGTATAAGCGTAAGGTTACTGACACAGAGCACACCTTCTTCGAGACCTATACCGCAGACCATCATTACAAGTGGGACCTGTCTTCAGACGATGAAGAGTCCGGATGGAATTTGGTGGATGATAATGAGATTTCTATCGACAAGATTCCAGCCGTTTTCTGGTACCGGCACAAGCCATGCTGGGAAGGATTGAAACCTATCCGTGAGAATATCGAGTACACCATTTCCCGAAACAGCGATGTTGTGGCATACAATTCCGCTCCTGTCTTGAAGATTGCCGGTGCCATCGTTGGAATGGAGCGAAAGGGAGAGAGCAAGAGGGTGTATAGAGTCAGCGAAGACGGCGATGTTAGCTACGTGTCTTGGCAGCAGGCTATCGAGGCTCTTAAGTATCACGTTGACACTCTCGTCAAGCTTTTCTTCATGCAGTCTCAGATGCCGGACATCAGTTTCGAGAACATGAAGAGCCTTGGCAATATTGGCTACGATTCGAGAAAGACACTCCTCATGGATGCCCATCTTAAGATAGGAGAGGAGACTGGTGCCTGGATTGAAGGCTTCGAGAGAGAGGCTAACGTCATAAAGGCGTTCCTTTCCAAGATGAACACGAAGTGGGCATCTAGAATGGATGAGATTACTGTAGAGCACATCATCACTCCATTCATCCAGGAGGATGAGAATACCCAGATTGACAAATGGCTTAAGGCTAACGGCAATAAGCCTCTCGTCAGCCAGAAGGAATCTATCCAGCGTGCCGGTCTTTCCGATGATCCTGACAAGACTTTCAGCGAGATTCAAGGAGAAGAGGAAGTAGAGGCCACAAGAACAGCAGCTTCTATGCCTAACTTATTCTCGGAGGAATAGCCATGAGAAAGAAGAAGGAAGAAGAGAAACTGCACTTTTGCCGTGAATGTGCTCATGCTACTGACTTCCATAGTATGAGCCTTAAAGGTCAGCCTATCCTAGCCAAATGCCCATATCAAGAATGGAGCGTTCTTCTCAACTGGGATTGCTGCAAACACTTTAAAATGAAATTGTATGAAAAAGCCAAAACTGCCTAATCAGAAAAAGGCATATAAAGACCTTGGCAAGAGACTGAACGCTTATACCAGGAAAATCATTTCCATCTATGAGACTCTTGCCAAGGAGTCCGCTAAAATCGCCACCTCCACCGACTTCGATGGGGATGGCGAGTTCTCTTTTGATGATTACCCTAGAACAGAAAAGAAGGTGAACGCCTTGTTGGATTACTATTCAAACAATATGCAGGCATTGGTCTATAATGGCATATCGGACGAATGGAAGAATAGTAACACACTGCAGGACCTACTTGCCAAAAGGGTAATCGGCACCTTTACTAGGAAGATAGCGGACGCAAAGCAGAAAGCTTACTTTGAGCACAACAACGCGGCAAAGAAGGCTTTCATAGAGAGAAAGATTAAAGGTCTCGGTCTTTCAGAAAGAATATGGAACCAGAGAGCTGATGTAAAGGAGGCTCTGGAGAAATCTCTGTCTGTCGGCATAGAGAAGGGTATGAGTGCTGTTAAACTCAGCAAGAAGGTCAGCAAGTACCTTAATGATTATCCGTCACTTGCCAAAGCCTATAAGAAGAAATACGGCAAAGCCATAACCATTCAGAACTGCGAGTACAGAAGCGTGCGTCTGGCACGTAACGAGATAAACATGGCCTACCGTTCTGCCGAGCAGGAAAGATGGGCTAGGATGGACTACATTAAAGGCAAGGAGATAAAGACAACCAACAACCCAAGTCATAAGCACGATATGTGTGATTTGCTTGCAGGTGTCTATCCGAGTTATTTTCCTTGGGTTGGTTGGCACGTGAATTGTATGTGCTATGCCATTCCGGTAATTATGAGTGAAAAGGAGTATTGGAGCGGTAAACAGCCAAGCAATGCTATGCCTAAGAACTTCACAGATTGGGTGAATGACAATAAAGACAAGGTAAAGCAATCATCCTATATCACTCAATATGCCAAGGTTGAGAAAACACAGAAAAAGAAGACTGTTCGCATTCCATCAGTATCGAATGAGACAAAAGCTCAACTCACAAAGTCAATCAACGAATGGGCAACAGAGAATCTGAAAGAAGTTCAGATAAACAAGAAAGAGACGGCAAGGAGGCTTTATTTGTTCTTGGGTGAGAAAGAAATAATCATGAATAAGAAGTTCCTTACGGAGACATATTCTAAGAACATCAATAACTCTCATCTGCCCGATACGATACAAGTTGCCTTGAACATAAAGGATTGGCTTCCTAACGGAAAGTTCGTTAGAAAAGAGCAAGGCAAACACCACGATTGCTTCTTCAATGTCTATCAAGCTGAATATAATGGAAAGAAAATCGAGTTTAAGACAAAACTCACCGATGGCGAAATTTTATACACGATGAGGTTATTGAAATAAAAAGAGGATTGGGGTCCTTCCGAAGTCTGCGCCCGAAGGCCGACGTGTGAACGGCTCACCCAATCCTTTATATCTTTCTCCTTTACCGCTGCAAAGGTAATATTTTATTTTGGAAAATCCAAATCTTTTTCCGAATTTTAATTGGTTCAAGCCCTCGCTGGTGCATTTAATGTCTTGTAAGCCTCGAAAGCCAATGTGCTCACGTGCTCACTAATGGTGGTGGAGATTGTCATAATGTCTCCCATAAGGAGAATCGTCTCTCCCTTTCCGATCTCTGTGATGAGACTCAAAAGGCAGTTGATTTCATCCTTAAGCGTCTCGGCTTTCTTCATCAGCGGTGTTGGCGGCTCGACCTTGACCTCTTCCTTCTTCTCACCAGACTGAGAAGCAATACACTTCTCAACAGCCTTCGGCACTCTCGGCTTCGGGAGGTTGCAGATGATGTTCTTCTCCTTCAATGCGAGAAGCCAGCGTCTGCCTCGCTCCGTCCAAAGAGGTCTTCTTACGTACTTGCCCTTGATAAGGTGTGTAGTCACCTCAGTTAACTGATAGGTGGAGTAGGGACTTGTCAGCATCCACTCATAACCCTGGTTGAACGCAAGGCCAACCTCCTTCAGCTCTTCGTACAACTTCTGTGCGCTGCTCATGCCCAACTCCTTCGCCATCTGCGTAGTGGAATAGACACCCTTTGTCATGTCGCACTTCTGCACTCTCTTGAAGCATTCATCGATTCTCTCCTGGAGATCACCGGTGATTTCCTTCTGTCTTGTTAACCACTCCTGGTCCTTTTTAACTTCGACCAGCATTTCCTTTGCGAACTCTTTCAAGCTCATGTCTGCGTTTGTTGCCATAAGATTTTCGTATTAAGCAACCATCAAGCTCATTTAATAAAGAAGGGCAGCCGCTTGTCACGCCCTCGAAAATCGCCTAAGAGAACCAGCGTCCCGGTTTTATCTCCTCGGCAGGTCGTAACGTTGCAGTTGCCCTGTATGTGTTCGGCTCTTAGTCAATTTTACGACCTTTTATCTATATGCAAAGGTACGAAAAAATCGGCAAATTACCAAATCTTTTAACCTAAATTACGAATTTAATCCACTGTAAATCAATCGGTTACAAGCTATCTATATGTTTCTTGGCTTCAGCTAGTCCAACGCCCTTCTCATCCATATATAACTTAACAGCTTGAATAACTTTCTTCGATTGTACCATCTCTCTCAGCACAGAGTCCAAATCATCCTCTCGTGGCTGCTCGACATTGATTTCTGTTGGCTGAACGTTACCACCGCATCTATCAACCTCATCGATGATTACGTTTACAATATCTGCAATTTCCTGTGCAATTTTAAGTCCATTCCTATAGATATAGCCTTCAGTTCCGTTACTCTTGATAGGCTTTCCTTCTACAGTCATGTTTCTTGCGTTGAAAGTGTTTATGAGTAATGAAGGAGAATTTACATCTCTAAGCAAAATCTTAACTTGAACCAGAGATACCACAGAAGCTTGCTTGCTTCCACCAGATAAGCCTCCGACTATAGCTCCTGCACTTCCAGCAACAGCTCCACCAACGATGGCTCCACCAATAGTGCGAATTGTTGATTTCTGATGAATCGTCTTTCCGTTATCTATCACCTCTACCTTAATAATGTCATTATAAGAAATGGTCTTTTGTGTGATATGATTTGAATAGAAAATCTTCTTTCTATTATTATCGATCATAAAGACAAATTGATTGTTTATACCAATGACTTTCTTTGTAGGTGTAAAGTCTGATACCGAATTGATTATTTCTTCAAGTTCCTTCCCTTGATTTTTTGTTTGGTTGCTCTTCCAACATACTTGAATGATTGCTGCGACAAATATAAGTATGACAATAAAAATAAATGTTCCCATATGATGCGCCCGTCATGCCGGTAGCTAAGCTTTAGTTAATAATCCGTCTATCGAATTAATAACGCATCATATGGTACTTTATTGTGTTGAACCAAAAAAAATCAGATTATTTTTTGAGTGACTTTGTTAACCCTGCATTCAGCTGGCGGTACTCATTGAAATCTTTGTAGTGCTCGACCTTACCGTAAAGCTTCGGGTGGTCCATCATATCGTTCAGCATTTCTTTACTAAACTCGGTGAATCCAAAATTATAGCCACTCTCACCACCTTGTATAGCACCACTTCCATGTGTTCGAGATGGCACGTATTGATATGTGAGACTTATTCCTCCCTCTGATGTATATTTTGCAAGCTGATAGGATAGAAACTTTCCATCCTTTCTTACTATGTAGCCATGTAACTGATTTATAGCAATAACACGATAGCCTAGTTTCTTAATTTCCTCCAGTCTGTTTTTCATAAGCAAAGAACTCCATTCCGACACATATAAAGGCTTTCTAACGTTCACGTCGTGAAAGTTCTGAATGAACACATCAAGCTTTTCACAATCCCAATCTCTTGGATAAGTTATGTTGACACATCTTCGCAAGTCTCTTTTGTAATTAATCAGGACGAAAGTTTCTGTCTTAGACTCATACTTTCTTTTTAGCTTAACCTCTAACTCCATAGTTATTTCTTCTTGAATTTATAGTTTGGGCAGCTTCTCTTGTTTCCCATCACAAGCAGTACCGGGAACAGCAGACCGTGCCTGCAACCATTTCCGTGCTCGTCAGCAGCCTCGCAAGAGAAGCAGCCGTAATACTCGTTAATATTTAATGCTGCCATTATTCGTAATCCCTAATGTTCAACAATACTGGGAATCTCGGCACTCCAGCGTCAGAATAACCTTGATGCTGAACAGTCGCCGCCATACCTATCAACTCGTCCTTATCGGCTAAATATTGGGCTCTGAGTGACCTTGAACCTATCGGACGGGCACAGAACTCGTACTCTCCACACTTCAGTTTGAATATCGCGGTACCTGCATCATTGCCCTCCGCTTCCAAAACATCGACCACCTTGAACTCCGTCGTGTCGAACGATTTCAGCTTCATAAGGTCATTGCTTCTGCCCTCGGTATAGGTTCCATCTGCATTTCTGATAATGGCACCCTCGTAACCGGTGGAAACGAATATCTTGTGCCATCGCTTGATGTCCTTCTCTGAATGGGCAACGAAAGTCTGCGTAAGGTACACCGGTCCATTTGGATCAATGGAAGCAAACTCCTCCTGCAGAACTTTCCATCTGGCAGAAAAGCTTCCGGGAATCTGTGCATCGTAGATAACCATACGTAGCTTGTCAGTCATAGAAGAACGGCACTTGACAGCAGAGCATATCTGCTGGAAGGTCAATTCCTGGTGGATGTATATCTCCCCATCCAAAGGAAGCATACCGCGGTGTTTCTCTCCCCAAGCCTTAATCTGAGGAACATCATATTCCTTACCACCTCTCGATGTGAGGTGAACCTCGCCACCTTCTCCTTCATGAAGGATGCAGCGAACTCCGTCATACTTAGGCTGGGCGAAGCAAGGAAACTTCGTCTGTGACGGATAATATCTTGTTGCTAACATTGGTTTCATACGCTACTTAATATCTGAGGTTATTTTAATTCTCAATGGAGTACCATTCACTCTGTGCGTGACGAAAGACTCCAGGTCCGTATAGAAGCTACTGTAGCACTCTACACTAGAGCTTTCTACTTCAATGGTGATATTTTTTTTCATAGCCATTTCCCGTATCTTCTGTGAATCTCATCGTAAATGTAGGCTCCACTCGTATGCGAAGCACTGAACATTAAGATGATGTCGTTATCTACCTTAATCTGACTTGTCCTGACAACCTTATCGTTCTTGACGTGGTCGCAATAGACCGTGTTGCAGGAGTGATATAGGCACATCGTGCGCCCATATCTGTCAGTTCCTATATTCTCTTTGTACATGGCTAGTCCTCCAAATCTACATCAAAAGCAGCCTCAATAACTTCTTTGATGTCCTCTGTGTAACCGCAAATTCCGTTATACTCCAGCCAATGATCCAGCAACTCCGTGTTAGTCATTTCGGCTACTTCACTCTCACTATACTCTGCCTCTTCTACGAGGTACTTCATCAAATCATTCTTATCCATATTACTTGATTTTATTGATGTCACAAACTAATACATTACCTACTATTACGTCTCTGATGCCTGCTATGTTCACAAGCATCGTGGCGTTCTCGTTCTGAGGAAGGTCGTAAACCTTGCCTTCCTCATTAACTACCATTACCTGCGACTTGCTGAGTCGGACCAACTCGATGTGGCCACCTACAAATCCCCTCAACTCCTCCAATGAGAAATCCGTTCCGTTGGATGGCTCCACATTCTTCTGGGCGCCATCCGTGAATATTACTGTTGACAACATAGGCTAATCATTCTCTTTGCATTGTTAATAGAAGATGTCTGTGTCTGACCATCGATATAGACGTATCTCTGACCGAACACATCCTCGAAAACTTGTATGATGTGCTTCTTGTATTTGAGAAGCTTAGTTTCAAAAAGACCGTTCATAATCTTTATAATTTTAATTGGTTCAACTTATAAGGTAGGCTCTGGATAGTCAAAAGTACTACCTTTTATCTATATGCAAAGGTACGAAAATTTTCTGATATATGCAAATTTACTAATGATTATTTTAGTTAAAAATACTAAATTATAATGCACTGATATTCAAGCAGTTAAGGCGCTTACTCTCACGAGCAAACGCCTAGCTAACATAGTAAAAAGAAAATTACAAGAAACCGCCACGTCTGAGCTGTGCATCGGTAGCATTGTTAAGCCACTCCTCGCACTTCTCTATGATGCCCGTACAAGCGTCCGGTGCATCATCGTGAGCGTTATATCCTTCCTTTCTGTAGGATTTCATATCGTGGGCGAACTCCGGCCACAACTGTTCCCAATTAGAAGGGAAAACTAGTTTATTGTTTACCTCGCTGGAGCGAGTGAAGATTCTAATCTGTTTGTTCTTCGATTGCGTGAACGTTACGAACTGGGTGATTCTGTTTCCGTGTTCCCTTGTTATGCGCTCGACATTGCGGGCATAAGAGCGGCCACCATTGTTACTTTCAACGAAACACACGTCTGTCTGATTGCGCTTAACCATATTGGCTTGCGCTGGTTCCGTATATTCCATTGGTCGCTTGGTGTATAGAACATCGGTAACATAGTAGCCGTCATCGTGTGCATCGAAACATATAGAGCAAAGGAAGTCGAAACCGGTATCTGCCGAGTCGGTGTAGTTGCCAATCATTCTTGCATACCTTCTGTCCGGCAGCTCATCGTATGTTCTGAAGGCATGGTACATAAGACCTTCCATAGGGGTAGGGTTCTGCATGTACTGTGTCTCGAATACGAACTCGCTGGCATGCTTGATTTTATACAGCTCCTCCAGCGTATGCTTCCACGGCCACAAGGCTCTCTCCTTTCCGTCCTCGTCTGTCTGTATTACCGGGAGGGAAACAACCTTCCACTCATTTGGCTCAATCTCTTGAAGGTAACCGCACAAGTCGTGCTCGTGCAACCTCTGCATGACGATGATAATTGGCGTATGACGTGAGTTTACACGGTTACGGATGGTTGTCTCGAAACGTCTGTTGATAGACTCTCTGACGTTATCGGACAAAGCATCGTCCGGTCGTAAAGGGTCATCGATAACTATGGCTCCCGAAAAGTGACCGGGGTTGAACGTAGCCATGAACTTATCCATGTTCTTTATGTCTTCTTCGGTCCAGTCTGGTTGACCTGCACCAAAACCTGTGATCTGACCCAAGGTAGATGTAGCATACTCACCACCACCTGCCGTTGTGCTCCATTTTGATCTGGTATTATCGTTCTTTCTGATTTTGACATTCGGGAATAATGTTTGAAAATATGTGGAAGTTATCGTGTCCTTGACTGCCATTGAGTTGTCCTGGACGAGACTTCCGGAATAAGATATATGAAGAAACTTTGAAGCAGGGTTCAGCGCAAGACCATATGCGATAAACATCTGTGAACACAAGAGTGTCTTTCCATAACGAGGACTGATGTTGATAATCAGCTTGTTAGTCTTTCCCCTTATCACATCCATGAGCGCATCACATATAATCCTGTGATGTTCGCCTATTACATACTCACGTCGAGCAGTATAGGCGAACATCTTAGTAGTGAATTGCAGCAGGGACGATGCCACTAACTGCTTATGAAGAAAACGTTGTTTCTCAAAGTCCATTTATCTTCTGTAATTCTTTAATATCATCCAAGGACAGCTTAGGGAATTTGAAGTCCTCGCCATCCTTGCCGGTTACTTCTTGAATATGCTTATCTGCCAATCCGTTGAGCCTTGCAACAATGCTGGAATCAAACTGATGAAGCATGGCACCATCAATCTGCTGGGCCATCACGACATTCTCAATCTGTGTTATCACCTGCTCAAAGCCTGGTCTCTTAAGATTACCTCTCTTGAAATCCGCCCATTTCTGAACGATGCCACAGAAAGCACAAAATCCGACAAGGGTATAGGCTCTTCTGAAAACCCTTACCTCTTGTCTCATGGAATTTGTGGATTTGCCGCTGCCGCCTGCAATGGAGTTGCTACCAGTCTTTTGCTGCCAAGGGTCATTTTCAACATCATCACAGTAAGCTACAAACTTATCCCATAATTCCTGAGAAGACTTAATCTTGTATGGTCTTCCAACAGGATTGGGGATTCTATGTACGAAAGACTTTACTTTCGGCTGTGATGATTCATCTGTCATGGCTTCTTAACTTTTACTAGTTTACCGCAAGCGGAACAATTATACTCATAATACTCTGAAGGCTTGACCTGGATATTCTCCTCAACGCCCTTCATTTCCTCCTTGAACTTCTGGTCCTTCTGGGCTTCCGTTACGACCTTCTTAGCCGTATGGTTAGTCTCAGCCTTTGAAGGTGCGGCCGCAGGCTTCTGTTCCTTTGGCTTAGCGTTGAGTCCAAGCATACCGGCAATGCTCTCATCGAAAGCAAACTGAATGCTGTTAGGATCACCGAGATAGGAGAGCTCCTTGCGAAGCTTCTTCTCGTTCCAAGTGGCAAACTCGGACGTCTTGTCATCAGCGATTCTATACTGCTTAATCTGCTCATCAGTCAGATAGTCAAGACGAATGCAGGGAACCTTATCCATTCCCAATGCCTTAGCTGCCTTATACACACCGTTACCTGTTACAATTACATTGTTCTTGTCAACGGAAATAGGCTGAGTGATGCCGAAATCCTTGATGGACTGCATGATTGCCTGTACTGCCGTCTCGTCGGTCTTGTGCGAACCGTCATGAGGCACGATACTGTCAATAGGTAACTCAATTACCTTGTCATTAATCTTAATCTCTTCCATACCTGTTAATCCTCAATTTCTATTGTTTCCATATTTCCGCAATATGGGCAAACGACCTTCATATAATGTGAACCGTCCTCGCGCTCTTTGAGAACGAACAAATCTTTGGCAGGGTCTTCCTCCTCCTCATCCGAAGAAGCTTCCTCGCTTTCGCCAGCCTCTTCATTTGATGGAGCCTCGAAGTTCTCATCATCAACCTGAGAATAGTCATCCTGGAAGCCACCATACTCTTCTGCCTGCTGGTTGATGCTGTCGAGGGAGAAGTTGAGCATCTGGTTAATATCCTCAAAGAAGAATGCCTGCATATCGGTAGGAACCTCCATGTTGCGCAATTCCTCCAAAAGCTGGTCTTCATCAAAAGAAGACTTCTCTGCCAGCTTGTTATCGAGGATGCGGTACTTCTTTGCCTTTTCGTCGTCCATATCCGAGTAAACGACAGGAACGAACTCCATACCCAACTGGTAAGCGGCCACGTATCTTGTATGACCAGCAATGATTACACCTTCCTTATCAACGAGGATAGGCTTAACGTATCCAAAACGCTTGATACTCTCCTTAGTAGGTTCAACCGCATTCGTGTTGTCACGAGGGTTGTCATAGTAAGGAAAGATTTCACTGAGTTTAACTACCTTTACTTTCATTTCTTATCCTCCTTCTTCTTGGCTGTCTCTCTTGCTACGCGTCTCTCGTCGACAACCTTTTCGATAGCCGCATTATACTTATAGTTCTTGAAAATCTTGGCAAAACCGGTAACAAATTTAAGCTTTACAAGCTCTTTCTGCTCCAGACCTACCTTTTCGCAAATCTCACGCTCAGACACACCGTCTCTGAGCATATTGAAAACGATGTTTACCATTCCATCTACAGAGTGACTTCCACGGGCGCGATTGTGTCTTACGGTTGATGCCATACGCTGGTCGATGTCCTTGTCTAGGACTACAATCGGCAGCTTTCCGCCACATCGCTCATTGATGTCCGCAAACTTGCGAATAACGAGGTTTCTGTGGAAACCGTCGATGATTACATACTTCTGCAGCTTCTCATCCCAAATGGTAACGATAGGCATTGTGTAACCGTCTTCCCTCACGGATGTATAGAGAAGACGCATTTCCTTATCTGCCACATGGTTAGGGTTGTAGTTGTTGGCTACAACCATATCCTTGTCAACCCAAAGCACGCAATCTACAGGGTTGACTTTCTCCGGAGATAAGGAACTGATATACTTTCTGAGGTCGTTCAAAAACTGCACCTTATCCTTGGCAGCATCAAACTCCTTCTTGATGTTCTCTTGAAGATTCATATTCCTTATTAGCTTTTTCTATTTTAACATAATTGTCGCTCAAATACTGACGCAAAGAACGCTCTACGCTCTGAATGCGCTTCATTCCGAAATCTTCCGCAATGACGCAGACAGCGCTGGTATAACCAATCTGATGTATTACGTAATCAATGCACTCCTGGCAATGACCGGCTTTAGCTACATTTCTCTTCTTGGCGGAACGGTAGCCTTTCTTGATAGTCTCAGCATTCTTCTTATCTTCGCAAAGATTGTCTGCGAGATAGTCAACGTATTCATCCCAATCCTTGAAATAAGGTGGCAAGTTGTAGCAGTATGTTGCCACTTCATTAAAGACGTGCACAGACGTATTGACGTTTGCCACTCTTCGTACCAGCTTGTCGTAGAACCATGGATCAACCTCCTTGATGAAACCTAAGTCGTGGATAGCCTGCTCATGGATGAGGGAACTTACTCGGCACGCTCTGAGTGGCTTCTGCGTGAACTGATAGTTATAGAGCTTACAGTACGGAAGCTTGTTGCTGAAGATGTAATACCATACATCATAAACCTTCCAATCCCAAATAGGGTAGAGTACCAGACTTCTCGGTGTGCCGTCTTTATAATATCCGCCACCACCTCCCCACGTAATACCTGGAAGGCACTCGCCTCTAGTAAGACCCGACAAACGTGCCGGCGATTCCTCGATACGGACACCGCCCAAAGTTAGGTAGTCTTTGCCAAAGAGCATTCTGTGTACCTGATCAAGAGTCTTGGAGAAATACTGATTGTGCGGAATCTCCAAATCACCATATGAATCTGGTTCCTTCTCACGAATCCACTTTTCTCCTGGCCCCCATACATTGAACCATTCTCCCTTTGAGGCATTCCATTCCTGGAAGTATGACTGAATCCAATACGGCTCAACCCACGGCAAGTGCATGATGTATCGTATATACTCGATAGTCATTGGAGTCTCTGCCTCTTGGTCTAGGAAGAGGACAGGAATCTTTTCAATTCCCATCTCCTTCATAACCTCGTGCGCAAGGTTGAGAACCACGGTAGAGTCCTTTCCTCCCGACATCGTCACGACAATCTTACGCTTACCATAAAACTCCCGAAAGATGTATCTGAATCTTTCAAGAGCTGCCTCATAAACGTTTTTGTCACTGTAAAATATCATTTCTTTCTATTGTTTAATAATACCTTGTCGCTGGAATTACTGAAATGGGTGTCAAGGTAATTCTTAAGCCTACCCATCATTTCATTATTGTTGTGGCCGCGAGCGGCATTGTGCATGATTGTTGCATATCTCAACTTCTCTTCGTCGAAGTCAACGAAGCATACAGGAACCATCTCATATCCGATGACGCAGGCGGCGCGGTATCTGTTCTCTCCGTCCACAATCTGCATCGTCGAGCGGTTGACAACGATAGGCTGAGTAAATCCGAAATATAGCAACGATTTGATGAGAAGGTCGAAGCTGTCTGCATCATGCGTGTTAGGGTTATAGTCATTCGGATAAATGTCATCAACCTTGACGTATTCAATATGCAACGGCTTCACCTGCTCAACCTCGATATTGTCCTTTGCCAATTTCAAGGCTAGATTTTCCTTAGAGTTTTTTGTATTCATCGAGAAATTCCTTGTTTACGATTTCCTTAACCCAATCCTTGCTTGACTTAGCCAAATAAGGATTCTTGAACTCACTCTCCCAATCTACAGACTCAACATCAAACTGGTTGTCGTAGGTCTTACTGTTCCTAGGAATGCCACCTACGGCGCCTGGATTGTTGAATGTGCTTCTGTATGCACCGAAATGCTGAACCAGACCGGGAACGATAGCGTAAAGGTCGATACCCTTTGCCTGAAGGTATGCCTTAAGGCGTGAATCATCATAACGTGTCTGATCATCAGTCATCTTGTTTGAAGTTTCAACAAAGTCCTTGGCTAGGTCATTTGGATATACGCTAGCCTGCAGCCAGAAATTAGTCTTTGTAGAAATAACGTGCTTGCCCTTTGCGTAACAATCAGTATAGTCACCATTTGTTGGATTGTAGAAACTGATAACGTTGTTTTCTGGAGCAAAAGAGAGAATATGTAAAATCTTGGCAAGAATGTTGCGGTCAAAGGTAATGTCATCGTGGATAACCATTCGATGGGTTCCTTCTGCTACCTCTTGCGTCAACGCTTGGGAATAATTGTCCCAAAGACCCTTACCTCGGTCCATAGAGATACTGACAGGAATACCATAAGGTTTCGTGCTGGTCTCTATCAACTTCTTAAGGTATTTGCCCTCACGTTCTCGCTTCGGAACGTTGAGGATGATAATCTGAGAGAGTTTAATCATATGCGTAATTATTTAGTTACTGTCCATTCTCCACCTCGCTTGGCTACCTTGCTTATGGCTACAGCCAAACGGTTTCTGTTCATATCGCTACCATAGAAAACCTTACCTGCGGCATAGGCTGCTTGGGCAACAAGTCCTTGACCCATGAAGAAGTCTGTGATAGAGCTGAACGGAACATCCTTACAAATCTTGAACACCGCATCCCATTCATCCATTCCCTGGAGTCCCCAGTCTTCTGCCTGCTTGGTGCCTTGGATAATCCAGCACTTGCAATCTGGCTTATGATAATAGGTGTTCTCGTAGATTTTTACATGAGGGAACAGAGATTCTACCATAGGAACCAACTGTTTCTTATTTCTGTAGAAGCACTCGACGAATAGTCTGTCCGGATTAATCTGCTCGATGCACCTCTTGATGTGGGCAACGAACTCGTCAAAATTATCAACCGGGCATTGCTTCTCCGCCTTGGTATAATACGCTTTGAGGACACCTTTACTTCCTGCTGGGTCGATGAATACGCAATCGGCATTCTTTGAAAACTCCGGAAGCCCCAAAGTAATATCGGCAATGGTAATCTTGCTACCATTGCCTAAACTGTAAATCTCGCCTTCTGTGATGGGGTATTTGTCAATACTGCCATCATAACGCAAACCTTTCTGTGATGTCATACGCAATTTACTATTAAATAATTGTGATACTCTGATACGTTTTCTTCACCAAAAAGACTGCACAAGACCTTCTTTGAATAGAAAAAATGTCTGAACTCCACATCACACTTCTCATAAGTGACCGGATGATATTTTTCCTTGTAGAACATCAAGAACTTGCGAGCCTTGCACTGCGATATTGCCAGAACGGCATAACGGGAAAGATAAGATGGGGAACCGAACAATGCTACGATATTGTCGAAATTCCTGCAATCTAAACTCTTTCCGTCGAAAGGCTCACATACAACCCTATCCTTATAGGCTGGATATTTGTTAGTGAACTGCTCCAACATTCCTTTACTAGGATCAATTCCTAGATATTCCTGTGGGTCGATTTTTGCAATCTCTGTCAGCAAGCCGGTACCACATCCGATGTCTAGGATTGAACCGCTGAGAGGTGGGAGCATTTGCCCCACCTCACGGTTCTCAACGAGACTCATTTCATCACGAAACAAAGTGTCGTACTTACTTGCTATTTTATCATACTGGGAATAATTCATTTTCTACTGTTGCCTGTTGCCAGGTGATTTTTTTACTTGAAATGGTTACGAAATTCTTGTGATTGTATATGTTACAATTCGGGAACATCGATTTCAACTGCATTCTGTCATAGGTGAAATGGTGCATTTCCTCGAACTCTGCAGGGGTGTAGTCATCCTTGTAGAACATAAGGCAATAATCCAAACCACTCTCGCCCAGTTTGCGGAGATACTGAGGCATGAAGTAGGAAGCGGTACCGAAAAGAGCAACCACAACGCTGTCTGCCGACATCCATTTCTTTATCGCCTCCTCAAAAGAAATAGTAGAACATCTTCGGAAAAAACCAGAGGTCTTCTCCCTGAACTGCTTGATTGCTTTCTTGCTAGGATCAACTCCATAATACATTTCCGGCTTTATCTTGGTGAAAGCGACGAAGTCTCCGTTTCCGATGCCTGCCTCGAAAAATCTTCTGTCCTTGAACGTGAACATGATAGATTTTGCCATCACGTCCATTTCCTGATTCGAATAGATTCTCGGTACCGGCCACTCCAGGAAGTCGAACTCGTTGAAAACCTTCTGTCTGTTCAAAATCCAAGTAGTCTCGAATGGGTCACCCATCGTCCAATACTTGTAACCGTCAATGTAAAGGTAAGGGAAATTATACTTTCCCCATCTTTCATGGACTCCATTGTCTCGCTGTGCGCTGACGAAGTAATAGAACTCGTCGTTTGTCAATGCGCACTTGTCTCTGTGAATGTACTCATGAGGAACGTCTATCATTGAAGTGGCCCATTGCCACTTACAACGCTTGATGAACTCTCTGAGCTTACTGTAATCGTATTCCATCGCTGCAAATTTAATAAAATATTTAATGATTAAATACCTAAAATCTAAAATTAACTATATTTTAACATAAAATTGTGCATATATGCGGCTTGGATAGTCAAAAACACCGCAAAATAGGCTCTTCTCATACGCAAAGGTACGAAAAAATCCCGATATATGCAAATATATCAAGCGGAAAATTTAGCCAAAAATACTAAAAATTACGCCGTTCTGCTTGCTCTGTTCGGAAGCCTAGATTCTATCTGCCACAGATTGTCTTTGATAAGCTTCAGAATGGCATCGTGAAAAGCGGAATTGATGTTTCCGTGGCCCTGGCATTGAACAACAGTAACATCGGCTAAGTTTACCTCGATTGTCTCCATACGCTGCCCGTTTACCTTGGCAGAAAGTATGAGGCAGTTCGGCTTTCTGTTCACATCGTAATAACCGTTCCTAAATACACAGTGCCCCATTTCCTTGCCCTCTTCAAAGAACTCCTGGACGGACTTAAGAACCTGTATGTCTATGGCGCCATCCTTTATGTCAATGTCAAAGAACTGCTTTCTTCTGTCAACATATACATTAGCCATTGCTTCTGCCTTTTTCTTATTCTCCTCTTCGGCTTTAGCAGCTTGCTCCAGATATCTGAGTTGCATTTTCTCTTCCGCAATCAAACGCAGCTTAGTCATTCTGTCCTCCATTTTCTTTTTCTTGTTGTCTGCTGCCTTTAGCCACTTGTCGTGCGCCTCACGAAGATTCTCCGGGCAAACTATAGAAGGGTTACGTACATCTTTCTTAAGATACATAATACTGTCGAGCATATCCCACCACAAGCTATCGTAAATATAAGAAGCCTTTCCGTGTCTGACAACAATCTTGACGGCAGACATTTTTTCTCTGTCGAAGACAGCTTCATGGTACTTACACACCTTCCACATATCAATATCACGTCTCATGAGAGTTTCATTGTATGGGTTAGCATTGACGGAACGGAAGATTTCGTCACACAGAATCTTTTCCCCGAAGTCTCTGAGAGCATATTTATACTTGCCTTGGACTGAAGCGTAATATACTCCATCGAATCCAATATCACGAGGATCACCCAAGAAACTCCATACAGTATGCGTTCTTACTTCCAACTTTCCGAAAGCAGAAAAAGCATCTTCTATATATCCGCTGGTTCGCTGCTTGGCAAGAAAAACATATTCTCCGTCTTTCAACCATTGCTGCATACACTCCTTGAAGTAAATCTTCTCCTTAACCATCTTGTGGAACCGGAACTTCACTCTTACCTGGAAGTACCTGAGAACCTGCCATCCCTTGAATGTGCATACAAGGTAGAAGCATCCTCTAGAAAATCTATCACTGTATTTGTAGGCATCATCTTCAGAGATGCAAGTCTTGATGGCCCACTCACGCTGCTTGTCTGATAACTCCGGTATTCTATCTGAGAGTTTTACAACTTCACGTTCTGTCTTATTTCTTGGCTTCATAACTCACATATTTAAAAATCAAACAAACTCAACTGCCCAATCTCTGCATCCTTCTTTCTCTGAGCCTCGGCTTTCTTCTTCAAGCGTTCCTTCTCTGCGGACTCCTTCTTTTTGAGCTCCATGATCTTGGCTTGCTTGAACTCCTCCTCAGCCTTCTTCTCCAGATTCTCCTTGGTCTGGTCTGAGAGATTTGTAACAATGGTGCAATTCTGATTCTTAGTGAATGAGACTTCTTCTTCATTATAATAATGAACTGCCATTCCGTAAATCTCATCATCGTCAAAGCCATTCCTTCCGGATTTCTTGACCTCTGAGATAATAAAGTCGCAGCAATCATCGATATTCTTGCCAGGCTTGGCGTAATCCTTTGCGAACAATTCATCCTCTGCTGCACGCTTGTCAAGATATGCCTTGATTACCTTCTTGAATGTTTCTGATCCTTTCATAACCTTTCCATTTTTTGAAACCGATGGGCTTGTTTCTGAATCCCTTACGGAAAGCTTCTCTCATAGAGATGCAAATGAAATCTACGCTGCATTGTGCCAAGCCCGTACAAAACGCACAATCCTCGCAATCATCCATTGGTTCCGCTACGTACACGATGCCGTTAATGACTATCGCCGCTTTCTCCTTGAAGACTGCCATTCCTTTTCGCTAGCAAAGCCTTTGACCTTATTAATCTTCTAGCCAAATCAAAGTCTTTGGGCCTTGTGGATTTTTCATTAATAAAAGCTGCTGCTTTTTCTAGAACACTAAGCAGTTCTTTGAACTCAGTCTTCGTTGTCTTCACTTCCATACGCTTTCTGTGCCGTTATAATTCTACAACCGGTGTAATCGTCGGCAGAAAGGACAATCTCACCATTCTTAACCTTTTCTCTAATCATGGAGCAAGCATCCGTATTTGATTCTGCCTCTACGGTTATTGTCTTACTCAAAGTTTCTTGAATGCAAACATCATATTTCATATTATGTTACCTCCCATGTTTCAATATTAAACTCATAGTTTTTACCACTACATTGGCTCTGCCCGATATTGCGCAAATCTTTAAGTTGCTCTTCCGAAGCTCCGTTAGCCTCGGCTGTTGCGTAGCATTTCTGAAGGTTATCGGCTACCCTGAGCAATTCACCGCTTCCCTTTGTATGCCAGGCATCATCTTTATAAATTAGATATACCTTCATAATTAAACCACTTTAAAATGAACACTAGTTTTATCTTTACGTTCACGTGCAAGGCAAGCTAAATCTTCGCAAGTTATCTCGACGTCATCGCGATGAATGTTTGGAATACATACAATACAATTTGGACAAGACCCTCGTTTTGCCACAACACAATTAATGCCATTGATAGAAAGCTTTTGACCGATAGGGAAGTCTGCTTCTATACTAGACTTTTTTACATTGATGATATCTTTGTTCTCATCCATGATTAATCCTCCTTTTCTTTTAAGTAACGAAGGTATAGCTGACAGTTGTCGCAATCGGAATTGCATCTGTAACTATACTCGTTGGCACAAGCCATAAATAATTCACTTCTTTTCATAAGCGTCCCGATAACAAATAAATAAGTCGTAAATCATTTTCTCGCAAGCCTCCATGTCTTCCAGCACATCCCTCATGCGATATGGTGCTCCGTTCTTTCCATGGCCCTCGTTGTCTAACCATAAATATGTTTCACTGTCAGCATCAAATTCTACGTAACGCTGGTGGATGCTGTTGATCAATTCTTCAGCACTTTCAAATGGTCCGGTTGATATCGAGAAGTCTTGATCTGCAGGTGAACGTCTTGAAAAGAGCAATCCTTTCCCATTCGTGTATTCCTCTTCGGTGACAGTCCAGGAATCAGACTCTGCTATTTTTATTAATTCTTCTATTTCCATATTATTTTTAAAATTAAAGGTCGGGTGCCGTCTTTCCGAGCTGTCGCAAAATAAGAATATCAAACATTGTTTGTTATTTAATCCCGACCATTGATTAACGATGATTTTACTTAATTCTACATGTTTCACCTCCAATCTTATTAAGTTTAACTTCCATATCCTGTAAATCTGCCAACGGCAGAACTTACGCTTTCATTTGTTACAGACCCAGGCTTCAAGAAGTACTTGTAATGCGTGCTTCTCTCCAACCTCTCACTCCAACAGAAACCGAAAGCATCGAACTCCTTACCGCACCATTCATGACCGTAGTAGTATTCGCTGGCATGCACCTTCTGTTCCTTGCTGAGCTGCAAGAATAGTGCGCGACTCTTGCTAAGTTCCGTTGGGTTCTCCTTGAACTCCTTCTCGATTTGCTTACGCTTCTCGGTATATTCTGCCAGCTTCTGCTGGTACTCTTCCTCGCTATCGCAAAGATAATAGTCTGTGTCAGTCCAACGGCTATCCCAATAGGAATTGGAAGACTGATGTATATGATAAATATTCTTCATAATTGTATATTTTTATTGGAAGGTAGGCTGCCGTCTTTCCGGCTGCCAGATAAGAATAAGGTATCTAACTTGTGGGTGTCCTTACTACCCGTTATGTTAAACCTTACTTTTGCCTACCTTTATAATAAGTATATAAATCCATCATACTATTGTAGAACCACTGCCATGCGACAATCTCCTTCTGCTCTTTGGTAATATCCAGGGCATCAGTAATCATCTTTCTGCGCCAGTTTATCAGTCTGTCACATGACTGGATGATTCTTGCAATCATCACATGGGCGACATTCTCCATCATTACCGCCTCGCCATTTACCATCTTCAGGGCGTACTTTTCTGCAGCATCGTTCCAAAGGTCGTAGGCGACTGAATCATTATTGAGCATCAGATAGAGTTCTTCCATATCAGCAGTTCTTTTGTACTGAACCATTTCCTTTACAACCATAGCTATCTCCTTTCCAATGTTAAGTCTATCACGTATGGAAGAGTATGCTGTGGCATTTCTCCTAAATTGATGCAGTTGAATTGGCAGATACGTTTAATGGAAGCTTCTTCCTTTTCAACAACCTTGTAGATCAACTTAGGTTTAATTTGTTCTGTCAGCTCAACATTGAAGTAAGAGCAGTTCTCATCCATTGATATTCTCGTTGCAATAGCAACCAATCCGAAATCTGGGCTGAAGAACAGATACTTGCTGCCCGTAAAGATGGCATCTATTCTGTTCTTTGTATTTCCTGTCACTCTTATAACGTTCATAATTATTGTTCCATTAAATGTTTGACAAGTTCTTCTTTTGAAGAGAATATATCTCCAAGACTTTTACTTACATAGTTTCTGTCTATCTCTAGGATAACATAATTATTATTTAGTGCTGCTTTGAGACATCTTTCTATACGGTCGCGCTCACTGAAAGAATAATAATTTCGATAGCTTGTAGGGCACAAATTTGTACTCACTATATTGTATATTCTTTCACCTATATCTCTAGAATGATAATCAACATAAAGCTTTTTGTCATCTTCATAGTCTGAAAGAGATATAAGGACAATTCTACCCGAAACAATTTTGTTGTCCCTCATAATGAAGACCTGCTGCCCGATAGCGTACTTGCTCTGATATGTAGTAGCTAAATCGGAAAAGACTCGTCCACAATCCAGCTGGAAAACTGCATATAAAACGGTTCCATTATTGAAAGCTTCCAGGTAACGCTCTATCTTCTCGTTTTCTGTCGGCTCTCGTTCAGTGACGTTTCCATCGTCATCCGTAACCTCGACATCATCATCAAAAGTGCCTTCATACTCGTTCCAAATAGAAAATTGCTCTTTTAGAGCATTGTATTTCATTATTTCTGAAATACTGTTGATCTTGATACCTACATATCCGTTTCCAAAATTCTTTGTATTCATATTAACCCTCCAGACTATTAATGTATTCCTTACGTGCCTTTACAAAAAGCTTCTTCTTTCTGTCATCTGAAAGAAACTCCTTAACGGTATATCCCAAAGCGATGATACCATTTTCAAACTCAAAGGTAAGGCCACACTCATGATTGTCAAATTCATATTTCAAGGCATCCACCAAATTCTCATCGCTGCTCAGAAACTCCTCTGATTCCTTAACGGAACGCTCACCGAATACCAGAAATAAGTGGTAATCCTTTTTGAGGCAATAAGCACCGGCACCGATGGAACATATCTTTTCCAGGTCTTCCTTACTTGTGGTAAGCCCCCATTCAGCCATCATTTCCTTAAACTGCTTGTCTCCAAATGCAGCCTTCATTGGCAGCTTGCCAAACTCATCCTGCTGCTTTTTCTTGAACTCTTGGTATTTCATGCTTCTTTCCTTACTTTATAGTTATTAAATGGATCTACCATGTTTAGTAGCTCTGCGTTTCTGTTAGCTTCCTTTTCATCGGAGTAGTCTCCAAACTCTTCGGAAACATCACCTGTGGGGCAAATTCTTTCGATACAATATTTCATACAGCACCTTCCATCATTAAAAGTTTGTGTTCTTCTTCACTGTCACCAACATGACCATACAGAAGTCCGTCTTCTGTGTTTTGCCAATATTCGTGCGGTACAGAGTGCGAAGCCATACTTACCAAAACTACAACATAGCCCAAAGACTTGATAAGATTGAAATTTGAATTTCTCATAATTATTCCCTTTCTATTTTTTAAGATTAAAATTGTATAATAACGCCAAATGGCTATCGTCTAACTCTCTCCAATCATCAACTGTGTCAAGATAAGCCTTGACTTTTGAAAGCGTAATTGGAACCGTTGGATAAGCAGAACAAAATCTGCGAAGCATGTACTCTGATAAAGATTCTTCCATAGCCTTCGAATTATTAATGATTACTATGCGTTAATGAGGTCTATCACATCAGAAGCATCAAAGTCATCCATACTATTGTATGTAACATAGAAATCTTCCTCATCGTCAGCAAGCAGACCTTCAGCCTCTTCCTTAAATTCATTAAAGTCCTCATCCGTGTCTTCATAATTCAATGCCTCTCGAATTATTGCCCACAACTTTCTCTGCTTTTCGTTAAGCGAGTTTAATTTTGTATTCATAATCTTTATAATTTTAATTGGTTCAACTTGTAAGGTAGGCTCCGAATAGTCAAAACTACTACCTTTTATCTATATGCAAAGGTACGAAAAATTTCTGATATATGCAAATATACTAACGATTATTTTAGTTAAAAATACTAAATTGTAGTACTTTATAACTATCTGATTATCAGAATGGTGCATCTGCTTCTTCTGGCTTTTCGAAAGGCACCTGTACATCTTCGTTGATTAAATTCGTCTTGAAAAAATTTGTCGTATTTTTGTTGAATCCCATAAAGAATTTGAACGTTCCGATATTACGTCCCTTGGCAACGTCTATCATAGCCGTTCCGTCAGTAGGATAATCGTCCTTGTTATCAAATGGGGCAGGGTACGCTCTGTTGTAATACTCTGCTCGATAGACTAGGATGACAACATCGGCAGCTTCTCCTATCTGTCCACTATCGCGCAGTCGGTTCAAATTCGGCTCCGGGCAGTTACTATCTCTAGACAACTGACTTAGGGCGATGATCCATATGTTCAGTTCCTTTGCGAGGTTCTTGAATCTTCGTGCGGCATCACCCATAGCCTGCTCCCTGCTGAAACTCGTACTCCTGGAGTTTACGTTAAGAATCTGCAAGTAATCAACTACGGCTCCGTCTATGTCCTTCTGCATCTTAAGCATTCGGATGGAAAGAAGAATAGAATCTATATTTGACGTGCTCTTGTCATCAAAGAATAAATTCTCTCCGGGCAACTTTCCTCTAGCATCATCAATCATCCTTATCTCGCTTGGCGCCAGACTGCCCGAATAGAGGATATTGTTGGCCGGGATGTTCGTCTTGGCAGAAAGCAGACGTGCAGTAAGCTGCTCCTTCGTCATTTCCATAGAGTAGAAAGCAACCTTTGCTCCGTTCTCGATGGCGTGTCTTGTCATACAAAGTGCGAGGCTCGTCTTTCCCTGAGAAGTTTCACCGGCTACGATAATCAAGTCAGACTTCTGCAGACCTCCCTTTTCATCGAATCTCTCCATACCGGTCTTGGTTCCTGTCGTGACACCTCCAACGGTGGCATTCTTAACCATTATCTCGTTTAGACTATTCATTGCATCATTGAGCGTGAACACTCCATCTGCTTTCTCAAATACTCCTCCGATACTCTCAATAGCCTCTTGGTGGGCATCTGCGGTCAGAATCTCTTCCGATAATCCAACCTTGGAAAGCTGCTGCCCGACAACCCAGAGTTTTCTTCTTCTACCAAGGTCCTGCAATCTGATGGCATGATATTCTACATGTGCAGATGATGCAATCTGTGCCGAAATGTTCATCAAGTCCAATGCTGTTACATTCGACTTCTGCTTACTGAGCTCGGCAGAAACAGATATGACATCTATCGGCATACCTTGCTTTCCCATATTATCAACAGCCTTCCATATATCCCTGCACATGGGGTCGTAAAAACAGTCTTCATCTAGATACTGGCTTACTAGAGTGTATGCGGTAGGATCAACAAGAAGACTTCCGATAACATACTGCTCAGCCTTTGGGTCATTCACTAATGGCTGATTCTGATATGGTGATTGTTCTAAACTCATCTGAACGATACCTCCTCAAAACTTAAAATATCAAACATTTCGTGCATTCTATCTACAATTCTTGGGTCATCGTACTTCTGTCCGATGTCAATGGCCGTTAGGTTTGAACTGATAATCGTGGGCAGCATCTGCTCATAGCGATAGTCCAACAACTCGTCAAACGGCTTGTAGTGCATTCCGTAAGTGACTATCTCCGTTGGCTCAGCACCCAAATCGTCAATCAAGAGAAACTTAGTGTTCATGATTGCTCTGAACTCGTTTATGTCTTCGTGAATCATGTAAGCCATATCTCTAGCCTTGACGAATCGCGGATATTTGTCACCCTCGCAATAGCTAATCTTGTTTGAGTCCACAAGATGAACTAGCAAATCTCGAATAGCCTTTAGCATTGTAGTCTTGCCGTTTCCAATACTGCCGGGCATAAACAGCCCGTAAAAGTTTGTCTCTATAGTAAGAAAATCCCCGACTTTCGATATTGCTTCCTTTAGCTCGTCAGTGAAGACGAACGTTCTTTTTCTTTTCTCTACCTCTCGTTTGTAGGCATAGTAAAGAAAGTTCTTGACCTCTCTATTTTCCAACGGCAACTCCAAACCCCGACCGATACGCTGATGTGTCTTTGTGGTCTGGAGCTTTCCATCCTGTCTTTGTATTGTTTCCATTGTCTGTTACGTTTTGTCTATGATTTTTCATTTCTGATACTATCTCGTTGTATTGAGAATCAATTTTGTTAACCGAAAAATTGTTCATTATCCAAGTCTTGTCGATACGACGTAGAAACTCTTCCAATGCCTTAAGCAAGCTCTCGTCATCTATCGGAAGCGGCACTGTTTTGTGACTTCTAGCAAAAGAAATCTTCTTTAGGATAGAGTTCATAGCCTTTGCATCCTTGGGTTGCCAATAATAGGCGGAGTCATAGAGTTCTTGGTAATACTTCTCGAATATTTGCCGTCCCTTGTGGCAGATGGTAAACTCTTTCGGTTTCGATTTCCTCGTGCGCGCGCTAGAAGGAGAAGATAATTTTATATTATCTTCCCGTTCCGTAGGAACGGAATATATATTCTTTGAAGGGTTTGGGGAACTTTCTTTGGACTCTGGCATTTGCTTAGCATTTGCTAGAGATTCGCTAGCATTTGCTAGAATATCTGTAGCATTTGCCAGAGAATTTGTAGCATTTGCTAGAGAATTTGTAGCATTTGCTAGAGATTCGCTAGCATTTGCTTGGCATTTGCTAGAAGATTCCTTAGCATTTGCTACGAAATTTCTAGCCTTTGCTGCACCACCTGCACGACCGGCTCTAGCTCTAGCTTCGCTGACTTTTCTTGCCTGCTCGATGGTGTCTGAAAGTTCCTTAGAATAGAAATATTCTTCCTCAACCTCGAATAAATCAAAATCCTCAACTACAGATTGCACCACGGAAACATCAACACGCATCTCATAAGCTATCATAGAATAATCCTTTGACAGCTTATGATCCTCGTCTTCCTCCAATAGTTGCATAAGAGCAACGTAGATGCCGTAGGCAGCTATGCCGTGCTTCACCCTTGCTCTCATTACTTCTGGAGAATCACTATTTCTGATGCAATTATATTTCATAATCTTATTGGTTCAAGTCCTCGTTCTTAATGAAGCATATCTTACCTCGCTTTATACTATTTGCCAGGGAGTCAACTTCGGTCTGTAACTTACTGTAAACAGCACTTTGCTGCTTAGAGATAAAATTGTGGATAGAAGGGCTAATCTTTAAAGCGATAAAAGCCATCCCCTCCAAAATCTTAAACTCACGATACAACACACCTGCCGACTTGAACTGTTTGTCCAAGCCTACCAAGAACGTTCTGTAGTCCTTGATTCCTTCAAAATCTCTAAGAAATTCTGTCTCTTCCATATTGTATAATATTTTATTTATAACTATATTGTTTCTCCTTAATGCAAAATTACGAATTTTATCTGATATATGCAAAAGAATTAACTTAAATATTCAAAAATACCGAAATATATTTAGATATATGTTTGGTTATCTCATTTTTTTTTAGTACTTTTGCAGTAAGTTTTTTCCATTATATTCTGTAAAAGAATATTGTATGGGTTTCTCTTTAGCCTGCTGGCGAGCAGGCTTTTTTATTGGGATTTATTTGGCAATTTGAAAATAATTCATTACCTTTGCAAACAAATCCCTTTAAAGTATAATCTTTATAGGATTTTAATTGGTTCAAGTCCTCGGTGTTGTGAAACACTGGGGACTTATATTTTTTACAGATTAACGGTGATACCTTTCTCATAACTCAGTCTCTTTACTTCATTAGTATAATACTTAATCATTTTCTCCAACTCGTCATCATCCCATTTCTTGATGGAGTGAGCACGCTCTCGCAGGGTGGAAAATCGGGAAACACCAATCTTCTTTATCAGATTCTCCTGGTAGTATATAAGATGGTCTGACTTCACTCTGTTGCACCCGATACATTCTGCATTGCAGTTATCTTCATCAAATCGGGTGGCCATGTTGGAACGTCCGAAGAAATGACCGCAATCAAGCTCTCTGTACGGCTTTATCTTTCCGCAGCTGATACATTGTCCCATGCCGCTTGGCATGCAGTCTCTCAGACGTATATACAACGCAAACACCTTGTCTAGTCTCTTGACCAAATCAGGCTTACTCTTCTTTCTCTTTTTGGGAGCAGAAGGAGATTTCTTCTTTTTATTATAAAATGGAAACATATCTTTTTTTATTTCAATACTACATTAGTTAATTGTGTTCCTCTGGAATACACCGCCCATTTCGTGGTTCCTGGAGGTCTGCTAATAAAGAGGTCTGCGACATTTCCGAACCGGCTATAGTTTCCCGACAAGTCAACTATCCACCCGTCCTTTCCTTCAAAAGGTCTGATAGCGCGGCCTACCATCTGATAGTAGAGCCCGAGAGATTTCGTCGGGCGTGCCAAAACAACGGTGTCTAGGGCAGGGTAGTCGAATCCCGTAGTCAGCACACCTACGTTGGCAACAACCTTTATTTCTCTCCTCTTGAATCCTTCGAGAATGGCTTCACGCTCCTTTTTTGGTGTCTCTCCTGTCACGATGGCGGCATTGACTCCGAGTGATTGAAGCTTATCAACCAACTGCCTGGCCTCCCTTGTGAAAGCGGTAAATACAAGTACTCCCTTTCTAGGAATGCCGCTTTTAGGCTGCAGAACCTTGACTACTGTGTTTGATAACTTATCGTAGAATCCGCTACGCTCATACTCTGCGAGGAGACTTCTTTCATCATAATCTGCACCGGTGGAGTTGCTTCTGACTCTTCTTAAATCCAATGTCGTCAAATCGTAATAATGCAAGTCTGCGAGATAACCTTTAGAAAGCAGTTCTCCAATCTGACAACAATAGATGACCTTTGAAAATATTCTAGGTCTTACTCTCGTGAGGAACTTCAAGATGGAACCTCCTTCGGCACAATCAAGACGATATGGCGTGGCTGTTAATCCAACAACCTGTCTGTTCTTCGCTTCTATGAACTCCTTGTACTGCCCTGACTTCGAGTTTACGTAATGACATTCGTCAATTATGATGTTCTTGAAACAATCGAAGTCTGACATATGGTTCATTACGCTTCCGATGGTGGCAAAGGTTATTCTGTTTATATCCTTACACCCTACAGAGGCACTATAGCAACCGCAATCGAAGATACCATAGCTTTGCAGCTTGGCAAAGTTCTGCTGAAGAATTTCCTTACTGGGCTGAAAGACTAACAGCGGTCCTTCCAGGCGAGAGGCGATATCTGCTATCACCAAACTTTTTCCTGCACCCGTAGGCAGGATAACCAATCCGTTCTTGTCAGCCTTGCTAGTGAACAGCCTTACGGCTGCATCACTAGCTTGCTTTTGATAATTTCTAAGAGTGTACTTCATTACTCGCCGAATGGTAATTCATCATCGTCATCATCTGAAGACTGCTCTGACTGAGCTTCTTCTTTTGGCTGCTCCTCTTCTGGGAACTCCAATCCGAAGACCTCTTTCATGCTCTCACGATTCTTGACCTCATTTGCCCAAATCTCAGAACGGTCCGGGATAGCATAAGCCTTTGCAAGTAAGAACTTCTCGGTATTTGCATCCCAATTATATACGAGATAGTAACCTGCCAATGCAATACAGAACACGTTCTTCGACTTAAGACGCATATCAACAGTTCCCTGGCGCACCTCAGCGGCGTACTTGGCTACTTCCATAAGGACAGAAGCATAAGCCTCTTCTGCATCCTTCTTCATCTTCTTGGCTTTTTCCAAAGCTTCCTCCAACTCCAGCTTGCGAGCTGGCACCACGTTCTCTTCGAGTGTGCAATACTCCTCTCTGATGTTCTTCTTCTCGAACTCATCGAGGAAACGTGTAACCAACTCATTGTCAGGGAAGGTCGCCGTGAAGTGCTTTCCGACAAACTTAAGGATGTCTGCCTTATTCTTCAAAGGCTTCTCTCCGCAAAGGTTCTCCTCGGTCAAAGCAAGGAAGTCCAACTCCATTGGGAACATGTCTTTTACACCTTCCTCCAATACAAACTCAATGTTCTCAGGAACATAATTTTTCAAATCTGATTTCATAATTATAAATACTTTTCATATAATGCTATCTGTTTCTGAGCTTCAAGCAAGGCTGCTTCTTCATTAGGCTCGGGTATATACAACCCTGCAACCATACTTGAATAGTTCCGAAACTTCTCAATAGCGTCTGTTAATTCTTTTGTGTCAAGGTCAGCCGTGCTTCTCCAATAAGTTACAGGCTGTCCTCTTCTATTTGTTCTCTGCTTCGCAAAGATTTCTCTGTTCACTATCTGCTTGAAAATGTTATACTTCACATATTCTTCATCGTAGCCGAACTCTGATGCGAAATACTGAAGGCACACATGCAGATAGCTGTTTTGGGCGAGGGAACGTGGACGGTGCTTTTTCTTCACCTCCACGATAAAACCCTTTCCGCTTTTCAGGGCATCCATGTAAAGGCCATTGCAATAGTCCTTGTAGTCTGCCCTGTCCTTGTCATTGTTGAGATTGAAAATCATAACTAGAATGGCAAATCATCATCTTTGCCCGGCTGCGGTGCCGGTGACTGAACTCCTTGCGGCTGCGGTGGTGGAGGTGCTTGCTGCTGCGTCTGGCCACCTCTCTGATACTTTTCTATCTTGTAACCCGAAATGGTATTGAAATACTTTACCGGGTCATTTGCACTCTTCTGATACTTGGTACCTTGAAGAGCAAAAGATATAGTAACAATCTCGCCAACTGCAAAATCAGCAGGATCATCCACATGCTTTCCGCTGAACTCAAAACTTGGGTAGTTCTCGTACACCTCTCCGAAGTTTGAGTGTGTACAGTTAAGAACCACAACTCTCTTTTTGAACGGCTCTCCACCGCTCTTGCTGGGTATTTCCTCGACATTGCCGATGAGCAATACCCTTCCTGTCATTGTATTAGCCATCTGATTCTGTTAATGGTAAATATGGTAATAATTCTCTCATTTCTACCCATTTGAGGAAGTCACGCAATAATGCATGGTTTTTGTCTTCCATCCCTGGATATCTGTAACAAGTGATTGCTGGCTCATAAGGAGTAAGCTTGAGACCTCTCACGTCTCCCTTGTGCTTATCCTTATTGTAGCCCTCAAAGACAAACAAGTCAAAATGGAACACATCAGCTTCAAACAACTCTAGGTAAAGCTGCCATTGGCAACTGTCTATATAGTCTTTGTCTGATACCGGTCCGTACTTAGTCTTGATGTCTCTTATCTCTAGTCCGTCAATCATATCGGCACATCCCGTGATAACGGCATTGCCGAAATCCTTATATTCACGAACCTCATGAAAGGCGTCAGGATGCTCATTCCTGTATTTCAAAGCAACCTTGCATTGTGGAATGTCGAGAATTGCTTCACCTTCATCAAAGACGAACCTTCTTCCTTTTGGAACGGGTTCTGTCTTATCTTTCTTATAATAGGTGAAATGACGAACACCTTCCGGCTCCTTGAAGCAATGGGGACTGCCAGTCTCCACGATGGAGTGAAAGGCAGTTCCTATTCTTGTATAATCGTTGCCCTCAAACTTCTTAGTGATATTGTCTATAACGTCCTGCTCTGTAACATAAGCATATTCGCCAGACATATACCGTCTGAAGCTCTCTAGCTGGGTAACTCTAATCAAAGGCTTCATCATGCTGCATCCTCATGCTTGACGAACTTCTTGCCCTTCTTGTCAAAGTCAATGCCTTTGACAGCAAGTTCCTTGATCATCTGATTCATGAATGCCTTCTGATGAATTTTGTTCAATCCGTGGGCAACCTCGATGAGAGCATTTGCATCATCTACAGTCTCCACGGCTGCAAGCTTCTTTCGAGCATCATCAACGGCTTCCTGCGCCTTAGCCTGAGCATCTGACTTATTCACGATGGCTTTCTTCACCTTCTTGATGATGTCTGCCATGCAAGTGTCAAACTCCTCTGTTCCGTAAGCTGGAATCCAAGTGTCCTGCAGGTCTGCAACATTCTTACCAACACGATTGTCTTGTGGCTCGAACTTGATGACGCGATTGCCGTTCTCCTTGCAGATGTAACCTACCTGGTCCGCAATACGGATGAGCAAGTCCTTGCTCTGTCCTGTACAGTCTGGAGAATGCTTGATGTAGTCTCCTTCCTGTGTCTCCTTGTCGTGACAGATGAAGATGATGTCTGAATTGTTTGAACGGAGAATTCCGACAAACTGCTTGAACAATTCTCCCATCACACCATATCGCTTCAATGAGTTGGTTCCCAGCTTAGGGTCTTGCTGAATAGCAAAAGCGTTGAGATAGTCATCGAGCATAGCCTTGGCTGTGTCTACTACGATGGTCTTACACTCACTGATCAATCCTGGCTTCCAAACCTGCTTGCCATCCTCAACAACATAGGAACCGATAACCTCAGCATTGTAGATGTCTTCCCAGCGTGAAGCCGTGACAACAATGTCTGGACGCTGAACGGCACGGTCAAATCCTCGGTCGGTGTCGATGAGTAAAGGACTGTTGGCTGTAGTAGCCAAAGATGTCTTACCGGTACCTGGAGTACCATAAAGTACAATAATCACTGGACGCTCTGTAACAACGTCATTCTTTCTAATAATTGGCATACACTAATATTTAATTGTTAAACAAATTGTTCTTATTTGCATAGGTGATAAACTCAGAGAGCTTATGTATTCCTAGTTTCACATACACAGACTTGACGTGCTGATGTATCGTGTTCGGGGAGTTGAATAGCTCGGCTGCCGCCTCCTGCTCGCTTCGTCCCTCATAAAGCAGTTTCATCACGCGCAACTCCGCAGTAGAAAGATTAGCATTAAACCTTGGCATACAGACGATGCTATCATAAGGGCATTCACCACGCATTGGGCATTCGACCTTCTCGAAGTTGAACCTTCCATCCTTGTCAACATTAACGACATCAAAAGCCGTAGTGTCGAGTCGACAAAAGTTGCATTTGCAAAATCGACGCATCATGAGATACTGATAATAACTCTCATTAGGTGCACTCTTGGAGTAAATCTTCTCCAGCGCCTTGTATGCTTCCGGATAGCAAGCGCGAACCTTTTCCAGAATGTATTTCACCAGCTCTGTATGTGTCTCATCGACCATGAAGTTCTTTCCGTCTGACGTCTTACACCATAGCTCATCCTCGAACATGTAGAACTCTAATCCTTCCATAAGTCCTCCTCGCTAATGCCTGTTAGCTCACACAATACTTCTACATGGATGTGCTGCTGTGGCTTCATACCATATAGAACCCAATTCCTAACTGTCTGCTCGGTAACCTTGCAGCGTCTAGCGACTTCCGTGATGAAGTCGTATCGCGGGGCACTTCTCATCGGTAACCCCTGATAATAACCTTTTAAGGTCATTTTTTGAGATTTTTCCTCAAAAGTGTTTGATGTTTGAATATTTTCCATTATCTTTGCACTATGTTTTATATCTTTATGCAAAGATACAAATATATTCTGATATATGCAAATATATCGAAAAGATTTAGTCAAAATTAACAAATTTATACAGATATGTTCAAATATAAAGAATTTAGAAGAGCTCACGGACTATTTCAGTCTAAGCTTGCAGAAATTATGGGGATTTCCCAATCTAACATTTCGAGATACGAAACAGAGGGTATAGATCCTACACCTGCGCAGTTTCAGAAACTATACGATGAGTATGGAGAAGAAAATGTCAAGGCTTTCGAGGTAGAACCTTCTCAACTCGTTAATGCAGAGAATAATGTAAACAGTGGCTCTGGAAATCAGAACAACGGAATCCAAAGTAATGCTGATTTAGTAGAAATTATAAAGAGGCAGACTGAGATGATAGCAAAGCATATCGAAAAACAAGATGATATAAATGTACGTCTCATGAATCTTCTTGAAAAATTAACTTTGAAATGAAACTGAATATTCCCGATTGTGCCCTGGATATTAGCGACAGGTTCTTCAAAGCACTTGATGTTCTCAAAGAACAGAGAAAAATTAAAGGCTTACAGACTTTTACAAAAGAGTTTGGTTTGAACTATGGTAACATGAATACTCTAAAGCATAACAGAGATAAGCGTACTTTTCGTATAGAGTATCTTGCTTACCTCGCTGAAGGGTATGGTGTATCATGCGAGTGGCTACTGCTTGGAACCGGTCCCATGTTTACACAAACGTGTTCCAAAAGCGAAGAATCTCAGAACCTTTGA